AGATATATTGTTTATCGAGTTGAACTTAAATATGTGTCTGATGAATGGAAAAATATAAAGGTTAATAAGACACAAACATTTGACGACCAACGTAAGCAAGGAAGGAGACCGCGAATTAATTGGAATTCATTATATCTACAAATATCTCCCTATTGTAAAAAAATATTCGACGATGCTTTTGTTCTAATTTAAATTGTTATACAGTTTCAATTAGAAATAAGTAAAATTACAAATCAAACTGAATTGTAATTCAAAAATATGGTTCACTGTTCCACCCTAAAGTCTCAAACAACTCTTTTGTTATCTCATCGTGGAAACACTTCCTATCAGTTGTTTTTAATACTATAAAATCATCCTTATTACAAGGGAATTTATGTCTACGAAGAAGCTGATACAGAACGTGCTGTGAGTTAATAAAACTTTTCCTTTTGATATGCTTAATTGTGCTATATAACTCAGTTAGAACATTGAAATCATCTAGTAGTTGCTCTTCTAAATGACTTATATCAACTGACTTTACTCCTGTCATAACATAATGAATTAGATTTATGTTCTCATAATGACTTGAATAGTTAAGCTCTTTCAGAAATATGTGAATATGCTTTTTGGTTACCCTTGAAAATCGAATCTCTTTTGGAGTATTCTCATCACCTAATAGAAGATGATGTTGGAAAAACTCTCTTTCCAAATCTCTATATACATCAGGATGAACAGTATTATTCTGTTTGGCTTGATATTGATTAATACAATCTCTAAAGTGAACCTTTCGTATATAGATATACTTAGAAGCTATATTCACCCTGTCGATATCATTATAAGATGAATTATATTTGATGACAATTTGCTGATTAAAACAGACGTTACAAATGTAGATATTATTATCGATAATATCGAATAGATTACTATTTACATTTTCACAGTTCGAACATGATATTGAAAAAGATGTTTTTTCATCTTCCTTGTTTTCGACATTGCTTATATCGTAGTAGTTCCTAGCAACAGATAAGTATCGTGCTATTAGGTTTTTCTTTTCATCGTTACTCTTTTTAGGCTTGCCAATAAAGGTCAATTTTAGAGGTATCTTCAGAATCTCCTTGTAAGTTTCAATGATAGACAATGTTTCAAATAGATAGAAATTATAATCTCTTTTAATCTCTAAATTATGAATCTTATTGACAACTTGGTCTCTATTGGTCAATAAGATTTCTCTTAATCTTATATTTAAGTTGGGTGTTTCCAGTATCTTTAGTATGCCATTCAACCTGTCTTGGTATATAGGTATTTCATTGTAATCTCGCTCGAACTGTCTCCTTATATTGTCGTCTATGACCAGTATATCTATATCGTTAGAACACATATTTCTTTTTTTATCTTTTCATTTAAGCCCATTATTTTTTTTAAATAAATTTTTATTTAAAAATAATATCTTGTATATAATAAAATGTCCTTGACAACTTCAAACCTTACTTCTGGTTTTATCGACCTTGCTACCTTTGATGAAATTGAAAGATACCTTTACGGTACTCTCGAAGCTACAGCTTATTTCGTTCGCGAAACTAGAAAATCAACTTGGTTTACCCAAGTTCCAGTAGTACTTTCCAACTCTTCTGGAACTCCTCAATTCGGCCAAGATTGGTCTGTCAGCGTTTCACGTGCTGGTGATTATTTGCTTCATACTTGGTTGAGAGTTACCTTTCCTGCTGTTGGTAATTCAGCATATGCTCCTTCAGGATCATCATTGTTGGTTAGATGGTCTGCTAACTTGATGCACAATCTTATCAGAGAGTGTAACATTACCTTTAATGATTTGGTTGCCGCTCGTTTTGATAACTACCATCTTGACTTCTGGGCTGCGTTCACTGTTCCAGCCAACAAACAAGTAGGATATAACAATATGATTGGTAATGTGTCAACTCTTACTCTACCAACTAATCCAGGTGGAGCGCCTGCTCTCGGTGCTTCTGCAACTGGTCTTCCCGCAGCCACTTTGAATCTTCCTATTCCCCTCTTCTATACTCGTGATAGCGGTGTAGCTCTCCCAACCGCCGCTCTTCCTTACAATGAAATGAGAATTAACTTTTCTTTCCGTGACTGGACTGAACTTTTGATTCTTGAAAATCCCTCAGCTGGTGCTCTTGTTGATAAGAGAGTCCAGCCTTCAGTCAGCACCCACGTTGGTTCAGCAAACACTTTCCCCATTGCAACTGCACCAGTACTCTCAAATGTTGGTGTATGGGCTAACTATGCCATCGTCTCCAACGATGAAAGAAAGAGAATGGCCTGTGCTCCTCGTGATATCCTCATTGAACAAGTCCAAACCGCTCCTCGTCAAACATTCGCTCCTGTTACAAACAACCAGCCCAGTTACGATATTCGTTTCTCGCATGCCATCAAAGCTTTGTTCTTTGCAGCAAGAAACAGAACATTCGCTGGTGAATGGTCTATTTATGGTACTGCTTCTCCTCAATCATTGTCTGCTGGTGCTTGGTCAGTCAGACAAGACCAAGGTTATGACCCCATTGCTCAAACATCTCTCGTGTACGAGAATACTGCTCGTTTGTCACAGATGGGTTCTGATTACTTCTCACTTGTCAATCCTTGGTATCACGCTCCTTCTATTCCTGAGAAAACTGGTCTTCATTGCTACTCCTATTCTCTTGACTTCTACTGCCTTGACCCAATGGGTTCTACTAACTACGGTAAATTGACAAACGTCTCTATCCGTCCCGAAGCATCAGCCGCTGCTCAAGCTTCAGTAGCCGCTGCCTTGGCCCTAGGAACAACAGGTGACCTTCGTTTCAATCCTTTCCCTCAATCATACGACTTTATCGTAACTGTTATCAACAACAACATCATCAGAGTTTCTGGTGGTGCTCTTGGTTTCCCAGTACTTTAAACATTATCCTCTCCCTTATCATATGTTATATACGTTTTCGTATATAAAATATAAACTACAATTTCTCTTCTATTTCAACAGTAACTTACCCCCATAACTTACAATCATAACACATTGTAATATAATCGTAACGGTCCCATTCACATTCAATTCCACAATTAAAACATCTATCATACTCATCATCGACATATTCACGATAACAAGGCTTACAATAAGTCTTCGAGTATTCAATAAGACAATATTTTCCAGTATCAGAATAAACAGAATCTCTTCCCTTTTTCATTATAGTTCCATCCTTTATCTTCTCTCTAAATATCGTATCGTTATTTTTACAAGTCAAACATACATTGTTCATCTGGTCCATGCACTGAAAACATATTATCTTCTTATTGTGAATATAACGGTCAATATCGAGCTTACGATTACAACATTCACATAAATCAACATAATCTTCAACTGTTTCCTTTTTCTTCTTTTCACGCTTTTTCGTACCAAAATTTGGAAATGATAAAAACTCTGAAGAAGGAGTTGTATTTTCAGATTCAAAGTAATCATCAAGTCTCATATTATTCAACAATACTTTTGACCAAGACGAACAATCAGTTGAAATGCATATATCTCCACATGCATTATAATCGAAATTCAACTTGTCCGTAAACTTGGAAAATATATCATAATCATAATCATTATAATCATTCTTCGATTCCATTGGGTGTGACACTAATTATTGGTTATGATTGTTCGCAAATTCAATTTTGTAAATTTATCAGAAATAATTCACCTTGAACTCGAGCATAGAAATCATTTGAATTTAACAAACTTTAAACGATATACTTATAAGGCCCATCACCCTTTACTACAGTCTCTGATTTCAAAGGTTCAACATTAATTGGTACTCTTAGAGCATGAACCAACCAGAAGAATCTACCATTTCGACCATAAACCATAAACTTTCCATCTTCAACTTGACATGTATTATAATTAATTATTTTATTATTGTTATAAATTCCAGTAACTTGTACTGTAAATTGAGAGAACGACTTTGTATATTCAGGTAAAATAACTTCTACCGAATCATTATTTGTTATTTCTGATTGTCCTCTATAATACACTCCTGCTTCAGGTCCTTCCAAACACCCGTGAACTAAATACTTCTCTTTATCAAGAGGATGGTTAATAACAAATGTTTTTGAAGAATCAATATATACTTCTCCGCTTGATGAATTCCAACGTAATACTTTATCAGTACCACCAGATGCACCACTTCTAATTGGTTTTACAAAAAATGCACTTTGAGTGTTAGTTGTAAAAGGACTACCAAGTGCATTTAAAATAATTGAATTATCATGCTGATTTGCATATCCAGCTTGATAACCAATTGCGATTGAATTAATTCCTTGACCCGTATATCCAGCTTGATATCCTATAGCGACATTTTTAGTTTTTGAACCGGAAGCTCCTGCATAATAACCTATTGCCACAGACTCTGTGCCTAAACCAGAATATCCAGAACCATGACCAATAGCTACTGACTTTGTTTCAACTCCATAATAACCTGCTAAATTACCAATAGTTACTGTTTGTGTTTTCAAACCTGTACCATCCACACCAGCCTGATGACCTATACAAACATTACTTCCTGCATTATTTGATTTTCCTGCTTGATATCCTATCGCAACTGTATAGGTTGCATTATTTATATTTGCTTCTGCTCCAATAGATACACTATTAATTCCACCACCTGTATTTAACCCTATCGCAACAGAAGATGTTCCTACTGTACTAGCACCATATCCAATTGAAACTTGACCGGTTGAATCTGACGATATTATTCTTCTTGTTGTTATTGAAGTTCCTGCTGTTAAATTTGAAGTTATAATTGGTGATGTTGATATTTCTTCACCAGCAATTATATAATCGTTGTATACCGAAAATGACATTTATTAATAATATAATAAATAAATCTAATAATAAAATGTCATTTTCGGTATACAACGATAAGGTAACTTTATCTAATAGGTCTTCGACACTATTATTAAATACAACAACTGCAACAATATCAGATTCAATAACAACAAGAAGAATAATTATGGCAAAAACAGGACAAATTTCAATTGGAACTCTGACGACTCTTAATGAGGCAGAAAATTCTATATCAATTGGTTTGATGAGTCAAGGAGGAGGAGGTTTAAATAGTATATGTATTGGGAGAAATGTAAACTATAATAATGCACAAAATACAATTTGTATATCTTTCGGAGCAGGTCAAACAAATAACGGAGGAGATAATATTTGCATAGGGTATCAGACTGGTACAGATGGTAGTGGAGGAGGCGCGAAAAAATATTCAGTTTCGATTGGTGGCTCATATATTGGTTGTGGTGAAGGAACAGTTGCTATCGGACAAGATTGTTCTAAATATAGTCCAGCTAATAACTATTCAGTTTGTATTGGTAATAGTTCTGGTTTTACAGGTCAAGGAATTAATTCAATAGCAATTGGTTATCAAGCTGGATATACAAATCAAGGAATTAATTCAATTGCAATTGGGACTTACGCTGGAAATACAGTTCAGCATGTTAATTCAATTATTTTAAATGCTACTGGTAGTAATTTTACAACTAACATTCAAGGTGCATTTTTTGTAAAACCAATTAGATCTGTTGTCGGTGGTACAGATAATCTATTACTGTGGGGTGAAACAAGTGGAGAAATATTTCAAGATAATTCTGCGAAAACATTTATTATTAACCATCCTCTTGATAAAGAGAAGTATTTAGTTCACGGGTGTTTGGAAGGACCTGAAGCAGGAGTGTATTATAGAGGAGAATCAGAGATAACAAATAGCGAATCAGTTGAAGTTTCTCTTCCTAAGTATGTAAAATCATTTTCTGATTTTACAGTACAAATTTCACCCATATATAACGGCAATATCAACATCTATAACTCAAGTGAAGTTATAGAGGGTAAATTTAGAGTATACGGGAATAGTGGTAAGTTTTATTGGTTTGTCCATTGTTTAAGACAATCAGTTGATGTTGAACCATCAAAATCAGGAAAACAAGTAAACGGTGAAGGTCCCTACGTATATGTTAAATAAGAATCTCTTATTTCTTTTTTAGTAATTTATTAAAATCAGCTTTGAGTTCAACCATTCCAGTTCCGATATTTGCTCTTTTACCACAAATGATTGCCGATGATACACCTTCTGTTGGTTCAATAATACCAGCGGCGCCAGCGTTCAAGAAGTTATCTAGTGATTCTTCGAAGCTTGCTTTGCCCATAGGTCCACACTCGTCCTTCTTTAGTGTGTATCTAGTAATTGATGCAATTCCTCCTCCGTGAAGCATTCTGTCTACTAATAACTTTGTATGACAAGAATTGATTCCATCCATAATATTTGTAAACTCTTCAATTAGAAACTCCTTTACAGCTTCAATTCCGAGAACTTCATATATATCCCAAATATTATTGGACATCGTTCTTGTAAAATCTATATGGTCAAGAGAGAGTAATTTCTTGTATGCATTAAGTTTATTCGCATTCTTATTGGGTATGGCATTTGTCTCGATAAGCCACTCTTTGGTCTTATCATCTTGAGAATAAAAGATTTCCTCTATGCTTGAAATACCACATACATGAATTTCTGATACAGTTGTAACTACGCACTCTTCAAGATAAATTTCAACTGCGTTTTCTTTATTAATAAACATAATCCTATCTTCGGGTAAAGTAATGTCTGAAGTATCAACAAATATATGGATTTCACCTATTTGACAGGGAGAAAATACACAATGTAAGTCTGAAAATTCAGAGCTAATTACAGTTGCGATTTTCTCGATTGTAAGTTTATTTTCAAAAAGCTTACCCATATTTAGTTTGACAATTACACAGTTCTTGAAACGTGTAAATTCGTCGTTATAAAACACCTTGTAGACCTCGTACCAATCTTCTGGTTCTTTATTATATTCAACAGTGATTGATTTTGAAATGTCACTCAGGGTGAGACATGTAATGGTATGACCAACTACGTTCCGTAGGTTTTCTATTGAATCTCTTCCTTCATTAAAGTAAATTTTATGGTTCACCATCTTTGGATTTTTAGTTGCGTTGATTAGCTCTTGGAATCGGGGTACACCTGTAGTCATTGTCTTGTTTGAAATACCAGCAGAATGAAAAGTATTAAGACAAGTTTGAGTTTGTTTTTCGCCGATACTTTGCGCACATATGATACCTACACTTTCTCCTGCTTGAACTAGAGTATTGAAGTAGTTCCTTTCGATTTCTCCTTTTAGTTGGGGGATGATTTCAGTATAGACTTCTTGTCCTCTGAGTTGTTTTCTGAAACGTTCCTTATTGTTCTCGACGATAGACATCGCACTATCGAGGGGAATACCAACCTGTGGTTTAATAAAGTCAATAATAAATTCAATTTCTTCATTAGTTATGATATGAGTCATTTGGAATAGGCTGATTTTATGGTTTAAATTGTATTTTTTTCATTTTTATAATTTTTGATAGATACGGTAAAATTATGACTAATTTAAATTGAATTTATAAATTAATTTTTCCATAGATAAAGAATATGGAAAACAATAATAATATTAGAATCAATATCCGTGAACCATCTCATTTATATGGAGGCATCTGTGGTTGTAATAATTGTCTCAGAGATTTCAACAGACAAAATATGGAAGTTCAGATTCAGGTCATCTACAATGATGCTTTGAGAAACATTAGGATGAATGAACTGCTTAACAGCTTTAATTTCTTGGATAATTTTATGAACTACTTTCCAGATAATTCACAAGAAGATTTCATTAATTCTCTCTTTCAGCAAGCTTCCGCTAGTGAAGAACTTGAAAGAAATGATAAAATTAAGCTTGATGTTCAATCTCAACTTTTTTCAGAGTCAGAAAAGACATTCTCTAGTTGTTCAATTTGTTCTGATGATTATAAAGATGATGATACGGTATCAACTTTAAATTGTAAACATATCTTTCATAAAAATTGTATTGAAGAATGGGGGCATTATAATCCAGTTTGTCCAGTATGTAAAGCAAGTATTAAGACACAAACCAATTAAATTTTAAGTTGAATATAACTTAAAATTTTACTACACGTATTCATCCTTATTTTCGGTTATTGTATTTTTAACTTGAGTATCAATCACAATAGTTTTAATAATAGAATCACCTTCCGATTCACTATTTATCATTTCTAATATTTTATTGTCATCATTTCCTTTTGAATTTGGAGTTAAATTACTTATTCTATTCTTGATTCCAGAAAGTAAGTTATTGATTGGTGATGAACTCCTTATTTCCTTTTTGATTGTATTTCTCTTTATTATCATATCTTCTATTGGGACAAGCTTGTCTACTATGCTTCTATTAACAAGAACTGAATTTTCTACCAATTTACAATACATATTATATTTCTCTTCTAAGTATATTCTCCCTTTATCGACTCTATTAGTTCTATTTAACATTAATACCTTGAATATGTCAATAGATAATAGATAGAAATCTTTACTTATTTTCAATTCGCTTTCCATTGTATTTTGAATTGCTAGGAAGAGTTCAATCGAGTTTATAATGCCTATAATCAATCCTATTAAACACGTTATTACGCTTATTATTCCCTGTTCAAGATAAGGTTGCAAGCCAACTGAAAATACGGAAGTTATTCCAGATAGGATTATGGTTGGAAGTTTAAAGAACTTAAGACGACCTTTTGCATTATAGTAATTGCCTTTATGAAATTCACACATTGTAGTTGAATTTAGTCTGATTTTATCGAGAATCTCTTCAATATCAATTGACCAATCATTAACTTCTCCTACTAATTCAACCTTGTTTTCAAGGTCATTGCGAATCATTTATTATTTGAATATATCGTTCAAATTAATTAAATTTAAATTATTTATACTAATAAATGGAAAATTCTGATTCTCAAATTTTGAATCCAAGTTCAGGTCCAAGTTCAGAACCAAAACCAACTTTAGACAAAAATTTATTTGCAAATAAACCAGATTGTGGTTCAGTTGGTGATTGTGGACAATTAGGAATACATGGAAGTAATCTTACTTGTAGTAAAAAAGGATACTGTGAAAATTGTAGTGTTGATTCTGATTGTAATGGAGTTGATACTCCGCCTGGAAAATGCGTAAATAACGTATGTTCTTGTCTAACTAGTAGCGATTGTTCTTGTGAGGGAAATGACCCTTATGGTTGTGGTTATGATAAAAAGGGAAATTGTACGTGTTCTAAGGAACATAAAGGTTTGGCTGTGTTAAGGATTACTCCTGAAAAGAGAAAGAATATGTTAGTCATTCTTGTTATTGGACTCTTATTAATGTTATCATGGGTTGTATATGTAGTTAAATTTTCAGACTTTGATGAGGATAAAGCCAAGAAGTATATATTATATGGTTGTGGTTTAATGTTCCTTTTAACAGTAATTGCTGTTCTTGTTTCAGGTTCAACTTAAAATTTATATTTATTTTAGATTATAAAATAAATGCTGAAGTGTAAGTTATGTAATAAGAAAATCAGTATGATGCTAAAAGACTTATATGTCTGTAGATGTTCTAACTACTATTGTTCTGGTCATATTCATACTCATAGTTGTTCCTTCAATTACAAACAACTATTTGTAGAACAGAATAAAGAACTAGTTCAAATTAAACAGAAAAAGGTAGAAAAGATTTAAACGAAGCAACTCAATTTAAATACTTATATCAGAGTATAAATAATGATTCACTTTAATAATTTTATGGAAAACAAGACTGTTCTGCAATCCAACAATGAAGAGATAAGTAATATAAGCAGAAATGAGAATGAAAACTTTTATCGATATAAGATTGAATTTAGTCTGAAAACGGCTGATTTGAAATTAGTTTTAAATCAAAATCAGTATTATTATGACTATTTCATTCCTAATTCATTAGATAAGATAGATTGTATTGAACTTAATAATATATATTATTCAGAATTGTATATTAATGATTTATATTCTTGTTCTGTTGACAATGACCTTGAAATCATACTTTGTTCAACATACTCTGACTTCAATATCCGTTTTTACTTTTCTATAAACGAGTCATTACCAGAGACTGTAAACATAAGTTATAATGCATACCTTTTTCCATATCAATTCAAACTACAAATATCGGAAATTCCATTTCAAACAGATACACATACTTATACAGATGGTGTAGTTGATGTTTTATAATTATAAATTTTATATTGCTTTTCAATATAAAATTCAGTATATTTAGTTATAGTAATAGTAATATTTTTCAATTAGAAATAAGTTTCTATCTATAAATGACAGAAGATATGAAGTTAAGCGAACCTGAAAAAATAGAAGCATTTAAAGAAACTTACGATGCTCTTTATATCGAAGATTTATCAGATGAGAAAAAAGAAGAAATAAAAGAAACAGTAAATCCTGTATTAAAACAACTCATAGACCGCCTTCAATTTCCGAAAACATATAATGTAGATATAATTGAAGGACCTATAAGTTTCTATAAATTGATGCTCAATAGAAAATCATTCTATCTATTTGGTGAAAAACATAAAGATACCAGAGGCCATTGTTTACCAATGGATTCAATAAGTTTTTCAGAGTATATAAAGAGATTATCTGAAAATTCTCCTTCATTTTTTGACCTATATATTGAATTATCAATGTTTAGTTTTAGCAAGCCTAAAACAGAAGGAGACTTATCACATTATGATATTTCAGGCATTCAAACATCACAAGCCATTAGCGATACTCTTAGATATATGTTGTATTCACATCCAAATCATGATTTTATCACCATATTTACAGCTGTTCTCAATCAAAGAACAAGTACAGTAACATCAGCAAGTCAAATAATGAATGATATAACCAGAGATTTTTTAGAGTGTCTTCAACCTTCAACTCGTGAAGTTTTTAAATGTCAAAGAATGAGGATTCATAATATCAACGTTAGAACATCGTGGAATCCTGATGAAATTTATGATGATTTATATCTTATAGTAATACACAATATCCTAATTATGAATATTGATTTTGAATTGAAATTATCAGTATTAAGAAGGCTAGGAGATAAAGCAATTGAAGTATTATCCAATCTGATTGATACTGGAAAAATGACAGGAAAAAATATAATGGATATTACATTGACCAACAAATATGTTGATAAAGAACTAAGTAAAGTTGATGATAATATGAGAGTGAAAATCATTGATTTTTTTATTGATAAATATCAATCTCTATGCAATCTTACTGTAGATTATAAGATTGGAAAACTCATTTCTTATATGAAGGAATCAAGACATATTCCGTTTGTACTTCCTGAATACTTTGAACCTGTTGTAGCTTTATTAATGAATATCAGTTCATTATCAGTCGATATGTATTGTTTATCTCGTGTATTCAAAAGATATAACTCTAGAATTGTTGGTAATCGACCTTTAGAAAGCTCGAATATATTCATTTATGCAGGTGATAGACATATTGAAATATGTAGAGAATTTTTAAAACATATAGGTTCTCTTGAAACCTATAGCTACCAAAATCCCAAACAAAAAAGTTGTGTAAGTATAAGGGATAATCTCCTTACAACGGAAAAGTATCGTGAAACCGAATTACTATTACAAGAACTAATGAATCATTCTAGAAAACAATCTGAAAAGAATACAATATTATCTTTACAACTAATCGGTATTGTTAATTCGTATAAAATAGAGCTAATAGAATTAATGAAATTACACTATGGTTTGGAAATGGGAGATAGAGAATATATTGATAAGATAGAACAACTGAAGCGAGATGTAGTAAAATCATATGAACAAGCTATAAGAAATGAACCTCTTTCTATTAACGATATCGATGATGATTTTTTTGATGATATTCCAGATACAGAACAAACTGAATACGAACCACCTTCAATACTAGAAAATGAACCTCTTTCTATTAACGATATTGATGATGATTTTTTTGATGATATTCCAGATACAGAACAAACCGAATATGAACCACCTTCAATACTAGAAAATGAACCTCTTTCTATTAACGATATTGATGATGATTTTTTTGATGATATTCCAGATACAGAACAAACCGAATATGAACAACAACCATCAACTAAAAAATCATTCTGGGATGCAGTAGGTAACTACTAAATAGTAAGTTCTGTTTGAATTTCAAACGATAAATATATTAAAATTTAACTTTAAATACAGTTAAAATTTAAAATGAAAACTACAAACTTAATTTAACTATAAATCAGAATTATCAAAATGGCTTCATCCAAGAAATATATTAAGAAAGACCCTATTGAACATATTATGCTTCGTCCTGATATGTATATCGGCTCGACAACGATTAAAAAATCAGAAGAATACATTGCTGAAAAAGTAGATGGTAAATATAGAATCTACAAAAAAGAGATTTCGGTTTCACCTGGAATTATGCGTGTTTTTATCGAGGCATTATCAAACGCGATTGATAATGTTGTAAGAAGCAAAACCACAAAAACAAAATGCACCAAGATTAAAGTTGACTTTGACAGAGAAACTGGTTTGACATCAATTTTGAACGACGGTGATGTTATTCCTATTGAATTGAATGAAGATAATCGATGCTATAATCACTCTCTCATTTTCGGTCATCTTTTAACCGGTTCAAATTATGACGATACCGAAGATAGATTTACAAGCGGTAAAAATGGTCTTGGTGTTAAACTCCTCAATGTCTTCTCGTCTCAGTTTAATGTTGAAGGGTTAGACCCTCAAAATGGTAAAATCCTAAAACAAACATGGGTCAATAATATGAGGTCGACAGAAGGACCTGTTATCACTAATACTAAAATTAAGAAAGGTTATACTAAAATCAGTTGGATTCCAGACTTTACTCTTTTCAAAATTGAAAAATATACTGATGATATTATTAGTCTATATACTCGTTACGTTATCGATTCGGCGATGTTGACTAAAATCAATGTATATATCAACGAAGACCTGATTCCTGTTAGCAGTTTACAAACATACGCGTCTATATACTCTTCTCCGAGTGAAGAATCTCTAGCTATAAAAATACCAAATTCTGAAGTTGTATTATGCACTTCTGATGACGACTTTCAACATATCTCTTTCGTAAATGGTATATCAACAAAGCTCGGAGGAGTTCATGTTGATGCTTGGTCAGAAGCTATTTTCAGACCTATAGTTGATAAATTCAACGGAACAAAATCAAAAGCACCTAAAATCAATATCAATGATGTGAAACAGTTTTTTAAACTGTTTGTGAATTCAACAGTAGTTCGACCTGAATTTGATGGTCAAAGTAAAAATAAGCTTGAATCTCCTACTGTAGAAGCAGATATAAAGAAGACCCAAATTAGTGCCATATGCAAATGGTCAATTATGAGTAAGATTGAAGATATCATTCGTTCAAAGGAGTTTTCAGTCTTGAAAAAATCAGAAAGTAAAAGAAAGAAAATAATCAAGATAGATGGTCTCGACCATGCTAATCTCGCCGGTTCAAAGTACGCAAATGAGTGTACTCTAATCATTTGTGAAGGACTATCGGCAAAAACATATGCTGTTGCAGGCATCCAAAAAGGAGTATATGGTAAAGCAGGAAGAGACTGGTTTGGTATCTACCCATTAACAGGAAAGTTGATGAATGTGAGAAATTTTACACCAACATCAATTGCTTCTAATAAGGTTATTACCAATCTAATTCAAACCATCGGTCTCCGTTATGATACAAACTATTTAGATGAAGCAAATTACAACTCATTGAATTATGGTAAGATTATGGTAATGACGGATGCTGATGTAGACGGATGTCATATTGAAGGATTACTCATTAATTTCTTTCATTATCTATTTCCAAGCTTATTACAACGAGAAAAACCATTTTTGGTAAGCATGAAAACTCCTATCGTTCGAGTCTTTATTCCAAAGGGAGAAGATATATTATTTTATGATGAGAAACGATTTCAAAAGTGGTTTTCAGAACAAAACAAGAAGGTAAAAACAAAGTATTACAAAGGGTTGGGAACAACTCGACCTGAAGATGTTCCTGATACTTTTGGATTGAAGATGGTCGAATATATAAAGGATAACGATATTGATACCAATATGAGCAAAGTCTTTAGTAAAAAAGAATCAGATATGAGAAAGGAATGGCTTTCTGACTATTCGATTGAAAACCATATTTTCTCTCTTGATGACCAACCTGAAATATCACATATGGAATTGTCTTCTTTTATCAATGGTGAATTGATTAAGTTTTCGATAGCCGATTGTGGTAGAAGTATTCCAAACTTTATCGATGGCTTGAAAGAATCTCAGAGAAAGATTTTATATGCAGTTAAGAAAAGAAACTTGAGATATTCAGGTCAGTCTCTAAAGGTAGCTCAATTATCTGGTTATACAGCAGAACATTCGAACTATCATCATGGAGAACAGAACTTATGTGATACTATTATAGGACTGGCAAATGAGTTTCCAGGAACCAATAACATTCCTCTTTTATATAGAGATGGCATGTTTGGAACTCGACTTGAAGGTGGTTCTGATGCAGCAAGTCCTCGTTATATTTATACAAAGATGGAGTATTTGACAGAGTATATTTTTAGAGAGGAAGATGAGGCTTTATTGACCCAAGTCAGTGATGATGGTGATTTAGTTCAACCAGAATTCTATATTCCTATCTTGCCTATGATATTGGTAAATGGTTGTAATGCAGGAATCGGTACAGGTTGGTCTTGTAACATTCCTTGTTTTAATCCCATTGAAATCATCGATGGTATTAAAGATTGGTTGAACAACAATACATCGGAAGATACAGGCGAGAGAAAAGAAAATGTATCAGTTCTTCCTACATTAATTCCTTGGTATCGTGGATTCAAGGGAACAATCGAAGCTGATGAATCAAAAGTTAAAAGATATATTACAAAAGGAATCATCGAGGAAAATAAGAATGGATTTGAAGTATCAGAACTTCCTATCAATATGTGGACTAATAAGTTCAAGGAATTTTGTGAAGATTTACAAGAAGAAAAGAAACTGAAAACAATGAAAAACTATTCAACTCCAAATGATGTCAAGTTTATTATTACGAATGGAAATGAGTTTGAATGTTCAATTGAAAATCTAAAATTACATAGTTACCTATACACTTCGAATATGGTATTGTTTGATGATAAAAATAAGATAAAGAAGTATGATTCAGTCTATGAAATCCTGAATAATTTTTGTGTTGTTCGATATAAATACTATCATCTTCGTAAAGAATATCAACTAAGACAGCTTGGAGTCGAATTGAAAATGCTTCAAAATAAGGAACGATTTGTTAGTGAGGTGATGGATGATACTTTGGATATAATGAAGAAAAAAGAGATAGTAATCATCCAGAATCTCAAGACAAGAAACTATGATGAGGATTTGAAGAGAGAAAATGGAGGATATGAATATCTCCTTGGAATGCAAGTTCGAAGTTTCACTGAAGAGAAGGTAATCACATTAAGAAATGAGATTCAAACTCTTATTGGTAAAATTGAAACATTAACAAATATAACCGAAAAACAACTTTGGATTAATGACCTTGATGAATTCAAAGCTAAATATGATGAATGGCTTGTTGTAATGAATGAAGCAGAAAAACCAAAAGGAAAGAAAAAGACAGTAATTCAGGTTAAAAAACGAGTTGAAAAAGTAATAACCGAAATTAAACCTACAATCAGAAAAGCAAGAGTCAATAAATAAAGTGTAAAATTTTAAATTGTACGTCAATATAAAATTTGCAGTTAGAGTATCATCAAATCAGTAATAATTATCGATATTAAAAATATTTTTGTAAATAAATGACTCAAAAACAATTTGATGATGAAAATAAGGAAGAATTTTGTGGTGCATGTCTGACTGTTCCTTTGGCTTTTGCAGCAGGAGGAGGTGGTATTGCCGGTTCAAGTACATTTGTCAATAAAAAAAATAAAAAAATGAAAAATGTATTGTTTGTAGTTGGAATTGTAATTGCTTTTTTATCAATATCTTATTCTGTTTATGTTTTATACAAACAACGAACAACAACCGGATTAGCAGTTTGTAGTCAATAAAGACCTTAAAAACTTTGAGGCTTTAACCTAAATTTTCTTTTAGTATATTCTAAACTCTGTTTAACTGTAGGTAAATTCCATAATACCCATAAACTCCAGAAACCTGCCGTTGTCGGGTCCTTCCAGTTTTCTCTCTTCTTATGTCTATTGATGTATCGTTGCTTTCTTTCCTTATCCTTATGCTTCGTATAATCGCTCATTCCAGAAGCTCCAAATTGAACCTTTTTTATCCTTCCAGACTCACTGATAACATACACTTTATATTTTTTTGTTAAGTTATCAGGGGGATATAACGTATATGTCTTTGGCATTTATTATACTATAATACAATTAATATTTAAAATGATTTCAAAATATATTCAAAATTCATATTGACAAACAATATGAATTTGATAACTTTTTATATTATTCTTATGATGATCGGAATTAATATTACAGAACAACTTGAAAATTCAATCATCAATCTATTGAATGAAGACGAGGTATATTTATATAAATTCGTACTTAGTTTCATATTACAAACTATCATAATCATCCTTGCTTACGACTTCAATATTCTCGAATATATGAGGATAATGTATTTTATGATGATTATAATCATTATTTTAACTGTATTTCCCCCTGTTTTCTACCATTTTATAGAAATCAATATAGTAAATCTGTCAATAGAATTACAAAATATCACCTTATAAAGTTATTATTCTCAATTGAATTACAACTTAAAATTTATTCAAACATCTCCTTCATCTCAATTATCCAAAACGGAATTTCACGACTATTATACTTCCCTTTCCAACTCAATATTTTTGTTTTTGCAAAGAAGTAATAAGCACGATAAGATTCAATAGTATTATCGATGCTTCTTTCTGAGAGCTTACAATCCGAAGATTTATACATATCGGGCATCGCTTGAAGAGGAGGACTAAAGGATAAAATAGGTATGTCAGGAATATTAATATGCAATAATTCCAGCTCTATTTGAGACTTATGTACCTTACCATAACGATAAGTATATTCCTTGCATAACTCAAGACCCAATTGAGATAACCATCTGTAATTCTCAACTGAATGACGAGTCCAAATAGAACTTGGATGTTTCTGATGAGTCAGCTTATACATTGGAGTATAAACCGAACAATTAGTCATATGATGAGCAGAAGACAATAATTGAGCTGTCTCCAATATCATCTTGATAACATGTTTATCTAAATGCATCTGAGCACAAATCTCAGGTAGCAAATGAAGAAAAAAGATATTCATTTTATATATGGTTGGTGTTCATAATTGTATTTTTACAATTATAAACAAAGTCAATTTTTTATTCATTCTACAGTCCCATCGCCTGATTTATTATATTCCTAATCTCTTGTAAATTATCATTGTAATTCATCCTGTGTTTCTTCCATTCAGTTGCCAATTCTCGAGTAATTTCAAGAGGACTCATATCTGGATATTTCTCTTTTATCTTCATCCTATTCTCATTACAATACTGAATAAATTCAGGGTCTTCCGTTGACTTCGATTCAACCTTCTTTGCTCTTGTAATCTTCTTCGTCTTTGGTATTTCATCTTTAATCTTTTTTGCCTTTTTCTCTTTAACCACAACCTGCTTTCCTTCATTCGAGACGTTTACCTCTTTAACAACAACCGGCTTTCCTTCGTTCGAGACGTTTACCTCTTTAACAACAACCGGCTTTCCTTCGTTCGAGACGTTTACCTCTTTAACCACAGCCTGATTTCCTTCATTCGAGACGTTTACCTCTTTAATCACAGCCTGCTTTCCTTCATTCGAGACGTTTACCTCTTTAACCACAGCCTGCTTTCCTTCGTTCACCACTTTAACAACCTCCTGCTTTTTCTCCTCTTGAATATTTTTTCCTTTGACCTTATATATTTTCCATAATCTAGCAAGCTCTCGAGTAATATCAATTCCCTTCAATTCTGGATTCCTATCTTTTAATTCCTGACGACGTTCACGGCAAAATTTAACATATGCAGAAGGCTCCTTTTCAACCGAATCTTTTGTGACAACCACCACTTCCACCTTCTCTCCAAACATTTCACCAAATTCTCCCTTCTTCGATAACCATAATCTCCTGAAATCAGCAATGTTCATATCGTCACCGATACTATTAATCATACTCATAACATAATCATTCACTTGCTCGAAAGATGGCATGCTCTAAAATATAGTCGAAAAATATATAGAATTCAATTTATATACCATTCGAGTTGATATTCGAGTTGAAAAAAATGATTTTTTAAGACTGTGATAAAAAAATACACCCGCAAGCGTTATGAATTCACAATCAGAAATGAATATTTATGATTATTCGGACTCCTGCTCTGCTATCTGTGGCTTCTCTCATTTCACAGATGATAAGGAGTTTAAGTATGGAAATGACGGAGATATCTGTATCTCAACTGACTCTTCAACTTGGGCTAAAAAGCTATTGAACAACATGAGACTCGATGATTACCTCCGGTCGGAATCGTTTGTTCCTCCACCTGAATTGACTTTTCCAAATTTTGGAACTCGAGATAAACCAAAGAAGGGTGTAAAAGAGTCGGTAGGTAATTATATTGAATCTTGTGAATTATGCCAAGACTCTCTTGAAAAGGGTGCTCATCGATTGGTCAACGCAGATAAACTGGTCTGCTTTGATTGTTTCGATTATGTGAATAATAAATCTCATATGTGCTTTTTTTGTAAATGTAAACCAACTCATTATTATACAATGTTTCTCGATGGTTCACTTGACCTAACCGAGCAATTTCATTACGAGAACAATTATTGCAAAGATTGTATTGGAAAATTATTTCAGACACGACGTCCGAATTATTATCTCTTTGGGCAATACATTTTAAACCAATACGAAGACCAACCATACGAGCAAGACGAACAAGAAGAATACCAATATGAATATCAAGAAGACGAACAAGAAGATGTTTGTTTGGCATGTGGACATTATAATGTTGATGGTGGTATCTGCTACTATTGCCGGGTAGAACGTTTTTAATTTAATCTAATATTCCAATCAATAAAGTTATAATACCGAAAGGTATTACAACATGCTAATCGTAAGTGTCGAGTTATACTCACTTTCTCAAACGGCTTTCAAACGGAAAAAATTGAGTTATTAAAAAATAGGGAAGAAAAATCAGGTCCATCCATGAATAACTATCAGAATCATTCTATGACTATTGAACAAGCTATGATATTCCAACAAGAAATAGCTATGAAAGAAGTAGTGAAATATTTGAGAGAACAAGAAGCTCGAGAAGCGGGAGAAAGAGAGGCCCGTGAACGAGTCTTGAGGGAACATCAAGCTCAAGAAAGGAAACAACAAGAAGCCCGTGAACAAGTCTTACGGCAACGGGAAATTCTTGAACGTGGATATCAAGAAGCCCGTGAACAAACTATGAGAGAATGGAAGGAACGAGCACAAAGGGAAGAAGAAGAACTTGAATGTGAAATAATGGAAGAAGAAGAACTGGACCAAAGAAGAAGAGAAATTGAAGCACGAACAAGGAGAGAAGAAGAAGAAAAGATGAAACTGGAATTAGAAGAACAAGCAAGGAGAGAAAAAGAAATGAAACTTGAAGCAGAAATAACGTTTCTACTGAGAATAGAACAAGAAATGAAACAAGAAGTTGAACTGGAGCAAGAGGAGATGAATGAACAAATCAACATACAAGAAGAACTCGAAGAAGCTATCGCTGAAGAAGGACTTGATTACAAATTGCAAATTATTGATTTACAAGCAATGGTATTTCGAATGCAACGACAGATTGAAAAGCAGTCCTATATTATTTCGTCTTTAAGAAATTATATAATGTAATAAAATTTTATATGTATAACATATAAAATTCAGATGAAGTTGAGTTCAGTAATTAAACATGAGAACTTATATTGTAGTTACTATCAGTTTTCAGTAGTTAGTTTCACCTCTTATCAGTTTTCGATTTCACCTACCAAACCAAAAAAAAATTGAGTTATTAAAAAATAGGGAAGAAAAGTCAGTGTCCATGTCAAACGAAACCAAGCAAAATAATATGATTATTGGAGAGGTTAATATGACTAATCAATCGGCTACTCCTATTATGGATGCGTTGTTGGCTCGAATTGCCAACGCATCAAAGGATGCACCAAATGTGTTGGCTCGAATTACAAATGCATCAAAGGATGTACCAAAGTCTAAACCACCCCAGAAGATAAAAAAGATACAGAAGAATGTTCTTTCTATTCTCCCTTCTGTTTTTCCCGATATGGATTGTGACATATGCGGTGATGAATACACCATGAAAAATAGTATTACTTGCCCTTTCTGTAAATTTAGATGTTGCAAAAAGTGCTTTGATACTTATTTGATGACTACTCCTGGAGATACCAATTGCATGAGTTGTAAGCAGGTCTATGACCTAGATACAGTTTGGAAACTGTGCAATAAGACCACTTACAAGAAATACACGGACTACAGGTTTGAACAGCTAGTACAAAAGGAGAAATCATTATTCCAAGAAAGTTTAATCGAGATTGAGCAAGATAATCTCGTAAAAAAGTCGACAAGGATTATGGGTTTACAGCTGAAATTTATCTTATTTCAAGGCATGATGGAGAAGATGCAAAACACTGTGTTGGACATGCACAATATTGACCAAGAAATTACCAAGAATATGCTTTCTTCTATTGGGTTATCATTTGAAGTGATGAAAAATATGCGGATTAATCAAGATATGAAGGAAGTTCGAAAGGAAGTAGATTTGGTTTACCTAAATGCTCGAAATGAGATGACTGGAGAACAAAAGAAGGAAGAACTGAAAAAGAATACATTTATCAAGCATTGTTCAGTTTCAAATTGTAAGGGTACTCTCAATAATAGATGGTATTGCCGTTTATGTGAGACACCCCATTGCAATAAGTGTGGAGAGCTCAAGACCAAGACTACAACTACTCGAGAAAACGACGGTGAAAGAAAAGACGGCGATGAAGGAGAAGCAGGGGCTGAAGCAGGGGAAGACGGACATGTTTGTGACCCTAATTTAGTTCAAAATCTCGAGGAAATCAAGAAGAATAGCAAGCCTTGTCCAAAGTGTGGAGTTGCTATATTTAAGACAGAGGGATGTGACCAGATGTTCTGTATAGTCTGTCATACGGCCTTTAGTTGGACTACTTTGAACATCGAGACCGGAAGAATTCACAATCCTCACTATTACGAGATTTTGAGGAAAAATGATAAAATCAGGAGAGAGGAAGGAGATATTAGACCCTGTGATGAACTGATAACATGGAGTCCAATTTTTGCTTTTGTCGAAGGTCATTTACCCAAGGAAGATAGGAAAAAGTTTGAAGATACTTTCAGGTTTGTAATGGAACTACAAGAAGAGTATAATCCGGTACATTATACTTTTACTAACCGAACATTTGCAGAGCTCAGGAAAAAATTCATCAACAATAATATTACCGAAACAGACTACAGACGACTTATGAAATTGAAACACAACAAATATGTTAAGAAGCTCGAAATCTGCCAAGTTTTGAACATCACCAAAATCGCCTTATCAGAGGAACTGAAGAAAGTCATCAGGACTGAAAACGGCGCGTTTATGACGAGGCTTACACCGAGAGATTATATCGAGACTACTCTTCTCTCATATCAACATAATGTAGAGCAAGTAATCAACAATACAAACAATATTTTGTCAGAGATTGGAGAAAAATATGCATCTCGACAACGTGTTTATTTTGATAACAAAAAGAACGTTTGGAATGTTTCGAAGGCGATTTAAATGGTTATATTCAAGTATAGTTCAAGTATAATAAATTGTAATACCATATGTATCATATGGCATTATTGTCAAGTTCAAATCAAATTGAAATTCTCTCAATTTAATTTTAATCTTTAAGATGTCACTTATTAAAAAAGTAGATGAATACATTATGACTATTATCGATAATAGCTCTAGCATCTCTGAATTCAAGAGATTATGGACCGAAAAGCAACAGGAAACACGGGGTATATTAGAAGAGAGTAATGATTCTAAAGAAAAGATTAGAGGAAAGAAAATGGATACTAAAGTTACGCTCGAAAAACAAAGAAAAAACGAGCTTATACAATTTTGTAAAAGTAATAATATCAAATCTTATTCAGGATTAAATAAGGCTGAATTGATTCGGTTAATAGAAGAATCAGGTGGTGAGTCTAAATCGGAAAACAAATTGGAACTAACACATATTCCAAAACCTATATTAAAATGGGTTGGAGGAAAGTCTCAAATTTTAAATAAACTTCTGCCTTCTTTTCCAACGGAAATCAACAATTATCACGAGATATTCGTTGGAGGAGGCAGTGTTCTTATAGCCCTACTATCATATATAAGACAAGGCATTATCAAAGTAAAAGGTGCTATCAAAGCATATGATTTAAACGAAACCCTAATATATGTCTATAAAAATATACAAACAAATCACGAAGAACTATACAGAACAATCAGAACAATCATAGATGAATATAATCTATGTACCGGTTCAATTGTAGACAGGAAATCAAAGACAATTGAAGAAGCAAAAACATCGAAAGAAAGTTATTACTACTGGATTCGAAATCAATACAATAAGAATAATGATAAAAAAACGATATTGGCTTCCTCTCAATTTATCTTTCTCAATAAAACTTGTTTCAGGGGGCTTTATAGAGAGGGAAGTAACGGATTTAATGTACCCTACGGACATTATGATAATCCCGAAATCATAAACAAGAGTCATCTAGACGAAATTCAATCTCTTATTCAACCTGTAATTTTTGAATGTTGTGATTTTGAAATATCAGTATCTACAATTAGAGATAATGATTTCGTCTATTTCGACCCTCCTTATGCACCTGAAAATTCAACATCGTTCGTATGTTATAATAAGACTGGATTCAATATTGAAAATCATAATAAACTATTTGAACTGATTAAACGATTGAATAATAAGTTTATGATGAGCAATGCAGATGTAAGCTTAGTCAGAGAAAACTTTAGTGATACTGACTATAATATTGAATCGATATTATGTAAACGGTCTATCAACTCGAAAAATCCAAACGCGAAGGCAAATGAAGTCATTATAAAGAACTACTAATTTCAGTTATAATACAATGTGTATTATAATTAATGTAACTAAAATTGCGAATCCCGAAACAACTCAAAAGTATACTGTAAAACGATTTCTTTATGAACACAACTTTATAATTTTTAAACGTATGAACAGTTTAAAATTTGATAAGAACATGATTTGAGGAACGACCCTCTCTCATATGGCAATAGGTCAAATTTGAATTGAATTATTTAAATTTATTTTGCATTAATAAATGACAACAGAAACACTAAAAAATATTCTATATTCATTCGTAATTCTATTTATTACACTGATTATCTATACTTTTTATACAGTTTATCATGGTGAGTCAACTGTGCTTACAAAATTTTTTGCAGTTATTGCTGGTGTATCCGCAATAGCAGTTTCTATTAATCTTATTGTTAATACATATGTTCAAATGAGAGATATATATGATAGAAATCAGATGAATATGCTAAAAAATTCAGACTATTGGTCGAATATATATAAGATATGTTCTGAAAATTATCCTTATTCCAGTCGTATTTTCCAAGAGATTGCACAAAATGATTCTATATTAAAACTACCAGAAAACATATCTCCTACCAATCTAAAAAAATATGAAAATGATCCAGAATTTATTGAAAAACGTTTGGGTATAGAATTTTACATATCAGCTATGTGCGTACAAGTAATGGAAAATTTCCTCATTTTTGGAAAATATGATCAAGGTGGTTCATATCCTTGGATAGTTACTTATCTCTGGTGGTTAAGGAGTCCGGTCATAGTCAAGTATTGGAGATCGTTTAGTAGTAGTTATGGACCGAATACAATAGAATTTGTAGATAGTTTAATTGAAGTCTCACAACAAATGCCAAAAACAAAGAAAGTTGACGAACTACAGGAATTTGTTAATAAAGTTAAATTTAGTTACATAGAATAATTAAATTTTCAAGCTGAAAATGGAACTATTATAAGGTGACTAAATTGAATTTTAATAAATCGACACATGAAAAATCAGCACATATTACAATGAATCCTATTGCAAATCCCGAAACTATCCCTATGACTACAACTCGAATTGTAAAGAAACTCAGAAGTCGAGTTATTGTAGAAAACGTTTATGAAGCCAATAAAGGAACTGGAGCTGGTGGGAGTAACACCAACTTATTTGGAAAGAAGTTTGAATTCAAAACCGATAATGAAAAGAGATTGCTTTCTCATGGTTTTGTTAAGAAACACCTATCAGCAAAAAAGCAAGATTATTATCTGACAAAGACATTTGAAGATAGAGTAGTCGTTTTTGTATTGCAAAACGGCTTGAAATCATATGTAAAAAACAAGTATAATATTGAACTGTTCAGATGTCCTGATGAAGCATATATCATTGAATATAAAAACGGACAGAAAGTCATTAAAATACTCGAGAAAAAGGAACAACATGTTGAAGGCTCGGTTGAAACCAAACTTTGGAGCTGTCCATCATTAAAAGAAGAATATGAAATAGTACTTGGACCAGGCTTTGAAGTTTCTTATGGTCTGTGTTTAAATAATTTCTTAAAAAGCAAGATGACTTCAATATCAAAAAAATATGTTATTCTGAATACGATATTGAATAGACATAATATCAAGATTATGTTTGGTGATGACCCTACTTATTTCGAACAGTTGGATAATTGGATTGAGCCTAAGCATGAAGTTATCGAGAGCAAGCCTGAAGTTATCGAGAGCAAGCCTGAAGTTATCGAGAGCAAGCTTGAAGTTATCGAGACCAAGGTTGAAGTTATCGAGACCAAGGAGGATGAAGTTAAGCCTGAAGTTATTGAGAGCAAGGAGGAACCTAAGCTTGAAATTACAGAGACCAAGGAGGAACCTAAGCTTGAAGTTATCGAGACCAAGGAGGAACCTAAACTTGAAGTTAAGCTTGAAGTTATAGAGACCAAGGAGGAAGTGATTAAACAAAAGAAGAACATAAAAGTAATCAAGATTAAGAAGGAAGTTGAAACGTGTAAACAGAAGGAACCAACTGCTTATGTATTGTTTTGTCGTAAACATCGCGAAGAAGTAAAAAATGGAAATCCTCAGATGAAGGCCGTTGATATCACAAGAGAACTTGCACGATTATGGAAAATATCGAAATAGTTCAAAAAGAGATTGAAATCATAATAAAGTTCTGATACTAAAAAAGTATCACAACTAAATATAATTCATATTATAAATGAACAAGCTGAACATATATCTACTTTCGTATATAATAGTATTTATAATCTTTCAAAATGCATATTTCTCATTCATCCAGAAGCAAGGAATTAATAAAAAAATGAACGATAGAATCAAATTCAATGTTGAAAATAAAGATTTGATTGAGGAATTATTAAGAACTAGTCTAGAAGAGAAACTGAAGATGCTTAAAACGGCAACAACTCAAAATGACCCAACAAAGTTGAACTTTCAAGACTGGGTCAAATGGAATAATAAAGATCCGTTTATTAGAGAACCTTCTGATGAAAATATAAAATATTGGGTCCAAGTATGGAGATCTATACCTAATACAGACAATGAAAGTTTTCAGCTGAAAGTTTATCCAGAAGATGAATATATAGACCATACCTGGAAAGACCTCTTGAATTATAACAGTAAACAGTTTATTTCCAATCACGTCGATACTGATGAACAACTTATAAAGAAATTCTTTCTTGCTGATGAACTTCCAAACTCTGTATTTAGATTCTATTGGTATGACCCTGTTTTTTCAAAAACAGTAGATAGAAAATCCATGGTATATAAATTTGATGATGGCTTAGGAAATAAGGGGACAATCTCATCTGGATATACCATTAAAAATATAACAGAGGATTACACCTATAATCATTATAATTCAAAAGAAGGTAAGTTTCTCTATTATTCAAGCATAATTGCAACTGTAATGATTGCTATTATGATTTTCTATTCTAATCAAGTTACACCTCGATTGAGCTTGTTAAAATCTATAATATTCTTTACGATATTGATGTCCTATATTACCTACTACTTTAGTCAATATGATGAATACGGTACATTTGATACAGAAAAGTCTAAATTTGACGGTATAAATCAAGGCATACTCAGTATGTCGTTTATGACTGGTATAAGCATATTCATATTGACATCAATGAAGAACAGTCATAAGGAATACCTTTATAATGAGACTGCATTTTTATTGGTTATCGTTATGATTACCATTATTGCGAGTTTGTTTAAGAACAACTCTTATGTGACCCCAGGAGAAATCACTTCAATCCGGTCTGCTAAAGAATTTATATTTAACTACTGTCTGTGCGTGAATCTCTTCATTAATATCAACTTTGGAATAAACGTATTTTTCTAAACGAGAAAAAATTGATTTTTAAACGGAAAAGGAAGTTAAATCAGGCACAAGTATTATGAATTCATCATCAAGTATTATCAATATGATTATCTTCCGTAACTTTTACATCGACGAGAGCAAGAAGGACGAGATTGAAACTGCTCTTGACGAGTGTATTGAACATCCTCTTCATCCAAAACTGGTTAGCAAAAGTGTCGTGAGCGCTAAAGATTACAGTGTTAAAGATTTGACTCGTTTCCTGATTCAATCTTCAACTACTGACTTCAGTATAGATGAGGATGTAAATAAGTTATTTTACCAACGGAAAATCAGGTTTTATTTTATCAAGTATATGCAGTTCAAGGTCAGGGAATTCATCAATGAAACATCAAGTGATGAAAAGACATTACGTCTATCTGAATTGTACAGCATGATACTGCTTTATAGGCCAATGATAACCAATTTTGAATATGGCTTTTCATCTTGGTTCAAGACATTTATTGAACAGACTATCGAGTTTGTTACACAAGGTCTGCTTATTTCTTTTCTTTTTCTCTGTGAGTTTTGTCCTGATTTTGTGACTGATGATTGCTATCCGAAGTTCAATTGTGTAGCAAGTCATTATGTAAAACAGATTGCAACAACAGATGTGTCTTTCATTAATCTTTTTGTAAAGCATCAAAGCAAATGTGAAAAGTATATTGTTCCACAGTTGTTAAATCTATAAATCTAGTAAGTAGGAATTGAAATAATAAAGTTATAATACCATTGGTATTACAACCTGAACCGAGAGAGAATTGCATTTATCGGATATTTAGACCTGCAATTATAGATGATAAATTAATACGAACACAAGAATAGTCTGGACTACTGACAGTTCTTTCATTATATATAGGCGCATGACCTAATTCATTTTCTATAAATTCTGAATATAATCTAGCATGTAAATCACCAGCATAAATTATAATATTGTTTGTTTCTGCAGGCTGACAATCAGTTCGAAGTTTAAACTTTTTAAATACTCTTGATAAACAATATATATCCATAATCAGGGCTGATAAAAAGAAAAAATATATGTTTAAATCTTCTAAAATTGTAAGTGTTTCCTGAGGATTTACGTATGGTTGATGCAATACGAATATAGCTTGATGTATCAACTCGTTAAAATTAATTACTTGTGGTTGGGCGTACATTGGTAATAGTAAATTATGTACAATTCTCTGTCTGATTTCATCCTTATAATATGAACGAGAATATTCCTTTGCTACTTGTGGAAAAATCGAAAGTATATAATCAAACATATTTTGAGCATACATATCAACTGGAACTGGAGGAGCTGGAATAGGTGGTAGAGGTTGAGGAATTATATTTCCAAAAGCATCATACAAAACTGGTATAATAGCAGGTAAAGGAAGTAGTCCAACAGGTGATGGTGGCCAAACAAGAGGTGTATTTGGAGGAAGATGATGACGAGGAATCATTAACGTTCTTAAGAAATCAAGAGTGTTTACTTCAGTATGTATGTCTACTATGTCTTGACCCTCAATAATTTTACCTTGTCTTAAAAATCCTTGAATTCCGTAACCAATTTGTATTGGTGTTATTGATTGACCTATGCCTATATCTATATACCTAGCATCAACACTATGAAATCTTGCTAACCTACAAGCTTCGAAATTAGGTAATGTTTTTCTCGTAGAAGGAATAAAGCAATTTCTAAATTTGTTTCTAAAATTATACATTCCGTGATTAGGAGTAATAAGTTGAATATTATTACCAGTTAAGTTAAAAGTTTTGTATGAATTTCTTAAAATATTAATCATATTGAGTATATGGTTCGACCGATGGTCAATACGAAAATGGTTAGGAATAATAACAGGATGAATTCCAGGAGGAAGAAGAACATAAGGATGAGTAGCTGGAAGAGGAAGAGGAGGAAGAGGAGGAAGAGGAGGAAGACCAAGAACAGGATCATTTAATCTATCATTTATAAATATCCTGGATATATGAGTATATCCGGAATTGTGAATGGTTGGCAAACTCATCATACGCGTATCAAAAATATAGGGACGAGGATCAATACCATTATTTAACACATCTGTTACCATGTATTCCATTCTTTTTGCACCAACGTAGACGTCTATAAATTCTTCATTAATAGTAGGAACAACACTAGTAAGAGGTTGTTCTAACTCTTCTAATGAAGCTTCCATATATAAATCAAAAAATGAAGGTGTTAACTGTCGTAGTTGGTTTAACCATTCATCAAAACGTAAAGTTCGAGTACCAGGAGGAATAAAAGGGTAAGAAAGTTGAGGTGCTGGCACGGGTGGAGGTTGAGCTGGTAGGGGTTGGGCTGGTTCATTTTGCATTCCACCTATAATGGTTCCAGTAATATCACGTGGTGGAACATAAGCAGCAGGAACATGACGAGGAGGCCAACCCCCACCAGCAATACTGGAAGCACAATGACCAAATGTATCTCGATGTTGTTCACCAAATATATATACAGTTTTATTATTAAACTGATAAATCTTGATAGATATGGGTTCTTCAATATAATCTACTGCATATGTCTTTGGAACATCTAGGTTATCTAGCAGTTTAACCAGAACTTTATTATACCATAGTTTTTCTCTCAATCTAGCCTTTTCTTCCACTGTAAATCCTGCAACATGAATTGCGCTATATGTATCCATAAATAATCTTATGTTATCACTTTGCTGTTGTGTAAACCCTCTAAATGTATCTAAAAGTTCAGGGTTCATTTCGGGAATTCTAAAGACATCCATATGATGTCCTACATCTAATGTAGTTTCTTGTTGCATTTATTATTAGAAATATCTTTTTAATTAAAATAATTCTAAAATAATGGTTATTTCAATATGATTTCATATTGAAATAATAAAGTTATAATACCATTGGTATTATAACCTAAATCTTGAATTGCATTTATCGGATATTTAGACCTGCGATTCTGGACGATAAATTAATACGAACACAAGAATAGTCTGGACTACTGACGGTTCCTTCATTATAACGAGGTGCGACTAATTCATTTTCTATAAATTCTGAATATACTCCAGTATGGGCATTACCAGCATAAATTATAATATTGTTTGTTTCTGTAGGTTGACAATCAGTTCGAAGTTTAAACTTTTTAAATACTCTTGATAAACAATATGTATCCATAACAAGGGCCATTGCATAGAAAAAATATCGGGTTAACAGTCGTAAAACTCTGTCTGTTTCTGCAATATTTACTTGTGGATGAGTCAATACAAATATAGCTTCATGTATCAAATTGTTAAAATAAATAATTGGAATTGGTAGATTTGGCTCTTGATCTGCTATTAGTAACTTATTAACAATTCTCCGTCTTATTCTATTCTTATAATATGAACGAGAATATTCCTTTGCTACTTGTGGGAAATTCGAAAGCATATAATCAAACATATTTTGAGCATACATATCAGCCGGAACTGGAGGAGCTGGAATAGGTGGCAGAGCTGGAATAGGTGCATAACCAAAAAAAAAGCCAGCAGGTGGAGGTGGAGGAGCTGGAAGAGCAGGTAGTCCAGCAGGTGATGGAGGCCAAAAAAGAAGAGGCCAAACAACTTCTGGTGGTTCTGGTAATAGTGGTTGTGTATATGCAGGTGCAGGTGCAGGTGCAGGTGCAGGTGCAGGTGCAGGAGCAGGTGCAGGTGCAGGAGCAGGAGCAGGTGCAGGAGCAGGTGCAGGAGCAGGTGCAGGTGCAGGTGCAGGAGGATAACCTGGTGGACTACGAGGAATCAATAAAGTTCTTAATAAATCAACAGTGTTTACTTCATTATATAGGTCTACCATCTCTTGTGTAGTCAGATTAAGTCTGTTTAAAATTCGTAAAATCGAGAATCCGATTTCTATTGGTGTTATTTTAATAGGTGCTATATCCATATACCTAGCGTCAATACTATGGAATCTTGCTAACCTACAAGCTTCGAAATTAGGTAATGTTTTTCTCGTAGAAGGAATAAAGCAATTTCTAAATTTGGTTCTAAAATCATACATTCCAGCAGAACCAATATGATGAATATCACCAGTTAAGTAAATAGCTTTTAATACATTTGATTCATGTTTAATCAAATTGTTTATATTATTATCTTGATGGTCAATATGAAAATGGTTAGGAGGAATATTAACAGGAAAAATTCCAGGAGGAAGTTGAATAAGAGCATGATGAGGAGGAGGAGGTCCAAGATAAGGAACAGGAGCAGGAGCAGGAAGAAGAAGATTTAATCTATCATTTACAATTGTCCTACATATATTATGATATGGTGGAGCAATATTTATCAAATGCAGCATGTGAGTATTAAACATATAGGGACGAGGATCAATATTACTATTTAATGCAGTTATGACCTGTCTTTCCAACATTTTTACACCTAAATAGACTTCTAGAAATGCATCATTATCAGTATAAGCAATGTCATTCATAGGGTTTGCTAATCCTTCTAATGAGGCTTCAATATATAAATCAAAAAATGAAGGTGTTAACTGTCTTAGTTGGTTTATCCATTCATCAAATCGTAAAGTTTGAGTACCAGGAGGAATCAAAGGATAAGAAAGTTGAGGTGCTGGTACGGGTGCTGGTACGGGTGCTGGTACTGGTGCTGGTGCTGGTACGGGTGCTGGTACGGGTGCTGGTACTGGTGCTGGTGCTGGTGCTGGTGCTGGTGCTGGTGCTGGTGCTGGTGCTGGTACTGGTGCTGGTACTGGTGCTGGTGCTGGTGCTGGTGCTGGTGCTGGTGCTGGTGCTGGTGCTGGTACTGGTACTGGTTGAGCTGGTTCATTTGACATTCTACCTATAATGGTTCCAGACGTATCAACAGGTGGAATATAAGCAGCAGGAACATAATTAATTGGAGGACCAAAGAAAGAAAAGGGAGCAGGAGGAGCGCCAGGCACCAGAGGAGCAGGAGGTAGAATACTGAACCCACAATGGCCAAATGTAGGTCGATGTTGTTCACCAAATAAATATATAGTTTTATTATTAAACTGATAAATCTTGATAGATATGGGTTCTTCAATATAATCTACTGCATATGTCTTATGAACATCTAGGTTATCTAGCAGTTTAACCAGAACTTTATTATACCATAGTCTTTCTTTCAATCTAGCCTTTTCTTCCACTGTAAATCCTGAAACATGAATTGCGCTATATGTATCCATAAATAATCTTATGTTATCACTTTGCTCAGGTGTAAACCCTCTAAATGTATCTAAAAGTTCAGGGTTCATTTCGGGAATTCTAAAGACATCCATATGATGTCCTTCATCTAATGTAGTTTCTTGTTGCATTTATTACAAGAAATATCTTTTTAATTGAAAATAATTCTTGCATTGAATCATACTAGATTTCAATATGAATTCATATTGAAATTAATAATTATAATCAAATGGAAAGTATATTTGAATAAAGAGAATTATCGGATATTATTTAGAACTGTTGATAAATTAATACGAACACAAGAATAGTCTGGACTACTGACAACTCCTTCATTATATACTGGTTCGTGACCTAATTCATTTTCTATAAATTCTGAATACACACCAGAATGTAAATCACCAGCATAAATTATTATATTATGTGTTTCTTTAGGTTGAAAATCAGTTTCAACATCAAACTTTTTAAATACTCTTGATAAACAATATGTATCCATAACCAGCGCCATTGTGTAGAAAAAATAGTCGGATAATTTCATTAAAATTCTAAGTGTTTTTTGAAAATTTACTAGTGGTTGGTGCAATACAAATATAGCTTTGTGTATCAACTTGTTAAAATTAATTTGTTCAAGACTTGTTGTTAATAATTTATTTACAATTCTCTGTCTGATTTTATCCTTATAATATGAACGAGAATATTCCTTTTCCGCTTTTGGGAAAGTCGAAAGTATATAATCAAACATATTTTGAGCATACATATCAACTGGAACTGGAGGAGTTGGAATAGGTGGTAGAGGTTGAGGAATTATATCTCCAGAATCATCATACAAAACTGGTATTATATCAGGTAGATGAGGTAGTTCAACAGGTATATTTGGAGGCCAAACAAGAGGTGTATTTGGAGGAAGATGATGACGAGGAATCATTAGAGTTCTTAAGAAATCAAGAGTGTTTAATTCAGTAAATATGTCTACTACTTCTTGTTCCTCTAAATTTTCATCATCAGATGAAAACAAAAGATAAATTTCCATACCCATTTGAAGTGGCGTTATTTTAGCTTTACCTATATCTATATTCCTAGCATCAACATTATGAAATCTTGCTAACATACAAGCTTCGAAATTAGCTTGTGTTTTCCTCGTTGAAGGAATAAAGCAATTTCTAAATTTGTTTCTAAAGTTGTACATTTCAGCATCTTTTCTAATATGTTGAATATTATTACTAGTTAAGGTCATATTTTTATCTGTTTTTATTATACTATTAATAGTATTGATTATATTATTATCTTGTGGGTCAATACGATAATAGTCAGGAGGAATAGGTGATGGAATATGAGGATTATTTATTCTTTCGTCTACAATTCTCCTAGATATATCAGTGTAAATCTTCCCTAGTTTTGGTAATTCAATATCATAAATATAAAGATGAGGATTATCATAATTCATACTTGATAAGTATTTGATATTTTCTATCAATCTTTTTACACCTAAATAGATTTGTAAAAATCCGTCATTAAGTCTAAAAAGAGGTTCAGTAGCAGGTCGTTCTAACTCTTCAAGTGAAGTTTCAATATATAAATCAAAAAATGAAGGTGTTAACTGTCTTAGTTGGTTTATCCATTCATCAAATCTTAAAGTCAAAGTACCAGGAGGAATAAAAGGGTGAGAAAGTTCTCCTGGAGGAGGTTGATTTGCCATTCCTCCTATAATGGTTCCAGTTTCATCACGAGGTGGAACATAAGCAGCAGGAACATGTTCAGGTTGGGTATCAGGGTCTGGAGAAGGAACAATACTGGAAGCACAATGGTCAAATGTAGGTCGATGGTTTTCACCAAATATATATACAGTTTTATTATTAAACTGATAAATCTTGAGAGATGTAGGTTCTTCAATATAATCTACAGCATATGTCTTATGAAGATCTAGGTTATCTAACAGTTTAACCAGAACTTTATTATACAATAGTTTTTCTCTCAATCTATCCTTTTCTTCAGCTGTAAATCCTACAACATGAATTGCGCTATACGTATCCATAAATAATCTTATGGAATCACTTTGGCTTGATGTGAACCCATTAAATGTAGCTAAAAGTTCAGGTTTCATTTCTGATATTCTAGCTTGGTCTAATTTAGTTTCTTGTTGCATTTATTACTAGTGATATCTTTTTAATTGAAATAATTCTTGTATTGGATTGAGACCGGATGTGGTTGAAGAGTAAATGAAATTGATAATTTAAAAAAATCATATTTTAAATTAGATAATGAATTGCGAATATAAAATTAAAATAGTTGGAGACTTGTTCTTTCGAGGTAAATTATTGACTATTTGTTACCAAAATGACATAAATGATATTATGAATCAGTTTGATTATATTAAAAAAGCTAATATTGTCACTCGAACTTTTATTCTCAATAAAAGTTCATATATATTTCTTGAATGTCTATGTAACCAAGAATTAAGATTAGAAGAACTACGAGAGTTTGTTGAAAAAATAAAAAGAGATGGTTTCCGCTCACAATCATCATATACAATTGTGAGCTTTATAGAAACTAAAACTATTCCTAATCGATATATTCATCAAATCGATTTTAACACAGGAGAACTTGTTTTTCCTATAAAACCTACATCAAAACGTGAATCTAATTATAGTTCTCGTGTGATATATCAAGCCAAAGCCAAAGCCAAATATGAAGATGAACCTGGAGCTGGAGTTGAAATTAAATTTAAAAAATGCAATAGTTGCGGAGGAAAAGGAATTGGACTTGTTACTGAAAATGGGTTTTGTGAACATTGCAATAGAACGAAAAAATTATACTGTAGTTCTCTTGTGATATATCAAGCTAAAGCTAAAGCTAAAGCTAAAGCCAAAGCCAAAGCTAAAGCTAAAGCTAAAGCCAAAGCCAAAGCAGAAGCTAAAGCTGAAGCCAAAGCCAAAGCAGAAGCAGAAGCTTTGGTGGCTGGAGTTGAAATTAAATTTAAATACTGCAAACATTGCGGAGGAAAAGGAATTGGACTTGTTACTGAAAATGGATTTTGTGAACATTGCAATAGAACGAAAAAAATATACTTTTGTTCACTGTGTAATCAAAAGTTTTCTACAAATAGTGGTCGAGATATGCATTCTAAAATGAAACACAAAGAATCTGAAGGTTGTGGTTCTCTTAGAATTGAAAAGTTCTCGTCAAAAAAGACCTTTTAAATTGTTCGTTGTGGATGTTCATCTTTGATATCAAGGTATATTTAATAACTCCTATTTTTCCTGAATGTATTATTTGATTCATAATCATAATAGATTTCAATATGAATTCATATTGAAATTGTATAAGCTAGGCCGAGATAATTATCTGATATTTAGACCTGTAATTCTGGATGATAAATTAATACGAACACAAGAATAATCAGGACTGACAACTCCTTCATTATATACTGGTGCATGACCTAATTCGTTTTCTATAAATTCTGAATACATTTTAGAATGGGAATCACCAGCATAAATTATGATATTATGTGTTTGTTCAGGTTGAGAATAAGTTTTAAGTTTAAACTTTTTAAATACTCTTGACAAACAATATGTATCCATCGATAGTACTCCTACATGTAAAAAATATCTGGATAATTCTGCTAAAATTCTAAATGTTTCATAATCATTTACTAGTGGCTGGTGCAATACAAATATAGCTTCATGTATCATCTTATTAAAATTATGTTCTGGGAATTGTTGATTACTTATTAGTATCTTATTTACAATTCCCTGTCTGATTTTATCCTTATAATATGAACGAGAATATTCCTTTTCCGCTTTTGGGAAAGTCGAAAGTATATAATCAAACATATTTTGAGCATACATATCAACTGGAACTGGAGGAGTTTGAATAGGTGGTAGAGGTTGAGGAATTATATCTCCAGAATCATCATACAAAACTGGTATTATATCAGGTAGAGGAGGTAGTTCAACAGGTATATTTGGAGGCCAAACAAGAGGTGTATTTGGAGGAAGATGATGACGAGGAATCATTAGAGTTCTTAAGAAATCAAGAGTGTTTACTTCAGTAAATATGTCGACTAGTTCTTGAAAACTTATTCCTTTACCAAAAACAGCAATTGAATTACCAATTTGTAATGGTGTTATTTTATCTTCAGATATATCCATCTTCCTAGCATCAACATTATGGAATCTTGCTAACATACAAGATTCTAAATTAGCTTGTGTTTCCCTCTTTGAAGGAATAAAACAATTTCTAAATTTGTTTCTAAAATTGTACATTCCAATGTCACTAATATGTTGAATAGAATTAGTATCTTTTGAGTAATATTCTTTCATTAAATTTAATAGACTACTAATACTATTGATTATATTATTATCTTGATGGTCAATACGATAATATTCAGGATAAGGAATAATAGGAGAATCAAGTTCATTTATTCGGTTACTTATAATGGTTCTAGATATATGAGTCAACCATTCTGTAAGCTCTGGCAAACGCATCATATTCTTATCAAGAATATAAGGACGAGGATCAATACCATCATTTAACAGTTTAGTAGTCATTTCTACAATTCTTTTTGAACCTAAGTAGACTTCTAAAAAACTCTCATTAAGTGTAAAAATAGGTTCAGTAATAGGTCGTTCTAAGCCATCAAGTGAAGTTTCAATATATAAATCAAAAAACGAAGGTGTTAACTGTCTTAGTTGATTTATCCATTCATCAAATCTTAAAGTCAAAGTACCAGGAGGAATCAAAGGGTAAGAAAGTTGAGCTTGATGTTGTGCTCCTGGTAGAGGTCGTTGAGGAGGATTTGCAATTCCTCCTATAATGGTTCCAGTTTCATCTCGAGGTGGAATATAAGCAGCAGGAACATGTTCAGGTGGTGTATCTGGATCAAGAGAAGGAAGAATACTGGAAGCACAATGGTCAAATGTAGGACGATGTAGTTCACCAAATATATATACAGTCTTATTATTAAACTGATAAATCTTGAGAGATATAGGTTCTTCAATATAATCTACAGCATATGTCTTGTGAACATCTAGGTTATCTAGTAGTCTAACTAGAACTTTGTTATGTAATAGTTTTTTTCTTAATCTAACCTTTTCTTCAGGTGTAAATCCTGCAACATGAATTGCGCTATATGTATCCATAAATAATTTTATGGATTTACTTTGGGATGATGTGAACCCTCTGTATATATCTCTAACTATACCTGAATCCGAACCTGAATCCGAATCTGAATCCGAATCTGAGCCTAAACCGAAAAATGTAGGTTTCATTTTTGATAGAGTTCCTTTGTCTAATTTCGTTTCTTGCATTTATTATACAGAGATATCTTTTAATTGAAAAATAATTCTAAGTATTTACATTGTATTTCAATATGAATTTCATATTGAATCTACTACAATTAATACAGAATTCTAGATATCAAAAAACTTAAATTTTATATTGAAACTCAATATAAAACTATATTATGTCTTCTAACCATTCTGTAGAATCGTGATAGTTTTTTGATGATAGTGTTCTTCGAAGGTCAGAATTGAAGATATAATCATCGTAAGAGATTTTAAACACATCTACAAGTTGATTTTTATCGAAATAGATACGAATGTGAATACGTGTGAATTCAAATAGACAATTATATAAGTAGTAGTTATCTGGAATATCAACAGCATATCCGTCAAATATCAGTTTGATTTTACACGACGATTCTACTTTTATATTTGCAATTGCATCATGTCTTTTCGATATCTCATAATCAAAAAAGTAAAAGTCATCTTCGAATCCGATAGCTGGTAAGTTTGATATTTTAGATTGGTCTTCAATTGTATATTTTATGATTTGTTCTTTCTTTATTTCATCTGTAAATGTGGTCATTTCTAATTTTCGTCTATTCCTTTATACCGTAAGAGTATTTACAACCTCTTGATAGAAAACAAGGCGGTAACTTGATTCTTATCGTTCGGTTGGTTAGGTGAAAAGAATTCAGTATCATTAACTCTAAATAGTTCGCCGTTTGGTAAAATAACTCGAAAACGAAGGTTGTCATTAGGCTTAAATTTAATAGTCTGAATCATTTTATCACCATCAATTTTAATGAATGGAGCATTTTGAGGTTGATTCATATCGTCGATACAAGCTCTAAATATCATCCTGTTTGAATTTGGATTGTTAGAATAGATGATATTGGTAAGACCTCCTCCTGTTGCAGATACATTTGAAAGTTCGACATATACATATGGATAATAAGCAATTCTGCTTCCATATTGAGTATTCATTGTTTTATTCGGAAGGATGAGATTAAGGAGTTCAATTTGATAACAGACCATTTCTTGTTGAGAAACCATAGAACCTGAATAGACAAACGGACATGCGTTATCATATGAAAATCCAAGGATTTCGAAACTATGAGTATTACCAGCACCTGATACAACTGGTGCTGATGAAAATGGAGGTGTAACCGTAAATACTGCTTGTGTAAATGGACCTAGAGGTGGTAATAGTGTATATCCAACAATTCTCCTCATTTCACCACTTGGAGATAATGCATTTCTACCGTATACTCCATTACCTAACGGAGAAGGAATGATTCTAATAAAATTATGATTGTAGTAATTTACAGTTTGTATTAATGAAGATATAGGACATGTTATAGTTGAACTTGTTGAAGATGTAAACGTGAAGTTAGGAATGATAGGTATCTCTTTCCGAATTGAATAATTATGAGTTGGAAGCCAACTACCTGAAACTGATGCGCCTTCCAAAAATGATAAATTAACAGCAAAGTCATAGTTTATGATTCTTCTATATTGACTCAGACTTTCATTATACATATAAAGTCCGTAGTAGCAATTTGCACCTACATATCCGTTTGGAACAAAGATTGCAGGAGGAGTTATGGATAAATCTGTTGGGTCAAGTATAGTGATTGATACTGCATTATTTAGAGGTAATACAGTATCCTGAAAAGATGATGCCAATACGATTCGTGCATAATCAAATGTTCCATCTGTAGAAAGCCATTCATAATAGGTAATCGTTCTGAAGGCGTAAGTAGGAGTAGCTGTTAATGTAACTCTTACATTGCAACTCAGGTAGTAATTTTTAATTTTTTGTAATGTTCCTACTTGTGCTTTTACAATAATATTGATATTATCAGTTCCTGCAGATATTGAGGGTGATGGGAAACTACAAATTGTTGCAGATACAGAAGAACTTGGTGTGGTTGTTGCATCAAATTGGTTAGATGTCCATTGTGCGATTGGTGATGATAAACATACAGGGTCGACTGAATTTTCTTTTGATTTCCTTCCAGATTGAGAAATTTGAACTTCAAACTGACTTATTTCAGGAAATGTATTACGATCTCTATAGGTTGAATCAATTTCAAGATAACGGGTATTCGACATTTATTATTGTTATTATATTTTATAAATATATAATAAATGTCAAGTTATAATTATGCATATGGTTATTCAAGCGGTAGAAGTTCGACCTACAGGGTCCCTTCCAGTTACTATGGTTTAAGTAATAAATGTTTACCTAGGACAGTTGCAATTACTGACAATTCAAAGTTTAATGTAAATACTATGGTAAAAGTTTATATTGATGTAGATAGTGAAAATAACTCACGATGCAATTGTCATAGAAATTGTAATTGCAGAAATAGTTGCAATTGCAATTCAAATTGTAGTTGTAAAAATTGTAATAGAAATAGAGATTGTAATTTGCTTACGAATCATGGTGACCCTAAAGATATTAAAGCGTTCGATAAAAATAAGGAAATATGTTTAAATAAGGAGACTGAATTAGAACCACAAGGATGTAAATCATGTAGTGTTGAAAATATAGTTTGATTTCAGACTGAATTTAATTAAAATTCTTTTGAAAGAAATCACCTAATCTTGTTCCTGATAACTGATTTAGAGTTCCTTCTCTCTTCATATCTACGTATATTCTCTTGAGAATATCGATAGCTATAATGGGTTTATCAAGTATCTTGTTCATTAGAGGGTCTGAATTGATTGTGACCGGGTCGACACCATAAACAGAAACACAAGCTCCCGTATTACTTTGGTTATCACAGCCTCCGGTTGAGCAGTAACCTTCACCCGATATCCATTCGGAATACATTGGCGATGATGCAACCGTAGGGTCAAATTGTTTTTCCACTAGTTGGCAATTGCCTTCTCTACGGATTATATATTTTTTCATAGCAGTATTATATATAAGAACTTCCCCCGCACTTAAACCTACAACCGACTTAATCAACGTATTTTGTTGAGTATGAATAGCGTTGGGCATTTTGAATTGATTTTTAGACTCTAGTTCGCAATATTCATCCCAGTTTTTGGAACAATATTCAGAAATGTAACTTTGACAAGGTTCACTTTGTCTATTAAGGATTTTACCTGCATATCCACCGTGCATAAATGAATTATCCATTCCATTAGATAAGCAGTATGAAAGTGGATTGTTAATAGCTAAAGTTCTTACCTCAGGACCAAAAGATGATATATTTTGGTATTGATAACTTGATTTGTTGTTCATTTATAATAAAGATTTATTTTTTATATTAGAAAGTTATTAGAGTCAGCTATAAAATAGTTTAAACAAATGACTTTTTATCATTAAATGAATTTCAGTATTACAGATAGTAGAAACAAGGATTATACAAGACCTATACAAGGTGGAATTAAATCACAAGAAGTAGTTCAAAATCAGTCGAATCCACAAGCACAAGCACCGGCTCAGTCTCCTTTAACTTCTCTGAATCATCAACCACAGGTTCAACCACAACCTCAACAATCATATCAAGAGCAAACGTATTATCAAGAAGAAGATTATTATAAATCTGCTGTTCAATTTCAAGCTGAAGTTTCTAAACCTTTAGAAAGAAAACCAAAACCTTTACAACTGCAAAGGAGTAGATTTCAAGCAAGAAGAAGAGAAATAAATTCTTCTCAAGAGCAAGGTCATCATGAATCTCCGTTGGAACCACAACGTGAACCTCAACGTGAACCTCAACGTGAACCGCAACGTGAACCTCAACGTGAACCTCAACGCGAACCTCAACGTGAACCTCAACGAGAACGTGAAGCTCAACGGGAACGTGAACCTCAACGTGAAGCTCAACGGGAACGTGAAGCTCAACGAGAACGTGAAGCTCAACGAGAACGTGAAGTGCAACGAGAACGGGAAGCTCAACGAGAACGGGAAGCTCAACGAGAACGTGAACAATATCAAGAAAAAGATGTCGACATTTTTGGTCTTGCAGAACATAAGGAAGAAAGTGAGTTTGGTTACAGTATCGATGAATAAATTTTTGATTTAATATTTAATTCAAAAATTAACATTTACAAGTAGAATTGCAGATTGATTTTATCTATGTATTTATTCATAGACTCGATTGCTTTTTCGCATGCTCTCTTACCATCTTCCTTATATTGATTACCACAATAGAAAGCGATTGCTCCCATAAGATGCCATCTACCATAGTTATACATATACTTATCTACAAACAACATAGAATTCTTAGGGTATTCAAGCTTGCAAGCAATCAATAAAAAAGAAAAAGATGTCATCCACATTTCTTTACTCATATAATATTGAGCTATCTTTACTAAGGGTTCAACTCTCTGTTCCATTTCATACGCCTTCATATAATATACCATCGCATCATACCAATTTCCAGATTGAATTCCGATGATATCACCACATCTTAAAAAAGAATAGAAAATTTCTTCTCGAAAGCCTTCTTTCAAGTTGGTTCTTAACAAATAATTTTGAAACGATAAATCATATTCTTTTAGACAAAAACAAGTTTGTGCTAAATAAAAAACATTCCTACTGTTATTAGGTTCATTTTCTAATTCTTTTAAAAGTAATTGCTTATCAGTTACAAATCGTTTATATGATTTGAGATTATCAATTGAACGATTTTGTTTCAAAACGATATTGTAATTATTCTTTTCCGGTGTTTCATTATCATTATGTATATATTCGTGAACAACACCCTTGTATCTCCATCCTGTATTAGGTTTGATAAGTTTAATATTGTAATAAGTATCGATATTGTTATTATTATGCCATTCTTGAACCAAATAGAATCCAGTTTCATTTGTAAGTTCTTTATCGATACATATTCTGAGTAACTCTTCTCCGTCAACTAGAATATCGTTGGAATCCAATAGGAGTAAATATTGAATGTTTTCAAACGATTCTGCAAACTGAATAGCTCTATTTCTAGATTCTTCAAAATTAATAAATTCTTCTTGTTTCAGGTTGAGTTGTATATGATTATCTTCGCAAAAATCTTGAACGATTTGAATTGTTTTATCGGTTGAACCGGTATCATAAATAACTAGAGATTGTATATAATTTTGTATTGAAATTAATGTACTTGTAATCGTATTTTCTTCATTTTTAACCATTATTAAGCAACAAATGTGTATTGTCATTTTATATGTAATATATTTCTATAAATAAATGGTATCATTAACTACACTAGTAATTGTAGCATCAAGTGTTACAATAGTTGTATTATTATATGTTGTTTTTTCCAATAAAGGTTGGAATTGTACAGAGAACGGTTGTGCGTATGTTACAGGAGGAACTTTTGATACATATGAAAAATGCAATTCAGTATGTAAAACAAATAAACTTCAAGTTCAGTCTCAAGCTCGTTCATCTCAAAAAGGTGATACTCAAAAAGGCGATACACAAAAAGGCGATATACAAAAAGGCGATACTCAAATGAGTTGTAATAAAATGAATTCATGTAATTATCAACCACCACAAGCTTATCCTCCTTATCCTCCTTATCCGCATATGCCTTATTATTCCTATTTACCTGGGCCATTCTATCATGATAACTATTTTTATCGACACGATAAACACGATAAACATAATAAGAAAGATTCAGGTGGAAATCGAAACCATAATGAAAATAAGATATTTGTAAATTCTCCAACTGGTCCTAATATATAAATTATTCATTTAAACAATCATATAATTGCAATTTAAAATAAATTATAGTATTAATAAATGTTAAGAGCTGGATCCTTATGCGCATCGCTACTGTATAAATATATGACCTCAAATTCAGAGGCAAAAGACGATATAAATGAGAAAAGTAAAAAACTTAGACTTTTATCAGAAACCTTTTCACAATATGGTGGTGTCCTCAGTAAAATATCTCAAATTCTTGTTTTAAATGATATTGACAATAACGTGTTTTCTGACTGTAAACCATTCTCAAGAGATAAAACTCATAATTATATTGTAAAGCAGTTTCAAACCAATGCTGACTTTTTTCGAGATGTAAAGGAGTTTGATTTTAATATATACAAGAGTGGAAGTGTTGGTCAGGTATATAGGGCGAATACAATTGACGACCTTCAGATTATTATGAAGGTACAATATAGTGGTTTGGCAGAACAGACCAAACAAGACTTGAAAATATTGGATATGGTAATCTCGTATCTATATAACGACTTTACTGATATGAAGAACGCTATCATAGACATTAAAACAAAAATCAATGAAGAACTTGATTACCAAAATGAGAAATTGAATCAACAATATGTTTATAAAGCTTTTCTTAATGACCATCAAATCCATATTCCAGTGCTATTTGATAACCTATGTACTGATAGGATATTAACGATGGAATTTATGGACGGGTATACAGTTCTAAATGAATTCATTACCAATTCTACACAAGAACAAAGAAATGAAATAGGTAAACTGATTATCAAGTTCATTTTTGAGAGTATTTTTAAACATCGTATACTATATCCAGATTCACACTATGGAAACTTTTTAGTTAAAGCAGATGCTTCTGCAATATCAGTTTTAGACTTTGGATGTCTTGTATTCCTAGAACCCGAACTCATCAATTCTCTAAAACAACTTCATTACACCCTAAAAGCAAACGATAAGATTGCATTTTTAAACTTAATTGAAAATCTATGTATTATTAATGAAAATACATCTGAAGAATCAAAAGATTATGCTTTTGATTATTTTAAAATGCAATATGAGCCTTTACTTGTAGATAACGATGAGTTTCAATTCTATCCTGAATGGCTCGATTTGGTTGGTGATAAGAATACTGAGTTAATGAAAGAATGGTCATGTCCACCAAACATGATTTATCTCCATAAAATACCATACGGATTATATCATCTACTAACCAAGCTTGATTTAAAATGTAATGTCGGCGTTATAATCGAAGAGATTTTAAACACAAATTGAAGTAATTTGTGATATTTAAATTTTATATTGTTATTCAATATAAAATCTATTAATTTTCATTACAGTATTTACAAGTTGGAGTCCAAATCGATGGTATAGTTGTTATATTGCGTTCCGTAAAATTATCATACATAAATTTTGTTGGAACTACAAACTGATTGCAGTTTTGACAAACTGTATAATGGTCCATTAAACGAACAATGAATCCAGCTTTATAAAAGATATCCAAGAAGATATTCATCAACGAATGTTGACTGTCATCACTTAGATAACTTACAATTATAATTTGACTTGGTCGAAACTTGTTTTGTTTACATATGTAGTGCCAATTCTGTTCTAGATGAGGGTAATTTTGACAATAGTGAGGAACAAAGTTCAAAATCCAATTGGGAAATACATTATTTGCAATCTCATATATACTCCCGATAGTTTGGGCATTTTTAACTTGTTCGACAATGGTAGATAAGTTAGTCGGATCACTGAATATTGTTGATGACATTTATCTATTATAGCTTTTATTTTAAATTGCAAATTCTATCGTTTACCAAACAATGTCGATATGTCAGTCACTTTGATAATCTTAAATTCCTTAATCAAACTATCAAGATAACTCAGTTTCTTATTATATGGAAGTTGAGATAAGTATAAAAAATACTTTGGTGGGTCACTTGTATATATAACCTTCTTTGATATATGAATAACACAATCGGTATTTATTAAATAGATGATTCGATATCGGTCCAAAATCATCTTGTATTTTTCAAATTGCTCTTCATTAAAATCTTTCAGATTTAATTTACATTCAAATATCGTATTGGTTGCAATATTGATAAAATCAAAAAAGCAATTCTTGAATTTATACTGAGCATTGATATCTTCACCGTATCTATTTTTCAATACTCCTTCCCACCATTCTTCCTGTTGTCTCGACCGCTCTTTAGCAATCTTGAACGAGTTGGCTCCGTTATAAACAATACCTCCTTGCTTCTTAATATCCTCTATTATGTATGGCAAATTTGGAAGCTCATATGCACTTAGGAATTCCTTTAATACTTCTCTTGTTATTCCAGTCTGAAACTCAAACTGTTGCAACCACTTATTTGGAGTTTTAATATTAAAGGGATTTTCCTCATGATTTTCGATATTATTTTGTATTTGTTCTTTTAGTTTCATTACAGCTTCGTAATAAAACTGATAACATCTATTTTCGTCTTCCGTTATGTTTTGAACGGGAGGTTCATTCAAATTAAAAAAGTTATAAGATGATAAAAAATCATCTTTACATTCAGTTTGATTTATAAAAAATGATAAAGGATTATATTCCTTTACACGATTATATAAGTATACATAATTGTTTTGAAACCAGTCTTGTTGCAGTATCCATTTGCAATACTGTCTATCCCTTAACATTATTCCCAGAGTTTTTCCATCATATTTACCAAACGTAATACTATCTTTTAACAAGGACATTTAAATAACGAAAACAATTATTTAAATGTTTAAATCAACAAACCAATTCTTTCCACGTTTTCCAACTTGGTCATTGAAGAATTCAGTCTTTCCAATTCAACTTCAATCTGTCTTTTTTGAGAATCATAATAATATTTGGTTTCCGCAATACGATTGATTTTACTGTTGGTCAATTCAAATAGATTATTAATCTTATCCATTATATCTTGTCTCGAAGCATCATATATGCTCTTAAATTCATCAACAGCTTCATTAATCTTACCTAAATAAGTAATGAGATTTATTTCATTCTCCTGAATACGAGAGATATATCGCTGATTAGAACTCGTTTGTGTATCGAACATTTGGTCGATTTGTGTAATATTAGATATTGATTCTGTTAGAATTTTCTTGTATTGAACTACATAACTTCTGTTTATAACTAGGTTATTATTCACAAACATCTCCATGGAAAAAAGACCCTCAATAACAGGATCGTAATGTGTTTTTACAGCACTCAAGTTATTCAAGTTATCATTTTGAGAGTATAATAGAGCGGCAATATCCTTCTCAATTGAATTATCAATATCAATCAAATGGTTAATGAACTCTTGAGAAAATAAGCTCTTGTTCTTTTCCAAGAACTCTGCAATTCGATTTGGTAATGGTTGTTCAGCCTTTGATTCAGTTCCAAATGAACTAATAGCTTCCCTCAATTGTTCTAGGGAAGACGGACCTTGTGTATGAGGTTGTGGAGATGGTGGAATAGGTATATCATTTTTAGCTACTTGTAGACTTTGATTCAATTCATCTTTCTTAACATATGCAAAACTGATACTCATAAACATATTGTCGGAGAAATTTTTTAAGACTTTACTAAATCGTTCTTCTCTATCAGAAGGTGATAATTTCAAACTGTAACTCAATGCCCTTCTTTGAAGTTGAGGGTCGATAGTATATATTTCTCCATCTGTTTTTTCTAAAATAACAGAATGTCCAAGAGTATGGGGAGGTGCTCTATTCAACTTGACCATTATACGAGCATTATCTGTAAATTTTTTGAGCAAGAATTCAAAGAAAAATCGCAACTTAACAGGACTTATATTGCCGGATATTTCATCTCTGATATCAACTATAACTTCTCCCAATTCGACCATCTTAGGAGAACCTTGTCTCCTAAATTGTTCATTGATTGCTTGATTATATGCATTCATCATATCCAAAAATGAGGTTCCAGTTACGTTTCCATTTTTAGCCCTCAATTCTGCTAATAATTGACCGACGATTCTTTCTGCTATTTGTCTTGGTATAATATCTAAAAAAGTCAAGACATTTATACCACAACCTATTTCAGAGGTTCCCAGTAGAGTTCCACCTTCAGCAATCCATTCATCCATCGTCTTCTTGTCAACACTATATAGTAATTGTAAATTATCCATATTATTTATTATTCATAAGAAAAAAGAAATTTATATTGTAAATACAATATAAATTTTCATTAATGTATTAACTTTACTTACACAGAGTAGTATGTTCTTTCGGTACTACTGTCTGATATCCCATACGAGAGAGAGTTACCAAAGAATTTTCGGCTGATTTTATTTCAGCGTCTTTTTTAAGCGCAGCAGTACCCCTTCCAAGCAAGGTCCACTCTCTCTGAGCCTCCTGAAATCGACCCTGACATAACTCAATATGTTTCTTAAGTGCATCTTTTGACGGTAAAACTGACCTGCAATATTTACACACCTCTCTCAATTTTGTAGGAGGAACAAGATACGTATACACAGTCTGTAAATCTCTTTCTCGGACCGCTATATATTCAAGCTCACCTATATTGACATTTTTATCGAATATTTCCTTCAATCTTGTTTTTGAACTCTTCAAGTCATCGTACTCAAGAGACATCTCAAGGGTGCTAAACACGTTCACCAATATATCATAAATAATACCATATCCAACACCTGGACGATACTTGTTATCCAACAGATATTCAGTAACACCAATGATAGCCTCAAATACATCTTCTAAAAGGTCCTTCTTCTTTCGTGACCTCTCATCAACCGAGGCCGATATAAAAGGCCAGAATCCAAGGGATTCTCCTATCGCAAAAAATGTTTTTTTAGCCCCGTAATTTATTCGAAGGTGAGCAACAACGGGAACACCTGATGGGCAAAACAACTGAGGATACCTCTTATAAGAATACCAGACTATAAATTTATTAGCTGATACATCCCCTAGTTGTTCAAACACCTCATAATTGTCATCAGCATTTACAGTATCCGATGTAAATGCCTGACCGTACATAATCATATTATCGTCACTTGTCAACAAGTTAATATATTTAGCTTTGAGATTACCCCTTTCAAGGAACGAAGTAATCATTGCCTTGAATTCTGGTCCTCTTGAACCTAAATATATTTCATTAATTCCATCTACAGAAGTTGCCATTATGTCCTTTTTCTATTATCAATACTTTTTTTAAAATCAAATTTATTCATTTCAGTTTATCGTGAAGTTCGATATCTACTTTCTACCGTAAGCTCTAGCATTACTCAAATATCTATTTGAATTATACTTAACTTCTCGTAACTTCTCATCTGGTATCTCATTTATAACTACTGGAGTTCGGCCTACGGTCGAAAATATAGAAGGAAGACCAACAGTAACCGTCGGGTCCATAATCGGATTAATAGGAACCGTTGAATCATATTTACTTATAGTTGAATAGCAAGGCAATTTGGATGACATTTATATTATATAAATAAAATAATATAATAATATAAATGTCTCAATTAATAACCAGAAGAGAATTAACCCATATTCAAGATGATAATGCGTTCATATTCCTATGTCCTCATTGTGATGGTACTATCGTAGTTCAACAAGCAGAAATAAATTGCCAAATATTTAGACACGGCATATTGAAAGATACTGGTAATCAGGTTAATCCTCATTCATCAAAACAAGAATGCGAACATCTATATCAAAACAATCTCATTTACGGATGTGGTAAACCGTTTAGGGTATACAGAGATAACGAAAGTTCAACGTGGAACTATGTTGACATATGTGATTATATATAATTTCAATTGAAAACCAATTTACTTTCTATTAATTATTATTCTAGATACGAACAATAAAATAAATAAAACAACTAAAATACCTAAAAACAAGTTTGTTTTTGAACCTGTTTTTGATAAATCAAAAAATCCTTCTATGATTGGATTACTTGTCGGTGTAGGCTCGGGATTACTTGTCGTTGTAGGTTCAGGATTGATTGTCGGTATAGGCTCAGGGTTACTTGTCGCTGTAGGATCGGGATTGGTTGTCGCTGTAGGCGTAGGTATTTCTTTAACAAGATTCACTTTCCCTTCAAAACTAACCCTTCCTAACATATTAGGATACCCAAGCCATATAGTATCTTTTAATACGATAACATAGTATCCCGTACTATTGAAAAAATTAGGTCTGTTATTAGGATAAATTGCACTTGAAACCAGATTCGCCTTCAGTTTAATTCCATCATAACATTCGACACCAGTACCGCTCATCGTTATATACAAACTATCGACATTAATCGTTGCAAATTCAATCAGAGATTTATCAGGCACTATATACAGGATTGGTCTTTTTATATTTGTTCTCTCATCATACACAACATCCCATCTTTCAATCTTATATTCAATCAATTCCATCTTTATTATAAAAATGTTTTTTAAGAATATAGAAGATTCAAATAAGAATCAAGTATGCAAAATAATAGTGAATATCAATATGATTATGAAAGTGAACAAGAAGAAATGAATATCATAAACCATATCAAAATTTGTCGCTTTTGTGATAATAAGAAGAAGGGCAGAAGTCTAACCTTCTTTACAAGAGGACTTGATAAAGTTAAAGTTTGTTACTCTTGTAGAAATGATATTGCTGCTCTAAGAAACAATATGGTACTGACCAGGATATCAAGAAATTACAAAAAGAAGAAAATACAACAGGCTAAAACGAATATAACGCACGCCTTGAGAAATCTCAAGATTGGTATCCAAGCCGGTATACATCAACATATACTCGGATTTATATTGTAAATTTAAAATAATATAAGAAATAATAAATATGTTCTATTATTTCTTCCTCATATTTATTATATTGATTTTCAGCTTCCTATACAAGTTACAAACACATCTCATTGTAAAGAATGAATTATCTATGAGATATAATAAATGGAAGAGACTCAACTGTCTTGTTTCAACAAGTCAAAAAACTAAATTAGCAATCATTACTGTAAGCTTGAAGTTGATTTTTCAAGCTCTATGGATTACGTTCTTACAGAAAGTAAATAAAACAGTCAGGAAAATCAACAGGAACAAATACGAAATCACCTACAATATAGAAGGGAAAATGTATAAGTTAGTTGTTAATGTGACCAGAGGTCCATCACCTGTTCTTCAAATCATTAATGATACAAATGATGATGTTACCTCTCAAATCATGCCTTATCTTGGACCCAACTATAACTGGCATAATACAACATTTACACCTGAATTCTTCAGTTTTGAAAATCTAACATTTGAATTAGCAGATGGAACTGAATATTCAGTTCAAAATAAGAAAAGCATTAAATGCTTTAATAAATAATGATAGCAATTTTAAACTGATAAATAGTTTAAAATTATAAGATGTTTTTATTTAATATAACTGTTATTTCCTTTGTATTTTTATCGATTGTAAGCTCAGACAAGTCTACTTTTTTTGCAAATTCTTTTAGATTGATATCAATGTTGTTTTTTTGAGTCCAGTAATAGATAAGCGATGCAGCCACCGATTGTGGTCTTGCACGATTTAACTTGGATGACTTGTTCTTGATTAAACTATATAGATTAATCACTTCATTCTTCTGTTCTACCGATGCCTTAAACTTATCCATTATATCATTGATTATATGAATAGGCGTAATAGTAATTAAACTCGTATTCAATATCAAATCTTTAGGAGCATTTACATTTACCGTCTTTAATCCTTTTAACCCATTCTTCCTACTTAAACCAAACAACTTTATTAGACTCTCTGGAGATTGATAATTACCTGACAACTTATAAGCTAAAAAGATACAAGCAAATACAATGGCTTTTCTAGATTGACCTCGATAGATTTCACCTTTTGTTACTTCTAAATAAATCTGCTCGGCTTTGATTATTATAGGCTCACTAAAACCCATATTCTCGACATCTTTGCTTATATTCTTTTCCTCAATCTTCCTTGAATGAACACGATTTGGGTCTGATGTTCTCTTATTATCTGTTGAACCATAATATCTCCATTCCTTCTCATTCATAATCTCACGTTTAAGTTGCTCACCACAATAAGAACACGTTATAAGTCCACCCTCATTTATAGTCTCTTCATGGTCACAAGTATATATAGCATCGATATGGATTTTTGAATGTTTCAATTCAGAATTAACCTCAATATTTACTTGTTTACATTCTTGATTACTTTCATCCTGAATAATCATAACATTTTCATTGCTTTCAATATCACTTTCTTGTTCATCATTTTGCTTCTTTTGATACTGCTCGAAAGCCTGCTCAAATAATAGAAAATCTGTCATTTTATTTTAATTATAAATTATAATTAAAATCGAATTCATTTTTATTCTCGAATCAACTTCTTATTCATATTTTTTATACTTTTTTTTCTTTTCAACTGATTTATAACTTGCTGTAAATAGTTATCATTCTCACTTCCTTCATCACTAAAGTTAAATGGCTTTGCAATCAAACACCTTTCTGGCTGACATTCATAAACTTCCTCATTATCATCAAATATGAAAGTATCATCATATATAAAATCACGTATTTTAAAAATGTCACTTAATACAGTTAGATTTTTGATTGATTTTTTTACCTTTTGAGATATATCACAGTGATAAGAATGAAATATCCATTCTATCCTCCTCTTATTCCCTTTTGATAATATAATATTCTCGATGATAAATAAAGCATAATCTTTACTCGCTGCAGTCCAAATCGATACTTTAAAATGCTTAAATAAATAAGTTAAAAATTCTTGAAGTCTAGGTCTCTCGAATATATGATAATGGTTATCCATAGTTGAATATCGGAATAACTTCATTTTCTCTTCATTTTCAATATTAAATTCATTCACAAGTTCGCTTGATATTAGTGTTTGGTCTAGGTCAAGAACTATATGTAATTTATCATTCATTTATTATTATCTCGTTCTTTATTTTCTTTTTCTCTTTCTTGTCTCATCAACATTGCCATATCTAACACACTACCAGTATCACTGGTACCCGCCTTCTTTAACTTCTTTATCTTCTTTGGTGTTACGTAATTACTAGTAGAAGGCTCAATTTCAAGCTCATCTTCAAACGAATAATTTCCTGCTCCATTTCGAATTGGAATCGGAGGTCTTTTTATCTTTGTATCTTGTACATCATCCTCTTCCTCCTCCTCTTTTTCGTCCAAATCTTCAATCCTAGTCATATTTATTTTACTTACTTTTTTAGTCCTAGTTTTAGGAATGTTCATTAGAGACTGTGGAACATACTTTTCGTCGGCTTCATTATCTTCTTCTTCATCATCGTTAATTTCTATACGAGATTGTGACTTTTTATTTCTTGATTTTGGTTGAGATTGTTGAGGTTGTTGAGGTTGTTGTGGTTGTTGTGGTTGTTGTGGTTGAGGTTGTGGTTGTTGCTGTTGCTGTTGAGACTGTTGTGGTTGAGACTTTTGTGATTGAGATTGAGAATTTTTAAAGTTATCCGCAACCTGATTTACCCACAAAAAAACCTTCTCTCCCTCATACTTTTCAACAGTTCCATCATTTAAAATAAGAAGACAAGGAACCTTAGTTATTTCAAATGATTTTGAACCACAAATACGTTTCCTAATCTCCTTGTTGTCGATACATACAAGATTGATAGTCAAAAAACTATTCAACTCATTTACAGTATCTAATATGCTTAAACAACTCTTAGAGTATTTACTATATAAAAGGATATGATTCATAAGTTTATTATCCTCGATATATTGTTTTAAATGAATAAATCAAATGTTGATTCTAATAAATGGAATACGGTAAAGAAATAACTAATGAAAAGTTTCAACTCAATAACAACTACAATAAATTTGTTGGATACGAACAAAATCCAGACCTCAACAACTTCTTTTCAAACGATACTGTCACCTTCATCTCAAAAAAAGTAACTCAACTCCTAGAAGGAGTCCACCCTGAAAATAAACACATTGTTGTTCCTGATAAGAACATCGTTGCTGTAATGAACCAAGTATATTCAAACTTTAGACCTCCTGTTGGAGATATCTATTCCAGACTCCATATCACTTCTCAAAACAAAGTACAAGATTATACACCAGAAATGATAGACCAAGTCATTGAAACCATCACTAGCTACGTCAGGAATACAATGCAAATGGAAGAGAATAATAGTAAATTAACCATATGGACAACAGTCTATGGTGATTTTAATGCTCATGGTCTCAAAAGAACACCTCTTACCAAATGCGTTAGACAAAAACGACCATCACCATTCCAATTTCATATGAAATATTAAATTTGTTTCTTATTATAAAATGTATTCAAACCAAAACCGAAAGATTCATGATAATAAATACTCCAGTAAATTATCAGACCGAACAACATATTGTTGTCAATCTCCAAATACATGTGTTGTATCAAATAGAACACAAGCTGATAAGGACTTGCTAAAACAGTTTTACGAACTCAATGGATACGACCAAAACGAAATGAATTGTCAAATATGCAAAAATGTAAATTTAAATTAGTTTTTTTTATCTTATTATAATAAATGAGCATTTCTATAGTAAACGATAATCTCAACCATGGTATCTTAAATCAAGCTGTTTCTTCTAATCCTAGAATTCCTGTTGTTATTAATTCAGCAACATATGACCTTCACACCCTCAAACTTGCAGACTCAAATATGTATTATAATGTGACTGTAGTTTCTACACTAACTTTACCAGCTAATTATGCGACTTACAGAGGTCGTGTTTTGCATATTGTAAATGGTGCAGCTAATCTCGTGAGTATAGCAGCAACACCTTCTGCAGTAATTGGTTCAGTTATTGGCTTGGACGGTACATCACTTAATGGTGGTACATTACTAGCAAACACAGCTGGAAAATGGGCTTCTCTTGTATGTGATGGGTCTAGTGCTTGGTACGTTTTCGCATCAGGTTAAACATTTAAATTTAATTAAAAATAATTAAATTTATTTACTATATATAAAATGAGCAATTTATCTATTGTTAATAATGATATGGATGTCAACGTATTGAATTCTCTTTATCCTAAATACCCAGGTCAGATCAGTCTGATTACTGCAATAACTGTTCCACAAGTACTACCAAATGATGCATCATATGTATTTTGTTCAAGCGGTGCAGGTGTAATTAACTTAGTTTTACCTTCAGCAGCACCTGCAGGTAAAAATCTATTTATTGTGAACAGAACTGGTACTCCAACTGTCTCATCTCAAAGCGCAGCTGGAACTAATCTTGCAGCCGTGATTGATATTGAAGTTGATCCAAATGTATTACCAGCAGTTCCACAAGTTGGTATTTTGCCAGCGGTTGCTAGTTCATGGGTCCATTTGGTTTCCAATGGTACATATTGGGTTGCCGTTTCCAAGAGTAATTTGTTACCTGCTGTTTAATCACTTCATATGAATATGTCAAATATAAATAAAATAATTATTTTATTTATATTAATAAATGTCTTTAGTAATCGTAAATGATAATGTGAGTTTATCCGAACTCAATCAAGTTGTTGTTAATTCTTCTGTGTCAACTTTTCGTAGAATTGACCCAGTAACCAAAACTGGCACATTCGTAGTTAATGATACGTTTGATACATATATATATAATTCAGCTTCTGCAGTTACTGTAATTTTACCTTCAGCAGTTTTGTATTCTGGAAGAGCATTGCATTTCAGAAATACAACTAGTAATGCAGCTTCGTTAAGTTCAGATGCTAGTAATGTTGTTCCAATAGCAGGTGGAGCTGCCACTGCTTTAATTATTGCTTTAACAGGTCTTGGTAAATCTGCTACTCTACTTAGTAATGGTACTAATTGGGTTATTATTAGATCTATTTCTCCCGCTTAAAACAAATTTAAAGATTATGTTATATAATAAAAAAGAGCAAATACAAGATTTGTATTTGCTCTTGTAGCTCAGATGGTAGAGCGTGTGGCTGTTAACCACAAGGTCCTTGGTTCAAACCCAAGCAGGAGCGATAATTAGGTTCTTATACTATATTAGTATAAGCCCCTGTGGCGAAATTGGATATCGCGTAAGACTTCTAATCTTAAGATTGCGGGTTCGACCCCCGCCAGGGGTAATACAATTGATTTGTTGTTCAAATCTTAAACGTTATTATAATGAAAGAACTTTAAAATTTGAATGACAAGTCAATTCAAATTTTGTGAACTTATACAATGATTGTATAAGCTCCTTTAGCTCAGTCGGTAGAGCATTGGTCTTATGAGCCAAGGGTCGCCAGTTCAAGTCTGGCATGGAGCAATATATAATCTATTACTTTCGGTAATAAATTATACGAAGTTTGTGGTTGTTTTTAATACATAATTTTTACTCATTTACGAGACATAGCATCCATTATCTTTTTCATCTGTTCTTCTGAAAATCCACCTTGTTTTTTAACTGCTTCCAAATCATCTTTAAACTTTTGCTTGTCGATTCCAAGTTTCTTAAAATTCTTATCAATAAGTAATTCTTTTTTGACGTTTGAGCTTCGTTTTAAGCTTTGGTCGTTAATTTTATGTTTCAGCTTGTTTTTCAGTTCGTTATTTCCGTCCTGTTGTTTACCCTGTTGTTGTGAATTGTTCATTTACGATATAGTTATATATCGTAAACATATCTTTAAATTTATACCTTATTTCTTTTTTGTAGACTGGATTGTCCATCTGTATGTAGCGGGTGCGATTTGAATAAGATGATTGGGTTGAATATATACAATCTTATTGTAGACTGAAGTTGAATACTTTAATGATAGTTTGTATAAGTTGTCGTTCGTAAAATTGATGATGTTATAAATTGTATCGATAAGTTCAAGTATTTGTTTTTCAATTGTAGATGAGTTTAAATTATTCAATGTTTCAACTATTATAGTTTTGAAAGTCATAAAGATTTGATGTGTTTCAGCTTCTTTTTCAAACTTATTAAAAGATTTTTTTAGATTCATCTTATATTGCTTTTCGGAAGGATAAGCGTTATTAATGAGTTGTTCTCTGTATGATTCAAATGTATTTTCACCTATATCTCTAAAGTTGTTAGTATTATAATCTTCATCGACTTCAATAACGAACCGATAAAAATCTTCTAAACACGAGATTGCATCAGTCTCTAAATATCTAAATTTCAAAGGATTGTGAAAGAATTGAGGTATTTGTTGACATAATGGAATATCTCCTGGAACCCTTGGTGCATTTCCGTTGTTCATTTTCCTTTGCCAGTCATAGAAGTGAGGATTATGTATTCTTCCATTTTCAATTCTTCGTGTATTCCAATCAAATGCTGTGTGACAATTGATACACCACATCTGATTACAGCCTTCTATTTTGTAGATGTTGATACCGCATTTAGGGCACGCTTTCGTTTCTTTTTGAATTGCTTTCATTGTTTCAACTAGATTGGGGTCGCATACGTGTTCGCCTAGTTCTTGAGATTTGGTTTCTTCAACTTCAATCTCTTCTTTTTCTTCATTATCGATAATTTCAGCGTCATTAGCAATTCCTTTTTCTTCACCACAATGTTTACAGTATTTGGTCTTACAGGTTCCACATATCCATTTTGTAGATAAGAGTCCTTTACAGTTTGTTTTTCCACAGTTTCTAATAAACTGTAACTTGTCTTTATTTGAACCCGATATCAGTTTACTTTTTCTCGCATTGAGATTAATTATATCTCTTGAGAAATTTGTGAGTTTTTCTCGTAGAACCGATTCATTATTGGTATTGATGAGTGGATATTCACCGCAAAACTTGTTATATTTCTTGAGAGAATCACATATTCTAAACATATAATCGAAGTTGAACATCATTTGTTCTATGGCTCGAATTCGTTGAGTAATAAGTTCAGCTTCTTTATGGTTTTGAATCTTGATTTGTGTTTTAGGAAGGAGTGATTTCTCCTTTTGAAATAGCTGTTCAAGTTTAAAATCTCTGAATTTAGAATAGATTGATTTTCCAAGTGTTTCAAAGATGTAGTTATCAGACCATGTTTTATTGCAATTTTTAAACATGCATGTAGCATTGCCTGTTGTGTTAAGGAGATAGTAGGTAACACAGGAACTACAGCACTTTTGAAAGCAAGCGTGGCATTCAATTGGTTTTCTCATTTGAGATGTATATTTTTCATAGCATATTTGACATTCATTATCTTCTGAATTCGCTTTGGTTTCCTGTGACATTTCTTTCTTTATTAAAACTAATTTTTATATCAAATCAAATTTATTTCAACGATATTTTGAATTGTAAATGTGGTATATAGATAAATATCTACCGAAGCATAACGTAGCTTTTGAATGGTAAAGAGTATATACTTATGATTTGAACTTACAACTTTGTAGATAATAAATATATAGAATTATCTCCTTTTTTGAATTGTAAAAGAGTTTATCTTTTATAATCTTACTTTGAATTGAAGTACAACTTTAACTTATCTTCTTTACTTTTACTTTTGGAGATAATAAATATATAGAATTATCTCCTTTTTTGAATTGTAAAAGAGTTTATATTTCGTCTGACATTTGTTGATAACCAGATGAGAACATTTCCATCTTCATTTGTGAACGAACATTGAAATCGAAGAATTTAAGTTTATCGTATCGTAATTGAATGATTTTACACTTGTTAGAAGCTTTGGATATTCTATGTTCAACAGATTGTTGAATGGGGATAAACATAACCTTATAGATTAATTCTAGGGTATTCATATTGGGTTCGAATTCTTTTATCTGTTGTAATAGATTAATGCCTAGGATTTTGTTTCCGATATTGTCCGCATAATCAACAGGAAAGTTATCAGATACACCACCGTCGATATAGAAACTGTTACCGTATTTGTAGTTTTCAAAGATAAGAGGGAGATTAGATGTCATTCTTAAAGCTGTAATACAAGGTAAATTAGGATAATCTTTATAGTTTAGAAAAACATTTTTTGATTCAGTTAAATCATAAGTTGTACAAACCAGTTCTTTATCAAAGTTGGTTTTTAGGTCTTTTAATGTCGGTAGATAACCAATTTTTAGAATGGTCATTTTCTCTACTTGTTCTTGAATAACGTTAAAGGAGCATGCTCCTCTCCCTTGAACAAGACTGAAAACATTAAAATTCTGCATCTTTTCAAGGAGTTGTTGTGTACAAACGTAGACGATAATTTCTATAGGAGTATAGCCGATAATAAGAAGGTAGCAAATCATTGCTCCCGATGATGTTCCAATGTAGTATTTAAGGTTGCGATGTAGATAATTATCATATACATATTGCAGAGCTCCTAATGTAACTATTGATTTAGCAGAACCACCAGCTAAAACAAGTGTGTCGTAGTCATGATATACCAATTCGATTTCAATCTTACTTTTTTGAGATTTAGATTGATTGATTTCGGAATCGTTTTGGTTATCTACTATCGATTCGATATTGATTTCTGGTTTGATTTCTATATGATTAGTCATACTATCTTCATCTGTTGAATTCTTTATTTCTTCCATTATTTGGTTTAAAATAGTTTCTTTTTATATCATTTATAGATTAAGGACTTTTTTCGATAGGATTATCGTTAGAATCAATAGGACAACGATTATAATGATATATAATGTATTATCGTTGTGATAGAATTTGGAACATAAAGGACAGTCTTTAATGTGATTGCAAACATCTAAGCAATTGAGTTTTGTTGGTAACGGTGTAGGTTCGTAGAATTCCTTTTGACGAATAGGTTGTTCTTCAATATAAATTTGAGCTTTATTTCCTTGATATGGTTCAAAATTATTTATGTGTTTCATATTCATACTATTATTATTATTCATACTATTATTCATACTATTCTTATTATTCATACTATTATTATTATTGTAGTCTTGTCGTGAATGATTCCTGATATATTTATTCATTTTTGGTTCTACATTTCCCATACCGCTTTCCCCCATCTTATATGAATTTTCTATATCAGAAAGCTCTGGTAAATCCTCTATTCTAGTTACATTAGGCAATGGCATTTATTATATGATATATAATAAATTTCAAATTACAAAACTTTATCTACACTTTCAAGAGCACCTTCAACCCATCCTTGATAAGTACTAATCATTTCACCTACAACAAGTATATTTTCTCTCGGATGTTGAGCTCGTTTTATGAATGATTCAAATGATTTATATTTTGGAAATAATGGTTTATAATAATGAGTTCCTTCTTTCCAATTGTATACTTTCATTCCCGACATCGAAATTTGTCCTTGAATTCCAAGTGCTTTTTTCAATAATCGAGAAAAGTAATTACGATTTTTTAGGTTGTTCTTCAGTCTTGATTGTATAGCTAAACTATGTTTATTGTCATTATAGGCTATCATGTACACTCCATTCTCTTTATTCATAGGTATTACCTTTTGAAGTGGACCTTTGACAACTGTAAAAGTATGTAGTTTTTTATTTATAATTTGAGCTGATTGACGGTTAAATTTTCCGTAGATTCTAACGAATGGTTGACTTTGAATATAATCATATATTCGATTATTTAGTAATTTTCGAACTGTATTTACGGTAGAAGCAATAATAATTTTTTTACTTTTAAAGATTTTAATACTTTTCATATTTTTTGATTTTATAAAAAAACAGTTTCCTTTTCTACTGATTTTTATTACATTTTGTTTTGTCTTAATATTTTCGTTTCCAATTTGATTAGCAAGTGATTCTGTTAACTTTTTCCATGGAACAGAGAAAGCCTTCCAATTTCCTGCGTTATCTTCCATGCCGTATCGATAGAGAGTATTCTTGACGTCTTCATTTTCATAGTCTGAATAGCCTGATGAAAGGACGAATTTATTATACTTTTTGATTCCTAGTTTTTCAATAGCAAATGTTTTGAAGGTTGTATGAACTGGATTTTTTTCGTATTCAATTTTCAAGTGTTCAATAGCTTTCAATATATCGATTCTTTTGAATCCACTGGATACTATTTCAGATGTATAAAAATGAACTGGAATTTGTAGTTCTTTTAAGAGATTGAGAAGTCTCTTATCTTTTGATTTTCTACCAACACCAGCTCCTGAAAGAATAGTAGAACCATAGAATTGGTCTGAACCAGCTCTTCCACCAATTGCTTTTTCCCTTTCTAAAATAAGTATATTGTAATTTGCATTCTTTTGTTTGAGTTTATAAGCAGTGTACAATCCAGCAATACCAGCTCCAATAATAATATAATCATACATTTATTATATTAAGTATTTTATTTGTAGTAATAAATGGACGATGATGACTATATAGATGAACCTGTTTTTCAACAGTCGATAAATGCATTTGCTCAAGCTGGTTTTGCTCCTCTTGGTTTAGGCACATTAGATGTCCTTGGTATGAATAAGAAGTTTGATGCGAAGGGACATTTCAAGGAGACAGTCAATGCAATCGCTCAACAACTGAGAGAAGATAGGATTAAACTATCTGGAAATGATTTGGAACAGCTAATTGAGACAGTAGATATATTGAATGAACCACAATATAAAAATCCAACTGCTTATCTACTGGGTTATATCGCTTCAGAAGGAGGGAGAGATATAAACAGAAAGAACGTAAATAATGTTTTTAAAAATGTATTGAAATCAGTATCAGACAAGAGTGTAAAAGAAGAAGATGTATTAAGATATACACGGTTATGGTATAATCTGGTGAGGGAAAGAAGAGAATAATAATATAATTTCAATTGGATTTTCAATTGAAATTATGAATCTGTATTTAATTGTCGCTATCGCCTTCATCCATTCCGAAAGGGTCTGCATAACTGTGTTGATTATCGTCATTATAACCAAGATCCATTCCGAAAGGGTCTACATAACGGACTGGATTGTTACCATTACGTTCAGGTGAAGATGTAACGCTGTTATTCTTCATTTGAGATAGTTTAGCAGAAGCATCATTCTTCATTTGAGATAGTTTAGCTGAAGCATCATTCTTCATTTGTGCTAGTTGACCTGGTGCATTGTTCTTCATTTGTGTTAATTTAGAAGAAGCATCAGTCTTCATTTGTGCTAGTTTAGCAGAAGCATCAGTCTTCATTTGTGCTAGTTGACCTGGTGCATTTTTCTTCATTTGTGCTAGTCTAGCAGAAGCATCAGTCTTCATTTGTGATAGTTGACCTGGTAATTCTTTTCTGTTATCATATAACTTTTTCCCAAGGAAACCAATAGATAAAACAGTTGATGCTACACCAATCAAAATACCGAATGTAACTAAAGCAGAATCGCTTTTGCTGAGCACGGCACCACATTTTTTAAGTTCACTTGATACTATTGAAAACAATACAATAATAACGATACCCAAAACAAGGTTAAAACTCAAGTACATTAATTCCGATGTTGATTCAGGTGATGATTCAGATGAACAATTTCTTTTACAAAGAATATATCCGACAGAACTCATAAATAGAACAATACCAACAACAAGGATGCCTCGGTTAGCATTTGCCAATTTATTTTGCTGGACACATTTACTACTTTTTTGTATAGCGCTACTCAATTTAAAACTAACTAGAGTCAAAAATAGACCTAGGACTCCTAAAACGTATGATAAAATAGTATTATTTAGTTTCATTTATACTAACAAAACAATTATTTTATTTTAAAATAAATTTTAAAATAAATAAGTATAATTAACCTCGTCATTTTTGAATATTCTATGCGGTAAAAGTAAATGGAGATTATCGTTCAAAAACTCAATCATTTCATTTCCTTCCTCTTCATCTATCGTTCCTATATCGATATTTATTTCGACTTCATCATATCGTTTCGAGTCTCTTTTAGTCCTTGTTGAAATCGATACAGCTTTTGCTATCTCTTCAATTGAAAATGAACTTGAAGGAGTAAAAAATGAATTGACAAATATAAATGAGTTTTGCAATTTGATATGCAACGTCGAGTCTAAATTCAAATTGGTCATTTTTTTTGTTAACATATTATTATTTGAATTGGAATTCATGATTGGTTCGTCGTTTATGAAGTTATATTTATCTAAAGAATCCATATTGGAATTCAATTTAGAATCTTGTTTTTTCTTTATCTGTTTTAATTCTTGATTGCATTTGTGTTCATCTTCTGTGTCTTCTAAACAGAACCAACATATAGATTTACGATTGGTTTCAGCCTTTAATTTCTTGAATTGAAGAATCCGATTGTATTCAGTTTGTGTTTTATTGGCATGACAGGTTGGACATAAAGCCATTAGGTTAATAATATCATCGTTATGGCATATACTAAACGGAACAATATGGTCTACTTGATAAGAAGGAGGTAATGACTTTTTACAATATCCACATTTCCAGTCTTGAGTCGAACTTACAAATTTCTTTTCTCGTTCCGTTAATTTCCTTTTATTTAAACTCATTTACAGTTTGATTTGTTATCATTTTATAATCTTATATTTTTAAATAGCATTTAAAGAGCTACTTTTCTTTAAATGTTTCTCTATCCGGTACATGAAATATATGAAATAACGCATCCATATGACAGGGTGAATCAATCGCATTATAATCCCATCTTATGTTTTTCCAGAAAGGAAATGTCCTCCATATGAAGTTAAAAACCTGAGCTTCAGAACAGAACGTAGGTTTATGATAAGCCAGACAAGAATCAAAACTAGCAAATGAACTTCTAAACTCATCTGTCCACGCAAAATCAGTCCAAATAGATATATCATTAAATGAACTCAGAAATAAATGCAATATTTCCTTCCTACCATAAACCAAAGTATCCATACAAAAATAGATTGTATTATCAATATTAATATCATTCTCTAAAAGTAATATTGGTCTCAAGCTTATAATCTTCGTATCGAATAGACGACATAACAATATATAATCATATTCATCGACCGAGCTACCCAAGAACAATTCCCAGAGAACATATCTTCTATACCACATATTAGCAGTAAACCACATCTTATCACCCCAACCAGCTTTACCTTCTCCAATACTGATAAAATGGTTCATTATCTCCTTATCCTTCTTATGATACCATACTAAGTCTTCCCAATAAGATATGAGCTTGATTTCAACTTGTTCATTCATAAAAATATTTCGAACTCGATTTACAGTTAAATCAGAGTAATTTCCTCTAGGGTCCCTATCTGTTAAGATATATACATCATATACAATATCAGCTTGATTATTGAACGACTTTTTTATCTCTTTTAAATTATGTTGTAATATGATACTTGCTGTTCTAAATTGCCCAAAAACTAATAATGCTACTCGTTTCATTTAAACTGTTGTAATTTTTTTTTATATAATAAATGAGCTTTTGTAAAAAACCCAAAAATATCAATGCTGATAACCAAAATCGATTAGATGCTTATCTCTTTGGTCCTACGTATAATCCTGCCGATATAACAATAAACAATAAAGGAGATAGATGTTTAATCAACATCGGTAATCAAGGTCCTAAAATCAGTACTAATCCCAACTGTTACATGTTTTCTATGAGTGATAGACTTGGATCAGGTAGTTATGGAACTGTAGTCAAATACATCGATACTAATAAACGAGTTGCTTTTGCAATCAAGTTTACAAGTAGTAACGAGGAAGAAGAAATATCAAACGCCCTAAATAACTCCAATTGCAATACTTTGAAAGTCAGACATTCAGGCAAGAATTGGACTGTAGCAAGTAGCATTTCGAAATTTTCTAATTTTTCATACTTTATGGAACTTGCGGATGGAGACCTATCCGGATTTCTTATGGATAATAATATTACTCCTGAATTGAAAAACAACCCAAAAATATTCTTAGATATAGCTGAAACAATCAGGAATCAATTGATATGTCTCTTTCGTCTGGACAACAAGTATGTTTACACCGATATTAAACTAGGAAATATACTCTATAAATGTGATGAAAACAATGTCATTCATTTTATGTTGGGAGATTTAGGTTCGGCTGTTCCATCAGCTTCGGGAGATTATGCGGCGACCTATCCTCCTGTCAACTTTTCTACAGGACTTTTCAAACTGAAAACAATGAGAGAAAAAGAATCCACTCTTGCATGGCAAATGGGTATACTATTATTACTATTATTCCCATTTTATATGTTTTCTACTCGTGCTCAAGTAATCAAATATAAGAATGAAAATACAGATAAGTTAACTTGGGGAAGTATTAAGACTGTAAACGCTTCTGATATTGAGAAATTTAAAGTTAATTTAGACCAACTTGAAAATGGTTTATACGCGGAAACCGCTTTGAAAAGTCCTAATTCACCTTTGTTTAGAACCTATATCGATAGTAATCTTTCTATAAGAGAAAAATCTATATATACCCCTATTATCAGTGATGATTTGCGTCAATCTATTCAGATGACACCACCTCAACCTCAATTTGTACCACAACCCCAACCTATGCCTCAACAACCTTCTCCTTTTCCTGAACCTATGGCACAACAAGCTGTAAATCTATCAAAACTAACAGTTGTTCAACTTAAAGATATAGCTAAAAATCTAGGTTGTTCAGGATATAACAAAATGAGGAAAGTCGACCTTATCGCGTTTCTCTTTCATTGTAAGAAAAATGCAGGTAGACCACCGGTAGGAAGACCTCCTGTTGCCAGACCACCAGTAGGAAGACCTCCTGTTGCCAGACCACCCGTAGCTAGACCACCCTTAGGTAGACCACCCGTAGTAGGAAGGTCTCCTATTTCTAATCTATCAAAACTAACCGTTGTTAAACTTCGAGAACTAGCGAAAAAATCAGGTTGCAAAGGATACTCAAAACTATTAAAAGCAGAACTTATTACATTTATAGTCAACTGCTAATACTCTTCAAAATTCAATATAAATTTATATTGAATTCATCTTTTATCTTTACCTATTTTTATAAAGTAATATACAACAATTCTTCTGTACATATTCAATATTATTCTCAAAATTGACTTTAGATATTGAACCATCATCACAATAATTCCATTCATCGTTCAGTTTAACTAACGAAGCATAATGTCCGCTATTACTAGAATTACCGTGATGGATTAAGATTCCAATGAGTTGATAATGTTTATTCAGTTTTCTTTTATCAGAACCATTCATACTTTTTTGTAAATCAAGAGGATAATCAATATCAAATTCTTTGTCAATTCTCAATGTCTTGTAAACCTTGTTTGTATCATACTGGCATCTTCCAACCTTGATAAATAAGTATTCTGGTAATTTGGTGAATATAGTCTGGACTTTAGCTTTTGGTGAACTACAGTTGCATTCGGTATTCAAGTTATCTACTTCATGTACAGATATGATATTGGCAAAAAGTTCCTGAAAATCAATATCTTCTTTTGGATTGTTGTTCAGTTCATGAGATATAAGCATACTCTCCTTTTGTTCGTTACAAATTCTATAGTTATTACAATTTGAACAAAAAACAATTTGATTAAAGACTGAAAGTAATTTGTTTTTATTTTTTATTAGTTCAACATATTTATCAAGTATAAATTGAACGACCTCACAACTATCCTGTTGGGAACCAGAAGGATACTGTAAATTATTGGCTACAAAACTATAGAGTTTCAAATACTTATTTATCTCTTCTTGATTTTCTGTTTGAAATAAAGACTGAATATGAGTAATAAAGCAATTCTGTTCATTATCCTCATCAGTAAAACTAAAGTCTGAAATTAGTTTACACAATTGTATTGCGGAATTGAAATAACATGAGTTTCCTATATTGGGTAACCCTTTGATTGATTCCATATTGTAGTTTTAGTTTTGGAGTTTTTATTTAAATTAAGTTATCCTGTCTATATGTAAATGGCTTCTATAATTGTCAAGATGCTTGAAATTCAAAATCAAGTAAAGATATATCATTTTCAAACTGGTTCTTACGCTAGACATATGGCTTCCGATAGATTGTTTAGTAGTTTGATTACAAATATTGATAGATTTGGAGAGGTATTTCAAAACTCTAAAAGAATCAGATTGAACAAAGGTTCAAAAATTGTAGTCAGAAATCTAACCGATAAGCAGATGTATAAATATCTATCTGATTTTGCAGAGTGGCTTTCAGTTGAACTTCCTCAATTGATTTCTGGAAGTAGAAAAGACGGAGTTGACTTATTGAATATACGAGATGAGATATTAGCTGATGTAAATCAGACATTGTATCTATTTTCATTCGAATAATAAATTTAACTTGATTTGCAAGTTAAATTTCCCTTAGAATATTATTTTATTTACTTATAATAAATGAGCTTTTGTAAAAAACCCAAAAACATCAATCAAGATAACCAAAATCGATTAGATACTTATCTCTTTGGTCCTATGTATAATCCATACGATGTAACAATAAACAATAAAGGAGATAGATGCGAAATTCATATTGGTAATCGAGGTGAAAAAAATAATAGTAATCCTAACTATTATTTGTTTTCTAGTAGTAATACCCTAGGTTCAGGCGCTTATGGTACTGTATTAAAATATGTTGATGCTAATAAGAGAGTTGCTTTAGCTGTAAAGTTTACTTCTGATAACGAAGAAGAAGAAATATCAAATACCCTCAATAATTCTAATTGCCATATTTTAAAAATGAGACAATCAGGTAAAAACTGGAGTGTACCCAGAACTATTTGGATGCGTCTTTTCTCTGGTTTATTGTCAACCGCAATTTCTGGATTTTCATACTTTATGGAACTTGCAGACGGAGATCTATACGGATTTCTTATGGATGAAGCTATTAGACCCGAATTGAAAAATCATCCTAAAATATTCTTAGATATTGCAGAAACAATCAGAGTTCAATTGTTATGCCTATTTAATCTTAACAAAAATTATGTTTACACCGATATTAAGCTTGCAAATATCCTATATAAATGCGATGAACATAATAATGTTCATTTTATGTTGGGAGATTTAGGTTCGGCTGTTCCATCCGATTCGGGAGATTATATAGCAACATATCCTCCTGTCAACTTTGGACAAGGGCTTTTTAAACTGAAAACATTACTAGAAAAGGAATCTACACTCTCTTGGCAAATGGGTATATTACTAATATCGTTGTTTCCGTTTTATAAGTTTTCTACTAATACACAAATACTGAAATATATGAGTGATAAAAGAGACAAGTTAACTTGGGATCGTATTGCAACTGTGACATCAGCCGATATTGATAAATTTCAAGTTCATTTGGACCAACTTGAACGTGGATTATTTTCAAAAACTGGTTTAAAAAGTCCTAAAACAAATTTGTTTAGATCCTATATTGACAATAATCTCGAACTTAGAGCAAAATCAATATATACATCTATTTCATCCGGTGAACCAGATATGATTAATCGACCTGCACCTGCGTCTGCACCTATATATGTATCACCTCAACCTACAGCACAACAAGTTGTAAAACTAAAAAAACTAACAGTTGTTCAACTTAGAGAAATAGCTAAATCTCTAGGCTGTATAGGATACAGCAAAATGAAGAAATTTGATTTAGTAGTATTTCTTTTTAATTTCAGTAAAAATCAAGGTAGACCTTCAGCCAGTGGTAGACCACCCTTAGGAAGACCACCCGTAGCTAGACCACCAGTAGCTAGACCACCAGTAGTAGGAAGGTCTCCTGTTTCTAATCTATCAAAACTAACTGTTGTTAAACTTCGAGAACTAGCAAAAAAATCAGGTTGCAAAGGATATTCAAAACTACTAAAAGCAGAACTCATCAAATTTATAGCAAAATGCTAATACTCTTCAAAATTCAATATAAATTTATATTGAATTCCAATTTGTTTTATTTAACTTCAAATTCAGGTTATTTATAAACTAATATACAACAATTTTTTTCTATGTATTCGATATCATTATCAAACCATCGTCACAATAAATCCAATCTTTCATCAGACTGATATGAATAACAAAAATTTAAATTTAGTTTCTACCGTTTCTTGAAATATATTTACTTATAATAAATGGCTAGTATATGCAAATTAAGAGATGAGAATTCTGTCAATCAAAAAATATTGGAAGACTATTTATTTGGAGATAAATATAAATTATCTGATATTGAAATTCAGTTCAGTCGTGGGAAACTATATGCAATTAATATAAGAAACGTAGATGGAATAGATGAATTTAGTTTACAAGGAGGAGGACGACCGATATTGAAAGATTTTGATGAGGTAGTTAGAGTGTATACTGACTTTTTTACGAAATCTAATATTGCGATTAAATTTTCTAAAAAAAATAATGAAGAAGCAATCTCAAATCAAGTTAGAAATAGCGGTTGTGATGTTTTAAAACTAAGATATCTTGGAAAAAAAGTTGAAGCAGAAGATGATAAAATATATCCGTATTTTATGGAACTTATTGATGGGAACATTTTTGATTGGAGAGGAAAGATGAATAAAAATTATCCTAACGGAATTCCTAGAAAAATAATTTTCAATGTGCTTGAAAAACTATGGAAACAAATGAATTGCCTGTTAAAAAATGGCAAAGTTTATACTGATATTAACATAGAAAATATTCTATTCAAATGTGATAATCCTCTTAAAATCGGAGAAGATGGAGTTCGTTTTATCCTTGGAAATTTAGGTAGTTTAGTAGTAAATGAAAATGGCGAATCGTATTCATCATTCCCTCCTTTTGAATATAAAGATAAAAATGGTTATATTCCGGTAGGGAAATCTGCAAATTCCGATAAAGCTATATTAGCCTGGCAATTTGGAATATTAACCCTTTATCTAAGCATCGACATGGAAGGAATATCACAATCGCAGGCTAAAAATATAAACGATTACTTATATTTATACATGAACATAATGAATTTCAACGATGATGCAAAGATTAGAGATTTTAATGATAGAATACAAAAATACAATAATATGACTGTTGTAGATATCAGTAAACTACTTGATTTAGACCCATCCAACAGAGAATGGAAAGCACCAGTATATAAAGAACAAACAGAAGAAGAGGCTGAAAAACCATCGAAACAAAATAATGAAATATTACCCATATTTCCAGTTGAATCTGAAGGAAACCCAACTCAAGATGTAAATTGTTCTTATAAAAAACTATCATTAGATGATATATACAGTCATCTATCAGATTGTTCTGTCAAGAATTATAGGAAGATGTCTCTTAAACTACATCCTGATAAAAATATTGGTTGTGAAAATACAGAACTTATCAATCAACGTTTCAGACTATTAGGACAATATGAAGATATTTGTAAACAAAGAAATAGAGTTCCATTTTCTCTTGATAAAAAAAGTTCAATACAAACTCCTCCTAAGCAACAAACTCCTCCTAAGCAACAAACTTCTAATATGAATAATAATAATCAAATGATTATGTGGGAACCACCTGCTCCTGTATCATTAAATCAACCTACTCCTATATCATTAATACAAAATACCGCTATGTCATTACGAAAACCTAATCCTATGAAAAATAATCAAATGATTATACGGGAAACACCTTCTCCTATGGTTGCAAGACAATCTACTCCTATGGTTGTAAGACAAGCTACTCCTATGGTTGCAAGACAAGCTACTCCTATGGTTGTAAGACAAGCTACTCCTATGGTTGCAAGACAAGCTACTCCTATGGTTGCAAGACAAGCTACTCCTATGGTTGTAAGACAAGCTACTCCTATGGTTGCAAGACAAGCTACTCCTATGGTTGCAAGACAAGCTACTCCTATCAATTATGATCATTTTAAATTTATAGTTCCAATACCAGTAAGAAAGACGGTTAGAAAGTCACCGGTAAGAAAGACGGTTAGAAAGACACCAGTACGAAAGACGGTTAGAAAGTCACCGGTAAGAAAGACGGTTAGAAAGTCACCGGTAAGAAAGACGGTTAGAAAGTCACCGGTACGAAAGACGGTTAGAAAGACACCAGTACGAAAGCCCGTTAAAAAGTCACCAGTACGAAAGACGGTTAGAAAGACACCGGTAAGAAAGACCGTTAAAAAGTCACCAGTACGAAAGTCGGTTAGAAGAAGAGTTTAAATAACCAAGTTTATTAGTAAATAATTTTAAATTGTATTGCAATTTAAAATTTATTATTCTGCTTTTGCTTCAACTTCATCTTGAATTTCAAGTTCAAAGTTAAGATTATTTAAATCGTAGTTTTTGATTTCACCACCATGTTGAACATATATTTCCCTTCTAGTTTTAAAGTGCTTTTCAAGAATTCCATTTTTATCTACAAAATCATATACAATTGGTTCAGTATCCTTTTTTCTAAAGATTCTCCCAAGATATTGAATAAAATACTCTTCAAAATCAGATGCTAATAGCAATGTATCTAGTTTATCGTGGTCAAAACCAGTTCCGCACTTTTGACCTGTAGCAATTAGAATTCTTGCTTCTTTATCGAATACTTGATTATCACCTAGGAGAGAAGTTGCATTTTCACCATATTCAATAAGTCGATTCAATAGATATTCACCTTGTGATATTCTTTTTACAAGTACTAGAAAGTTTCTATCAGAATATAATATAATGAGTTTAACAATCAGTTCATTTCTTTCGTAATTATTGGCTTGTTCGTCGATTAGGGCGCTCCAGTTCATCTGTCCGTTTGAATTGTATTGTATTTCTGGTTTAAAATTGGTTCTAATCTTGTAAGCCGTATGAGGTCTCCATAGTTTTCTGCATACTTTATTTGGTCCGAAGTATATATCGATAAGTTTGTCAAGACTATCAGGTCGGTAAGGTGTTGCACTCAATCCTAATATATATCTTGGAAACACATTCATTAGAGATTTCGAAAGCGATTCTGCCATAATCAGATGAATTTCATCTACGATTACCGTTCCAATATCACTAAAAAATGTTTTATTTAATTTTGGGACATTGATAGCGTTTATAATATAGAAATGAGCATCTTGTTTTTTGCTTTTAGCAGTTACAATTTGGATTGATGCTTCTGGACAGAATTTAATGATGCTATCTTTCCATTGAGTGATGAGAATAATTTTGTTGACAATAATGAGTGTTTTAAAGCCTATTCCGATAGCCATATTGATAGATGTGCACGTTTTTCCAAATCCAGGATAGGCACTTATGATAACCGAACCGGTTGAACTAAGAAACTTTAGTGCTTCCTTTTTAATCTGTTTTTGTTCTTCTCTTAACGAACCACCAAAGGTGAGAGAATTAAAGGTTGGAAATGAGTCTCTTTGTGGTCGTAGGAGTTTCATTTCACTTGAGGCGAAACCTAAAGGGAGAATGACATCATTATCTATTATATCGTATGGGTAGTAGGAACGGCTGTTTTTAGGACCAAACTTATTTGAGTTTTCAATCTTGATTTCAAGGTCATTATCAACTTTATATTTCTGTTCATATGATAGGTTATCGATTGGAATTCGAATAGACATTATTTCTAGATTATTTATTATTTTATATTGAATTTCAATTTAAATAAAATATTTAGTTCTAATTCAAATTGAAACTTATAAATTAACTTTTTGATTTTTAAAGATGGGTTCAATTATAACTAATAATAGTATGAAAAACAAGTATGCTAATCAAGAAAATATATCAGGATATGAAGAAAAAATGGAAGAACAAAGGGTTGAATATAATATAAAATATAGTCCTGAAGTTCTAGTTATAGATGACCCTGACTTTATACATACCGATATAACGTTCGATATTTATAAAAAATCAGTTCAAATCAGATTGGATAAAATAAGAAACAAGAATAGTTGTATTTATGAATTAGATGATGATTTGAGTTATATTGGAAGGGAGGTTTATGATAATCAAAATAAGAAGGATATTGACCTTTGTAATCTTATTAGGTCTGATTTTGTATTTGGACAGAAGTTAATTTATACTGAAATAATTAGTACAAATACGAAAACAAAATTTGAACTGTATATGCTTTACTTTATTGATAAAATATTCTTTTTTATTTTCGTATTATCTGAAAGAGATTACAGACTATATTTTAAAGAATACCTTTTTGAACTGAATTTGAGTTTGATATCAAAGAAAGATATTGAACACGTAATATTGTTGTCATTTCGTAAGTATTATATGTATTGTAATGAGTTTAATCCGAAGGTGTTAAAGGAAGTGAAGGAAGAATACTATCTGTATTCTATAAAAAGATTTATATCCAATAAGTTCATGGTGATTGATTTATTGGATATAGGTTGTTTATATGTATTAAAACAGTCTGGATGTCATATTGATGGTTTATTAAATAGTAATATATTGCTTAATAATCCGATAATTGAGTTTCATTTTCTGATTGAAAAGCAGATTCAAAAAATAATAAAAATATAAGTGAATTTGCAATATCATTTGATATTGTAAATTATAATAATGGGGATTCCATTTGAGAATATATATACCAACCTAAAGTTAAAAATTTAAGGTAATCTTCGTTTGAAATTGTGATTTCTTTTTTCCTTTCTTTGAATTTGTAGCAAGTATAAAATTCACAGATAGCATGATGCTGTCTGGTTGATAGGTTATCTTGTTCTACTTTTATGATAAGGTTTTGAAGGAATGAAATTAATTTATCTTTGCTTAGACTTTCCATATGATATTTAGAATTGGATATTCATCTCTTTAAGCAATTCTCCAAAGAGAATCGCGGTTCAAATATTGTTTAAAACCCAGAGTTGCATCTGCGTTCATACCCTTCTCTGGCATTCATAGCATTGTTAACCATGCGAGTGTTCTCGTTCATGGATGCAACATCATTTTGGGGACTGAGTACCTTGCATCTGGGGAATACATTGCCAGCCATTGTTGAATTGGCTCCAAAGCGAGGGTTGTTAGAGTTGATGCTTCTGAGGTCAGCAGAACGACTTATAGATGCATTGCGTTGCATGCTATCAAGGTCATTTCCATTATTTATACCGGAAGCATTTAGAGTAATATATTCAGTATACTTTGGTCTGAATACATCATTTTCAACAATAACTCTATCCAAAGCGCTGTTGCAACCCGCAGATTTGGTATAAAATGAATCTGGACATACAGGTCTTCCCGCAACATCTAATCCATTCCAAAGAGGACAAAGCATATTGTTTGGATTTAGGAATCTATCAGAATTAATTTTGTCAGCATAGCCAACATCTACCTTACAAACACGAAGGGCAGCATTTAATGATAAGGATGACATTTATTAATATAGGAGAAGTTTATTTTTAAAAATAAAATATAAAAAAAAATTAGCATTAAAATGAATCAGAAAAAAATTATAAGCATTAATAAAAGACAATAGGATGACAACAACAGCACAATTTCAAACTAGACCTGATTATTATATAAATCAAGAAGACTGTAAGCAGTCTAAATTTGAACGAGAAGAACAAACCAATCCTCGTTATCGAGATTTTACTCATACCCAATTTACAGCTGGAGATGAGGAGCAATTTCAACACTATCGATATCCAAAGTCTTCAGATGAAGAGAGAAAAGAGATTCAACTTGAACAGAATCTCTTTGAAAATATTCAATTGCCTATATGGGAGAAAAATCAAAACATATCAAGCGAATCTACATTGGATACATTTAGATATATTTTCAACAAATTCAAAAAAGGAATATTCATTAAAATCGTTAATAATCAATTGAAAGTCTTCTTGCCTTTTTCTAAATCGCAATTCATCAATGAATGGTCCGAAAACATCAAGGCGGACCCAAAATACCTACAATATTGTTCTCCTCAGATAAGAAATGATGACAGAATCGATAAAGAACAAAAGTATATATATGGTTTTCTAAGCTATGTTTCAACTTTGGAAAAAAGACATTTCAACCCAAGGAAAGTTAACCCTAATACCGAAGAATGGTTTGGAAACAACTGTCTTGTTCGATATGAAAATCCATTATCAGAAGGGGAAAACAACGTATCAAATGTCAAGAATATGCTAGAAGAACTATGTGCTTCTCGACAAGTTCCTGACATTGAACTATTTATTAACAGAAGAGATTTTCCAATCATAACAAAGGACTCAACGGAAGCATACCATAATCTCTGGAATAGTTCAACCAAACCTTTGGTCTCTCATAATTATGAGAAATATGTACCAATCTTATCCTATTCAACAACTGACCGATATGCCGATTATCTCTTCCCAACATGGGATGACTGGGCAAGAGTCAAAAATCAGGATGAGGGAATCTGGTTTCCACCTTCTTGTACTAATTACAATCATGATTTTAGTACTCCTTGGGAACAAAAGATACCGGTAGCAATATTTAGAGGTTCATGTACTGGATGTGGAACTACCATTGAAACAAATCAAAGATTAAGAGTTGCTGATATTTCCTTTAGAACGGAACCTGATGAAAATAATATTTCATATATCGATGCTGGTATTACCAAATGGAACGTTAGACCAAGAAAACTAGAAAATGAAGAATATCTACAAACAATAAACAGAGATGTATTCGATTTCGGTCTCGTATCATTTAAGTCACCATCAGAGCAATCTCGTCATAAATACATCATCCATATACAAGGTCATGTTTCTGCTTTCCGTCTTTCTCTTGAATTGAGTATGGGTTCTGTTATCCTTATGGTTGATTCTCGTTGGAAAGTATGGTTCAGTGATATGTTGAAACCATACGAGCATTATGTCCCTGTCAATTCGAATATGGATAATCTCATCGACCAGATTAAATGGTGCAGAGAACACGATGAACAATGCAAACAGATTGCCAAAAATGCTTTCCAATTATATAATCTCTATCTAGGAAAGCAAGGCATTTTTGACTATATGCAAAAACTATTTGTTCACCTCAAAAGTGAAATTGGAACCCAAGAATATTTTACTTATCCAATTCGAACACAAGTTAAGCATGAATATAAACATCTAACAACAGAAACCAAGTTTCCAAATACATCAAAAACTATCGCTGATATTCATTTTATACCACCAATTGGTCGTTGCTATGGATTATTGAAAGGAGTTGAATTCATTTCCAATATGTTTAATACCAATTTTGATAATCTCCCAGTAGAACATGAACTTTTCAAGAGCAAGGATGAAAGCACAATTGTCAACCTCAAACAACTAGCTAATTTTAACTTTGCTATCAAGACAACAAAGGAATGTGCAGGTCAAAAAGAACTTGAATATATACACGAAGCATTTATCGGAAATAAAGTCATCAACAATCTTTCAAAACATATTCCAAACTTTGTATACATATTTGGTTTGTACAGGAAAAACAAGAAGGTTAATGTGATAACAGAATATCTGGAAGGGGAAACACTATTTCAGTATCTATCAGGGACGAAATTCAATATGAGTGAATTCTTTTTCATTCTAGTACAAATATGCTTTGCACTAAAGGTAGCTCAAAACAGATGTGGGTTTGTTCATTATGATTTGACTCCTTGGAACATCGTCCTAAAGAGATTGGACAGTCCTGTATCGTTTGATTATATGATTTCACATGATAAAATATATCGTGTATCAACAACTGTTATACCCATCATAATCGACTACGGAAAATCTCACGTGATTCACAATGGATATCATTATGGGCTCATCAATATGTTTAATTCTTCCGTTTCACATGATATTTTTACCCTGATTATTAAGAGTATCGATATTATCCTTTCTACTAAAAAATTATCTGCAAACGAGTTCAATTTGATATTCAGACTTTCTGGTTTTTTGAGACCCTTTAGGAATGCAAAAGAGATAAAAAGTTATGTAACAAAAACGAAGAGATACGACGAACTTATAACTCTAAACAAACACGAATTAAACAAAGACCCTATCGACCTTGTCAACTATATTATGGAAAAGGGTATTTTGAGACAACAACCGTTCGAACAAGTTGATACCTACAATCAGTTTATGAATCATGGAAATCCGAGACAAGTCTTTGATTATATACTGTCTTCGTCTACCGAAGAACGACTTGAATCATATGTTGATGTTATTAAAAGATTCAAAAATTGTACATTACCGCAGTCTGAAAACATATTCGTCGAATACTATACTGTCCAAACATTTGAAAATAACTTTCAATCATTATTTGATAATATGGTTACGTTTTCAAAAGTTTCTCAAATCAATATTGATTCGGAGATTCAATTGTTCAATACCGTTTTCAGCTTCATTCAACGGGTATACAAAGTGAAAATAGATTCTTTTAAAAACGAAAGAATCGAATTCGATTTAGATACAGAGAAATCAAAAACATTAATTAAATCACCGTATACTGATAATACGTTTCAAAATAAAAGTAAAATAATGAAGCTTCTTACAGACTATAATATTGTTATATATGAAGATTTTGACCTGACAGATTATAGAGATATAGTGGAGATGGTATTTTGCTATAAAGGTAAATATGAACTAAATGAAGCTCATAAGCAATTCTATTTTGACAATTTTAAAGAGTTACTTGAAATCAATCCTTTTAATATGATGAATAACAACGCTAATATTAAAACATTAATTGCCGTGTCAAATGTTACATATAAACTTGCTTTAAGCCACTTAACCATAAACTATTAATTCCGATGATATAGATTAAAATTTGTTTAATTTTAATCTTGAAGTAAAACAAAAAATTAAAATAATTTCTTTGATATAGATAAATGTTGAACAATAATTTTATTGGAGTACTAATTGCAATTCTCGTTTCTATCCTATTTGCATTCAAATTGGATGGTAACAAAAACGATAAAAAGGAGCCTTATGCTGGAGGCATGCCCTCAAGAAGACTAGTATCACAGAAAATAGCAGCGTTTGTCCCAAATAAGGACTGTAATGACCCTAACAAAGTTCAATTTTATTCAGTATCTAATTTTAATAGCAACCCTTCTCAGAGGGGGACTAATCCAGAAGTAGGACCTTTGTTGAGAACTCAACTAAGCAACCCTTCTAGACTTTCAAATGACTTTAGATTGAAAGTAAATTCCTGTAAAACTTCTAAAGTAGAAAACTTTGAAATGGATCAAGAAGAATTCGATAACAACTACAGAGCAAGTTCTTCCTGTAAAACTGCTGAAGTAGAAGACTTCGTTGGCATGGTTGAAGAAGGATTTGATAGCAACTGCAGAGCAAGTTCTTCTTATGCATCTCTTCCTGTTGTAGAACCTAACTTTGCATCTGGAAACTATAATGATATGAAGAATAAAGATGTCATTCTATCAGATATGATGCCTGTTGGAGATATGAGAGCTGCGGTTGATGATGAAGGCAATCCAGGTAACATCTATCAATTCGAAAGATTTATGTATTCTAACTTGAAAGACAATAGAAATGTCAAAGATTCGGATTTTATTCGTGGTGACCTTGCTATACCTCCTAACAAAGGTACCTGCTGGTTTGGTCAACGAGGATATAGTTTAAGACCATCAGCTTTGGGCATGCTTGGTGGTGACGATTTAGCGAATACTAAATCATTAGATAAGATTCAAAATCCATATACTGGAAAGTCATTGTCTTCTAATCTTGGTGCAGCATCAGGTGACCTCATTGTCGATAATAAGACTGCCAGCTTTATGTAAATTAAAAATCACTAAAATTATAAAACTTAAACTGTTTTACAATTTCATTATATAATTTGAATACAAATGTATCAATAATTAACACTATGAATTCAAACTGACTATTACAATTATCATAAAACATATATCGAACTGTAAGACCAATATGATTTATAAAAAAAGATTCAGGATATTTTAATATTGGTTTCAATATGCAAATAACATCTTATGTCTCTTATCAATATCAATACACTCATTTCCATTAAACATTCACCATAATATATCATCAGTTCAGATTCACAAGAATAGGACTTATGGTGATTTCATCATTTCTAATATAACATCATCATAACGGCGAAATTGGGTCAATTTCAATCTGTAATCAATATATTTCCTTAAATTGAAAATCAAATCGTGCTTAAAGAAAATTTAGGGTATGACTAACTTGAACGAAAATATTACTATTATGATTAATGAGAAAAGGATTGATAACATGCTACGAGCGGTGGACTTGCTTAAAGAAAATGATATTCGTTTCAAACGGATTTCAAAAGACAAAATCTTGATAAGTTCAATAGAATTTATGCCTCGGGAATTATTGGATAAAGGTCGTAATGCTGTCAAAGACAAACTATTAGTGTTTCTATTACAAAAGTGCCCTGACATTGAAAAGTTATTTAGTCTCTTTCCAAACGACATTGACGGTGAGAATAAAAGACAAGAAGAAACTAAAGGAGAAAATACGGTTGAAAACCAAGATAAATCTCAAATCGATAACTTGAATATGATTAAAAGATTCCGTGATAAAAAGGTTGTAGTTAAAGGGTTCGTTCAATCTGGAAAAACGAACTTTATTATTACGGCTTCTTGTCTTTTTAATTTTCTGGGAAACAAGAATATCGTAATTATCATCAGAAATAGCACCGACGATGAACTTCAATTGAAAACCCGTATGAATTATTTCAATGAAGAGATAAAAATAGCACTCGAGGCTGAAGGAGATTTTTTCTCTAAATCAAAAAATATATTCATTGAGATTGGAAATTCAGCTCGAATCAAAAAATTAAGTGATAAACTCAAGCGATTGAGAAAGGAATATGTTCTCTTTGTTGACGAAGTCGATTTTATGGATTCTGTTGATACAAAGACAACCAACGAACTCGCGAAATTAAAGGATAAAGCATACTGCTCTTTTGGAATATCGGCAACAATAATGGACCCTATATTGAAGACTGAAGACTGCAACTTGGTTATATTATCAAAGCCTGAAAATTACAAGGGAATCGAGTCTTTTGTAACAAGAATTCTAAGCAATAAGAATTCGATTCTTACCAAGAAAATTTCAAATCCGATTACAGATGATGATAATCTCGAGTCTTATCTTGAAGAATTCTCGAGAAGAGAACCTTATTTTGTACCTATATATTCGGAGTATCATCCTGTTGATACATTATTACGAGTTTCTCTTGCATTAGACCCTAACAGAAGACTGCTTTCTCATATTGTTAAAAATTACCCATCGATTCCTTGTATGTTTTACTCTGGAGGTGGGTCGATTGAATTATATCTTCCTAATATTACAGTTCCAATTCAACTTGCAGACGGTAGTAAGAGTAAGATTAAGAAATTAAAAACAGAAATTGAATTTGAAGAACTATTTGGAGATTATCATTTCTTCAGTTCAAGTTCACCTTCCTATGTGAAGCAATGGTTACATGAAAATGGTGGTGTTACTGTATATCCTCGTATCATTACAATGGCTGGTAGTCTCGCGTCTCGATGCATTTCATATGGAGCATCAAATTTCGAACAATGTAAAAGAGAGAATAAGTTATGGTGGCATTTAACGGAGATGTATCTATGTGCATCTACAGGAATGGACCAACCTGAACTAATGCAGACCGCTGGAAGATTATGTGTTTCAACACCAAGAGGTGATAACGTCCCGTTGACTTTGTACGCGACTAAAGAGGTAGAAAAAGATTTGGTAAAAGCGTATTGGTTACAGGAGGAATTGATTGAACGAGCTAATAAGGAGTATCAAGTTTCGCATAATCCTCTGTGGAAATTGATTCAAGACATGCCTATTTACAAGCGTAAAATTCCAACGAAGAAAAGAAGTTTAACTAAGAAGGTTGATTATGAATTAAATGAGATTAGTAAAAAAGATGACGGTGGATATGATTTCGGTGATTATAAGTTTGAAAACGAGATTGAGTCAGACGAAGAGAGTAAAGTTGACCGTGTTAGAAGTTTAGATTACGTTGAAGAAACAAAGAGAAGAATCAAGAATGCGTTGAAGAATGGTCAGACATATATATCGATTTTCTTGAATCAGGTTGATATTAACGCGAGTTATACGACCGATGAATTGCTGGAATTATTGGAACGTTCTGGATTCCAACAACCGAGAAGTTATATGATTTCTCTCACTCGGATTAGTAATTATGGATTTCGACGTATTTTCGATGAAGCGGAAGATTCAAAGTGGAAGATATTTGATGACTTGAAATCATCGTGGTTGTAAATAAATGATTAACCCTGAATTCGAATTTAAATTTTATAAAATTTAAATTTACAATACATAAATGAATAGAAAGATAATATTAGAAGAACTCGAAAATACTAGATTTCCAAATTGTAAGTCAAGGACAAATATATCTTCTAAAGGTGTTGAAGCGTTTGTTCTTGGTGATGTGAACTATAGAGGGCAAAAAGCTCTGAATAATCGAGTTCGAGGACCCTCTAGAAATAACAAGAAGTTTAAGGTGTTATATGACAAATTATCAGAGTTCATGGCGAAAAGCAAGCCTAATTTTGAGTATACAACAATACAGGTAAATAAAGATGTATTTTGTAATCCACATGTTGATAAGAATAATGTCGGACCATCTTATATAATCGCATTGGGTGACTTTACTGGAGGAGAGTTAATAATAGAAGGAGAAGAATTCAATATAAAAAACAAATGGAAAAAGTTTGATGGTAGAAGAGCTCATTGGATAAATCCTTTTAAGGGAAGACGATATTCTCTTGTATTTTTCACGCATACATTTAAGCCTCCTCATCCATCTGTTAGATCCATTCGAGTAACAAAGAATAAGATATATAATAAGAAAGGAGAAATAATAAAATCATGGTAAGCAATGTAATTTTAAACTAAACATGAGTTTAAAATTATTATATCTAATTATTTTATATAGCCATTGGTGCTCTGATTGCAGGATGTGGATAATACCCTATCAACACAAAATCACTTTCTTGCATCTCACTCCAGTCCTTTGATTTAAGACTCTCGTTTAATACCAGTTTAGGAAATGGTCGTGGTTTTCTACTGAATAATGAATTGACCTGTTCTAAATGATTACTATATATATGAGCATCACCACAACTATAGATTATTTCTTTTGGTTTCATATTGCACTTGAAAGCTAAAATATGAGTTAGAACAGTATAGCTTACTATATTGAAGACATTAGCTAAAAAAACATCATTGCTTCTCATATAGAATTGGCAACTCAGATGTTTTTCATCACCTACTTGCTCAACATAAAACTGTAAAAGTATATGACAAGGAACCAAAGCTGTTTTGTTGAAATCACTTGGATTCCAAGCTGAAATCACGATTCTTCTTGAGAAAGGGTCCGTTTTCAATAGATGTTCAACATATGCTAATTGGTCAAAACCACCGATTGATTCTGTATCAACTTTACTTGTATCTGCATATTCCTGTCTGTATTGCGCACCCTGATGTCTCCATTGAAAACCATATCCAGGACCAAGAACGCCTTCATCATAATCGGTTAAACCTTGTTTATCTAAAAATTCTCTTGATGTATTTCCATCCCAGATATGGATATTTTTCTTATGAAGAATCTTTGAATCTGTATCTCCTCTGCAAAACCATAATAGTTCTTCCAATATGATTCGAAATGGTACTTGTTTTAATGTCATTAGAGGGATACATTCAGATATATTAAAGCGTAATTGAGTTCCAAATATTGAAATGGTACCAGTCTGTGTTCTATCATCTCTTCTATTACCAGAAGAAATGATATTCTTTAATAAATTCACATATTGATACTCGTCACTTCTTGTTTCACCTTCTTCATATTTCAAAAATCGATATGAATACAAACCATTTTTAGAGATATGCTTTTCCGATATTGTTTTCAGTTTAAATTTACTTGGAAAATGAGTTAGAAATGTATCGGGTTCTTTTTCAACTGAAAATTTAATATCTTTTTCATCGATTGTCTTTATGTCGGTCAAGTATATGTTCCTAGCTCTATAGATAAATAGGTCATAAATTTGACTTCCACCGATTACAAATACAACTGGTTTATAATGAAAATACATTTCCCAAAATGTTTCTAAATTCATAAAATATATCCTGCTTTCAGTATCGTTATTCTCTAACATCGAAAGATAATTTTGTACATTATAAAGTTCGGTCTTGTTTGTCAATACGATATTAATTCGTTTTTCAAGTGGTTTTTTAATCGATAAGTAGGTATTATATCCCATAACAACAACATTTGTATATTCAGGGTAATTTCCTATTGTTGTTTGCTTGAAAAAATTCATATCATCTTTAAACCTGAATAGGAGTTCATTATTTCTTCCTATAGCTAATTTATTCTTATTGAAAACTACACTGGTAATAATATTGATCATTTGTAGTTTATTTTTTTAGTTTAAATAATAAATGAAAACTGTCTATAAAATAATATTACTGTTCATACTTTTAGCTTTTTTAGTTACCATCATAATGCTATTCAGACGAAAAACCGTCGAAAATAAGTCTAAAGATACTTATGAAAATCCATTCAGACGAAAAAATTTATCTTGTAATGTATATCTTCCTAGCAAGAGTCCCGGATTAGTTTTAGATTCAATTATAGTATGTAATAAAACTAAGAATTTACCAGCTAAACCATCCTTCATTTTTGAAGATTTTGATATAGGAGACTCATATCCTAATGAATTTATGTTTGTCAATATGGATACTACCAACTTTGAAAAGTTATACTCTGAAGATTCCCCTCAGTATATATTATGTAAAACAAAACAAGCATACAACATCCTTAATGAAAACTTTACTAAAAAGGACATAAAATATGTTGGATTTACAAGTATCAGTAGAATGAAGGATGGTTTTGAGATGAATTACAATAAGTTTATCCATATATGCGGAAAATCACCCTTTAAGGGTACCATTCAACTTATTAAAGCTTGGGTTAAAAATCCTCAATTTCCAATATTGAAAATAGTCTGTAATAACTTCTTTGGAATTGTAAAAGAATATAAATCTCTAATCAAAAAAGGAGAATGCAAGAATATCGAACTCATCGATACATTTATAGATGAAGATGAAGTACAAAAATTATATAATACATATGGTATACATATATGTCCTTCCAAACACGAAGGTTGGGGTCATTATATAGCCGAAGCTAAATCTTGTAAAGCGTTAGTTTTATATACTGATGCACCATCTATGAATGAAACATTTACTGATGGCTATGATGGTGTTTCTATTCCATGTGATAACAACACCGAAGACTACTCCGTCAACGGCCTATGTCCTATTTATAATGTTACTGTTGAAAACATCGAAATTGCAATGAACAAATTATTGCTAATTCCAATTGAAAAACGAATTGAAATTGGAAATAATGCAAGAAATAGTTTTTTACAAAACGATATTGATTTTCAAACTAGATTATGTGATTATATTAAGGGTGATAAGAAAATACCAAAGATAATTCATAGAATATGGATTGATAAAAATAACCAATTAGAAAATGCCGTTTTGCCTGACCGATATAATAAGTATATCACCATATGGAAACAATACAATTCTGATTTCTCCCATAAATTATGGTCTGGAAAACAAATAATCGAACTCATTAAGGAATATTTTCCACAATATCTTGGTTTCTATTTAGGTTTAACTCCTTTCATTAAAAAATGTGATTTTGCTAGATTCGTTATCGTTTATGTTTATGGTGGTTTCTATTGTGATATTGATTTCTATTGCAAGAGGAATATCTCATATCTTACAGAAGGAGGAGAAAACTACTTCATAAGAGAACCAAAAGAACACTATATTCAAGAACAAGAACTGTTATGCAATGGCTTCTTCGGTGCTTCTAAAAATAACAATTTTGTTTTAGGTTGGATTGACAATATGAATGAAAATAGTAATGTTAAAGATGTATTGAGACATACTGGGCCAATCGGATTTGATAAATATAGTAAAACCACCAAGAATAAAATGCTTATTGGTAATACTTGTGATATTCTATCTGTTATCAGTTCTTTCAAGTTCTCTTCAGATTGCGATAGCTATAATTACGATATAGCTACCTTATGGTTTGATGGTACCGATTGGGATGATAATGGCCCTAAACGTGATACCAACAAGGTTAAAGAACTACTTAATCCAATTGACAGTTCAAACATAATATGGGATATTAATGATAAAACAGAAATTTCAACAACTGATTCAACTGCAATTTTAGATGTTTTTAATCAAGCAAAGAAATTAGAAACTGGAGGAATCATTATTTTTAGAGCATATTCAGGCTTTACTTCAATTGCTCTTGCTATAGCCTTGCGTAATATCAACAAGGAGAATATAATAGTATATGCATTTGAACCAGAAAAATCAAACTGTGACCTCATAGAAAAAGCTTCATTATTAAATTTTGTACAGAATATTAAAATCATTAGAAATGACTTTTTGAATACTGATGACCACGAAGAAACAAAAAACAACAATTATTCAAGCTGGAATGCATTTGCTAAAAATAAGAAATCGAGGAGAATATATTATACACCTGATTCTCTTTTCCTAAAAAATCAGATTGGAAAAGTATCGATTATTTATATAAATGAAAAAGCTAGTTCATTTTTAACTGGATGTAAACATATTATTTCTGAATTAAAACCAATTATAATTCAATAGAAAGTTTGTAATATCTTTTAGATATTATAAACTTATTTCAACCGGAATCGAGTATATCTATTTACCATTCTCTCATACGAGAATGAATTATAGCCAAGACACGGTCGTGTGCTTCCTGTGTCTTCTTCTCAATATTAGCTATATATTCAGCCTGTGTCATTTTAGGTTTATCCACCGCCTTGGTCTCAACCTCTCCTTTTGATTCAACCTCCACTTTACTCACCTCACTGGTCTTAACTTTAGTCACAATCGTATGTTGCTCTGCTTGTTTTCTCTCTTCAGGTGATAGAGATTTCCAAACCTTTCCATTCATAGTAATTTTCCTTCCTGTTCTAGGATTGATTATAGTTTCCATATGGCTGATTTTCAATCCGATTTATCGTAAAAATCAATTTGACACGACTCCCGTAGACTCTTACTTCCGCGATTTGAGATAAAGATACATATATTCAACCCACCTACAGTTCGAATAGACACTTGTGTTTCTAGGAAAACGGTCACACATACTATTTTGCTTTTTTATCATTTATAAAAAAACATATTTTTATAAATTGAATTATCATTCAATATTATATAAATAGTAATAAATGTTTAAATTCTTAGCAACAAAGAAAACTAGTGTCATTCCTTATGAATACAAAGAGAGAAAAATAGAATGGAACATCAGGTCTATTAACTCTGTTCTTCCTGAAGAACAAATAAAAAATCCACATCCCATCGTTAAATTATAAACTCAATAACAAGTTAAATTTATTTAAATTTAAATTGTAATCATTCCTTTTATTCTTGTTTGCTTTCTCCCGTTAATCCTTCCTCATGCTTCATATTCAACTTAGAAATCAAATGAGATATATCACAACTTTCCTGACTTCCTTTTACATTCACCGTATGAATAGGGTCGAAACCAGTATCGTCATAAGCCATTTGATAAACACGACCTGTCACATCCCTTACAGTTCCATCATATTGAATCCTCATATCTTCTGTCAACTTGATAATTCGCCTCTGGATATAACCACTAGTTGCTGTTCCCATTGCAGTATCGGAAACACCCTCTCGTCCAGTTGTACTATGAAAGTAAAACTCCCGAGGATTCATACCTTTGATAAAAGATGAACTCACAAATCCACGAGACTCATACTCCATTTCAGGTGAAACATTCTCAAACGGATAATGAGGTAGAGAACGCTTTCCGTGATTTAATAACAAAGGAATACGTTGACCTTTCAAGTTTTGCTGACCAATCAAACCCGTAATCTGAGCTATGTTGAAAAAATCACCCTTACTACCTGACTTCACAGTTGATATATAGTTATTACTCGGAATCAAACCATCTTTTGCCAACTTCAAACCAACATCACGAGCCTTATTTAAAGATGCATTAATTCTCATCTCTCGAATTCCAACGTGAGTTGTATTCGTCTTCATTGTTTCAGCCTCAAGGAAACACTTATTAATTACATCTTGAATCTTCTCTTTATTACTCGTCTCACCTGCTTCTGCCTTCTGAACTAAACAATCACCAAGACCAACTGTAAATGTACTATTCAATAACCAATTATTTGTTGTAAATATTACAGAATCAATAAATGTAGTAGCCTTGTCAGGTCCATATTCCTTATTCATCGTCTGAATCAAAGAATTATGACTTGAACTAACAACTGTTTTATCTAACGTACCCTCATACAAGACACCCTTCCAAATCTTAACTATAGGCTCTTCCGGGTCAATATTATTCTTCTTTTCGTAGATAAAATCATTAGGAAGAAATAATGAAATCAATCCTTTTCCGGTATATGCATTCACTCTCTTTCCCTTCTGCTTCAATACCATATTTATCTCTTGTATTCTCGTCAAAATATCTTCAGAAGACATATCCAAAGACATTGCAATATTGAAAAACTTATCCTTTGTTATCTTGATAAATCCTTTTGTCATCATATAAGAACCAAGACAAGAATCCTGAACAATCGCCATATTCGACTTACTCGATTGAGGTGATATCAAATTATACTTTGCCGCTGCAATCAATCGTAATTCAGCCTGTGATTCTGGTGTTTGTGCAACATGAATATTCATCTCGTCGCCGTCGAAATCTGCATTGAAAGGCTTATTGATTGCAAGGTTGAATCGTAATGTTTTATGAGGTCGAACCACAACTTCCATCGCCAACATTGAGGCTCGATGCAAAGTTGGCTGACGATTCAACAAGACAACATCACCGTCTGATAATCTTCTTTCGATAATCCAACCAATATCAATAGGATACTCACGATTCGAATGAATCACATTTTCTATATATTCACCGTTTCTCATTAGTTGGTCTCCAGATAATATTTGCTCTTTGCCACTTACCACCACAATTCTCTTATCTCCTCTTACAATAATATCATTCGGGGTCAAACGAGTCCCTTTTCTAAACCTCTTCAGATTGATACAAGTCTTCCCATCAGGCTTAATCAAAGAGTTGACTTCTCCAGAATTAACTAGATTTTGAAGTTTAGTTTTATTGAAAGTAGTAACTCTCTCAGGAACTGTCAGAATATTCGCCATCAACTCAGGAACCGCCAACTGTCCCATCTTTAAAGTTGGGTCTGGACCAATTACAGTTCGTCCTGTTTGATTACATCTTTTTCCAAGTAAGTTATTACGTAACTGACCATCCTTTCCTGTTAAACGCTCTTTGATACCCTTGATAGGACGACCGTTTGTTGTATGCTTCGCTTTACCAGCGCTGTTGTTAAAGGTTGTTAAAATACGGAAACGAATGGTTGAAATCAGCTTCTGTTTTTTAGTTTCAATAATATCCTTTTGAGCTTCCTTGCTTTCTTCAATCAATTCGATAAGATGATTGTTCGCCTTGATAATTTCGGTATACTGTATGGTAATATCATCATCACACGTATTACCTTCAGCCTTGACAAAGGGCCTGTCACAAGGAGGGATAATAGGTAAATATATAATGATGAAATTCTTAGGATGAGTCAACTTTGGGTCGAAACCAAGAAGCTTCACATCTTCGTTCGAAATGTTGTCAAATACTCGTTTGACCTCATCCGTTGAAACCATAACCGACGTCTTATTTTTGCTCTTGTAGTTATAGGTCATATAGATAGCGCTCTCAGCTACAGACATCTTAAACTTGGGTTGATAGTTCTTACAATCATCGTGACAGCAAATATCAACCTTGGTAATCTTCTCTTGTATTTTAACAAATCTGTTTTCACCTTTTGCTCGGTTCAACTTCAATAGAAAAATTTGTTCTTTTGTTAGAATCAGACGATAACACTTGAAGCAAAAGCAGTTGAGAAAACTAATCACTCTCTTATAATATAGAGGATGAATGATTGGTTCCGCCAACTCTACATGCCCAAAATGCCCGGTGCATACAAGTGCACTCTCATTACAAGTCTCGCAGTTTTGGTGAGAATCAGTGTTTCCCATCCGAGGGTCATACACCGAACCATAACCTGACTTCTTTGGGTTGTCGATTTTACAGACAGACATATTCAATATTTCTTCGGGAGAGTATATTCCGAAGTTAATAGATGCAATTTCTTTGATATCAGTGGCCATTTTACTAATTCTATGTGCTTTTACGTTTAATTTTCAATTTAAAATTTTTGTTTAATGGGTAGTGATAATTCTATTCTATCTCCAAAGTAAAGTGTGCTTCAGTTCAAAGTAATATTGTAAAAGATAAACTCTTTTACAATTCAAAAAGAAGATAATTCTATATATTATTTATCTCCTAAAGTAAAAGTAAAGATTATAAAAGATAAACTCTTTTACAATTCAAAGTAAAGTATATTATTTTCTTGCTACTTGTCTTCTTTTGGGTGATTTAGACTTCAATACTCTAGTCCGTCGTTTGGGTGATTTAGGCTTCAATACTCTAGTCCGTCTTTTGGGTGATTTAGGCTTCAATACTCTAGTCCGTCGTTTGGGTGACTCCCCGTTCTTTGTTTCCTCTCTATCTCTCATTTGCATTGCTTTCAATATACCCAAATCTTTATTGATTTCATCTCTATAATCTCCGACTGACATTTGTATTGATGTCCTTAAATATTTCATATCGAAGTCCACTATAGAACTCTTCAGATATAACTTTTTATATTCATAAAAACGAAGTTCTAATGCTAAAAGCTCCATTTCATTTTTTTGTTGTACACTAACATTTCTGTTTGTATTTTCAGGGAAAATAACTAATAATAATGTTGAATTTCTACTATTCATTCCTTGTCTTCTCATTAATATCTTTGCTTGTTCTATCTTATCAGTTTCATATTTTGAATTTGTGCTTGTTATTTCACCTGGAACGTAGTGCCATCCTATTAGATGATTACCATCGTTACTTGCTATAAAAACAGCTATGCATGTATTCAAGCCTGCAATTCGAATTGTTTTCAAACCATCATCACCAGTCATCCTTACATAGTAAGGAGAATTAGCCTCATAAACTTTAACTTTAAGACCATTTTTCATAATAGATTTTTGTTCAATGATAAAAGGTTCTGCAACCTCATAAAAATCAGTAATTTTTCTATCAAAAACTTTGTCCTTGAGTTCAGGGCAAGATTTCGCGCTTATTTTTATTGAATTTGGTTCCAGTAATACTCCAGTGTTTGGAATAAACCATTCACGACCTACTCTATCAATATCATTACGCAGACTGGAAAAACAATATAACATATTACTATTCCGATAGTTTATCAGAAAACTCATTTATTAATACTATAATAATTTAAGAATTTTATATGGTTTTCCATATAAAATTTTATTGTTTATCAAATACACATATATACACTACTTAAGATTACTTACTTCATCATCAACCGCTGAAAGTAGGTGAATTTGGTTTCACCCTGATGGAAGAACGAGCACTTGTTTGAAGGATTAACATTGCAGATGCGACCATGCAAGTCAGTCGAGATAAGCTTGCATTGAGAAAAGGTACATTCTCGAACATTCAACTCCTTCTCGCTGTGAGCAAAGTCACATTTCTTACGAGTACATTTTACACCCTGAAAGACTGTATTGCAAATCTTGGTCTTGGTTTTACAACATTCAGTCTTCTTCTCAGGTACATTCAACACAATTCCATTTCGAGAAAAGTAGTTAGCTCTCGATTCTTCTGGATGAATGCATTTGCAGAACTTGCCTTCTGAGTTATATAACACTCCGTTATGAGACTTAATAAAGAGACAGTTAGTACCGTGTTGGCACTCGACAATATTAAGCTCATCCAAGGAATGTGCAAATCTACAATTTGTTTTATGTCTGCAAGGATTGCCACTAGTGATGCTATCACACATCTTGGTCTTGGTTCTCTGTTCAGGGGAAATCTCTTCTACTTTTGGGGTAGTTGTCTTCCGAGTGGGAAGAATAATTTCAGGAGTCTGAGTTGGGTGATTGTAAATCTTGGGATTTGTTTCCTTCCAAGCATTGCAATCAAAGACACAAGGTCCACACTCAACTTTAGCTTCGACCTTGGTCTCCTCAACCTTGGTCTCAACTTCTGTCTTCATTTCCTCAAGTGTAGCCTCTTGGATAAATCCTTCGCGAACAAAGAAGGCATTCCTGGACTCGTCTTGATGAAGAAACTTGCAACCAACTCCAATGTTGACATATTTACCAGTTGAAAGCTTCTCAACTCGATTGCACTTCTTGAAGGTACAAGCCACAAGATTCATCTCGTCAAAATCATGAAGAAAAGAACAAGATGTTTTGGTGCAAGGGTCACTACCAAACTTGAGATTACGACAGAGACGGTTAATTTTAGGCTTCTTGAAAGAGGCAACACCAATTACTATCTTTGGTAGTTCAGCTACAACCACCTTCTTGATGTTCCTCTCTACTTTAGGGTATATCTGTTCAAAAGTCTTTTTCTTTGGTTTATCTCCTTTTTTAAGAATAACAAAAATATCGAAATCATCATCAGAGACAGATTGAGACTCGAAATCGGCTTTCTCCATCAGACGGCACTCGCCTTGAGCTCGGGAGATTTCGAGGTTGAAGAGCTTTGATTCCTTCTCTTTAGAAATCATCAACTCGAGTTCTTTCGCTTCATTCTCTCGTTGTTTCTCTGCAAGTTCGAATGTGCTGATAAAGCTAGAGGCTAGATTCTGAATTGCTTCTTCATCTTCCTTTTCAGCTTTATTCAACTCAGAAACCTGCTCGTCGGTGAGAGAGGATGTTTCAACCTTGGTAATATCGTCTTCTTTCTCTACGAGTTTAATTTTTTCAATAGAAGATACATTTAATTTTTCGCGGATTTCTCGAATACTCCGAGAAGCAAACTTCATACCAATAGCTTCTCCTATAGCAACGAGCCAGGCTTCGTTGTTAGTTAGAGATGGGTCATTGAAAAACTCAGCTCTTGCTTGGTCTAAAATCTTCTTTTCGTTTTTATTCTTTTTCCGGATTTCAGACTGCCGAGCCGATACAGCTTCGACAGTCTCGATTACAACCTCGGCTTTGCGAGGCTTCGTCTGTTTGAAGAACTTGAAGTTAGTGTTCTTTTTCTTTTTTGGTTCGAGTGCCTTCTCAGCCTTTTCCTTGAGAGCCTTGATTTTCTGCTCAACAATAAAAGCCTGGAGTTCAATCTCTTCTTTTACAGCATCTTCACGCATCTTCTCTTCACGAATCTCTTGGAACTTCCTAGCGAGTTCTTTAGAGGAACGTTTACGAATTGCGTCTTCTGCATCTTCAGAAAGGAAGAAACCACTTTCCTTGGATGCAGTCTGTAGAATAAGAGGAGGAAGGACATCGTTTTCGTTATCCTTCATTCTCGGGAGTTCAAAGAATGAAAACTCTTCCCAATTCTCAACTCCAGGGCGAACCCGAGAGAAGGAAAAGGACTTCCAGAAAGAGTTATAAGAATAATCATAAGTCATAGCAGAATTAGTCATAGAAATAGTTGTGTCAAAGACGGGGGAGTTCATTGTAATAAGGGGGCATCTTTCTTACCTATAATTTTAAAAAATCATTTTTTTCGACTCTTGACGGGAATCTGATATTATAAATAATTTAAATTATATTTACATTGATAAATGTCGTTTATTCAAGAAAAACCAGAAATTGTTTTTGTTATATTTTTGTTAGTAGCATTTGTGTTAGTTATAGTTGGCTTTTTTCTTAAAAAGAAAGCGAAGGGAAAGGCTCAAAATACACCTGAATATAAATCATATAATTTCTTTAAGATGATTTCAATTTTCGTTTTTGTTATTCTTTTCATTTTGTTTATTTATTTAGTCGGACCCGCAAGAACCTTAGAAATTATAGGTGAGATATTCAGAGCTAATTAACAAAAACTAATAAATTTAAATTGTAATACAATTTAAATCTTTACAATATTATTTAGGCCTTATACCAATTTAAATCTTCTCTTCTCCTTGGAAAACAATATCTCTTAATTTATTTCCAAAGAAATCAATATCAGGGTTGAGTTTGAGGCAATTTGTATCCTATATTAGGAACTTATATGCTCCTGAAGCAACTAAGAATATAACTGATGCTATATATTACGAGCAAAAAAGCAAACAGAAGATTATAATAAAGTTATTATAATTAATAAATGACATTCAACATAATAGAAAACCATTCGCTTTATTTTATTAATGGAGGTCTAGCAATCTTCTTTTTTTTAATTATGGTTTTTATTAAACTTAGGGGTAAAGCAGAGGGAAAATCACCAGATTCATCCGAATATAAATCATTTAAAGCTTTTAAGACAACGATGATTGTTATTATAGTTATTACTGTTCTCTTATTGGTTATATTATTTGGTCCACAAATATTACCAGCATTATTGGGTGGTTTAGGTTCGTAAAATTAAATTGCAACACAGTTTAATTTTTTCTATTTTATTTAGAGAGATATTCAGTTTAAATCTTCTCTTCTCCTTGGAAAACAATATCTCTTAATTTATTTCCAAAGAAATCAATATCAGGGTCGAGTTTGAGGCAATTTGTATCCTCTTCAGATTCACTAATAACTGTTTTTGTAAAATTAGGAATAGTAGTAAAAAAATCAGATATCACTCCAACATGTTTTTCACCTCCGTAGAAAATGATGTTAGTAGCAGACTCAGGTTGAGGATTATAGATTTTAGATGGGTCAAGTTCAATTCGAGATTCATATTCAAGATTCGTTTCGGTAGGTAATCTTTCTATATTATAGCTTTTGAGAATTCTGCATATTGTGTATATGTTCATGACGTTAGCCTCTAATGCAACATTAATAGGGTTAAAAGCAATATCTTTTAATAGATTATGGAGCCTGTTAATACCAAGTACATTTTGAAGAAAAAGGACACTATGTAGTGATAACAACTTGTTTCTGTAGTTATCATATTCTCCTATCATAAGAGACTCAATTTGATTTTTAAAAAACGAGAATATATAAGGCTTGTATAAATCATCTACTTGGTCATATTCTTTTTTTACAATATCAATCTCATATAGAATATAGGATATCATGTATTCTGAAAAGTCTTCAATATTATCATTCAATTCTACGCTTTCCAAGTACTTTTGGACTATAATATTTGTGCTAAGTTTTTTACAAATGAGACTCAATCCTGATTCCTTTTGAGATATGTCTTTATTTATGACGAATAATATATCCTGAATGAAGTTGATAAAACTGACGAAGCTATATTGTCTTGTATTTCTTGAATCAGCCCAATGCATCCTAAATCCTTTACACTTATTTCTTGTTGAAGTTTGAATACAATTTTTGAATTTTTTATAGATAGAAGTAATCATGCCATTGTCATCTGTATATAACCTTTCACCTTCCAAACCATACTGTTTATTATCAAATCCAATTATTTCTACATATATATCAAGAAATATATGTTGTCTCTTAGTCAGTCGAATCAATCTGATTAGGAAGTTAACAAATGAAATTATATTTTCAGGTTGAGCATCAATCCAATTTTTACAATAATTTTCTGTATGCTTTTCGCCGAATAGATATAAAGTTCTCTCTTTGCCATTTAAATCTATACCATTTAAACGATACAACTTTAAAGGTCCATTTAACCCGATAATTTTACTTTTTACTCTTTTCAAAATCGGAGCATCATCATCTCTCTTTCTTTTTTCCATTTATTATTGATAAAATAAATCAAAATATTTAAATTGTTATTCAAATTGAATAATAATTTTACGATACTACTTTCTTATTCATCACCTTTTTCTTCGTCATCACTCGGCATATTAACTATGACACTGTCCTCTTGGTCTCTGATTGTTCTAATACGGTAAGATTTCCATTTTCCAGAGACAGGAAGCCCCCATAACTTCTCAAAATACTCCTTCACATCATTCTTAACTGGTAGAGACATATTAGGAAATCCCTCCTTAAACCAATCCTTAAATTGAGCATACAACTCCATAATAGTGATGGAAGCTCCGTCAATCTTAATGATACATTCCTCGATGTATTGTCTGTAGATATCATTCTGTTTTCTATAGATTTCTGTCGCTTCTCTTACTTTAGGAGGGTCAATTCTAACTGTAACTTTCTTTCTCCATTCCAACAGATACCAAGCAAAAGCTTCCAGCATCTTAGGAATCTTGCCTGCAAATTCTGCATCTCGTGGAAACCTCTTTTGTAGTAGTTGTTCTTCAAATGTTTCAGGGCAAGCTTCTCCCGCTCTTATGAAAGTAGATTCAAAAGGGATAACACGAATACGATTCCATGTTGCTTGGTCAGAATATTTCAGCTTTGGCAACGTATTGCAAATAAACGTAAGCATAAACATTGGTTTTACTTCCCGTGTTCCCTTTCCTTTTTCAAACAAATCTCGAGCCCAATACTTATCACCTCCTGATAACTTTTTAAGATAACCAATATTCAATTCCTCTTGTTTATCTGGCTCTTCCATTGTTGCGCTTCTAACTGGAGGTGCCGCTCGTGCCAATTCAGGCGCTGCTGCACCTAATCCAGTTTTCTTACCTGTAAAGAGAGTTGTATCAAACTTAATGCTTAATTCACCCAACATCTCTTCTAGAATATTCTGAGTAATAGACTTGCCATTATCTCCTTCACCAGTCCAAAACAAGACTACTTTTTGAGTATTTCCACCGACAAAGATATCTGAATACATATCGAGAAAATAAGTTCGAACTGATTTATCTGGAAAGACTTTAGTTAAAAAATCAGTCACCATTTCAACCTCTGTATCTCCCATATTATAGTCTCTATAGTTAATAGGAAGACATTTACTGACATAATCATCAGGTCTCCCGTCTCGAAAGATATTAAGTTTCAAGTCATACACTCCGTTTTTAAAACCGATAATATATGGGTTCTGGTCCAATCTATCTTTAAACTTTCTATTATAAAATACTTCCATTGCTTCATTCATTACGTTGTTTTTGAACGGAGCAGATTTGCAATTACCATACATCTTTTGAATTGACTTTAGCTTTGTTTTTAAAGATTCTTCATCTGCTTTATCTTCTTCGTTTGCCATCTTTTGCCAAATCTCATTACCCATCTTACCAAATCGAGAGGCAATGCAGGATGAAATCTTTTCTCGTAAGAAGACACCACATTCAATCTCTTCCCATTTATGAGAAATAAACTGATACCATGTCTTACTAGGAATGGAAGCACAAACAAATATATCTCCAAAGTCTTCATAAAGTGCTTTTGCAATATCATTATGAGACCCACTCAAAGAATCTTTCAAGTATTGCTGAGACTTTTCTTGTTTATATTTTTTATATTCTTCAGGGCTGTCTTTCATTGCTAAATATCGAATTGTACCAAGAGTAGTGCCATCTTCTTTTGCAATCATTCTTTCCCATTGATAAATACAACCTGCTTCATCATATGCTTCTTCTGCTCTTGCTGAGAACTCAAGCCATAAATCTAATGCTTGATTTGACCCTTCTCCGATGTTATATATAGCAAAACCGATATTAATCCACTCATTATAATCTCTAGCTCTAAACGCAGCCAACATCGGTAATAATTTACTTGTAATCTTAAGCTCTTCTTCAACTGATACCTTAAGAGGCTTATCAATATTGTTATTTCTTTTTCTCTCTTCTCTAATCTTTTCTTTTATCGGTAAAATAAGATTGCTTTTCAGTTCCATATTATCTCGCCCATACGGAAGAATCGATAGGATACGAGGAAGATAATATTCTACTTTATTACGGATATTGATTCGATTTTCATTGTTATCATATATTTTATAATGTTTGAAAGCTTCTTCCAAGCTGATTTTTTCACAATCGGAATTATAAACAGAAGTAACCTTATAAGGGTCCATATCCTCCTGCTTTCTGCTTCCGTATAATAGCCAATGTACAGAACAACATTGTTTGTCAATTACCGTTGAAGAATCCTCAAATCCTAAATTACTAAATACATTATACTCATTTACCAGTTTCAAAACTCGTGGAATTAAGTGAACCTCTTGGTCAATCTTATTTAGAAAAATATGTGGAAAATGAAGATGAAAACCATTCTTAATATATACAGTCTCTCCTGCATCTAGAAAGTAGATTGGTTTTTCAAGAACAACACAAGTTAAATGTTCATCATTACAGTCTTCAACTATTTGACGAAGAACAGAGTGGTATATCTGAATGATAGTCATAACATTCTCTTCCGTATACAGATGGTCTCCATAAGTTATATTCTCATCCTCTTTCAACTTCAAATCAACATCAACTAATACTGGAATAAACTGTTGTGTTTTTTCACCAATACCGAGCATTGGTTCCTCTTCATTTTTGAGCTTATCACAGTACAACTCCCAGAAGGTCTCGATATCCTGCCTGTTGAATTGGAACCTTCCAACAGGATTAATCATAGATACGTGAGTATGATAAACTCCGTCTACATAATGATTTCTTAATATTTGTTCAACTGAAGAATCCATTTGTCTTATTTAATTAACTATATAAATCTTTTTCTTTATTTTTTAATTTATCAAATTCAATTTAAGCAATTACCATTTAAAATGATACTGACATTTTCGTATTATTACAGGCTCTATTTCTATTTAAAAGTTATGATAAAAGTATTAAGTATAATGTCAACTGATATTCAAGAAGAAAAACCTACTACTACATATACTCGTTTAGTATTAGAAGACAGTCCAAATGAAGATTGTGAAATTAAAGATGATTGTAGTAATTGTCGTAGTGACAATGAGTATTTTAAATCTGATAGTGATTCACCTACTACCGTTGTTGAGGATGAACCTACCGTGGATGAACTTACCGTTGTTGATGAACCTACCGTGGATGAACCTACCGTTGTTGATGAACCTACAGTTGAGGATGAACCTACAGTCGAGGATGAAGCTACCGTGGATGAAGCTACTGTTGAGGATGAAGCTACTGTTGAGGATGAAGCTACCGTTGAGGATGAACCTACCGTTGAGGATGAAGCTACTGTTGAGGATGAAGCTACCGTTGAGGATGAAGCTACCGTTGAGGATGAAGCTACCGTTGAGGATGAAGCTACCGTTGAGGATGAAACATTAAATGCCAATAGTCAACACAATGATGATACTTCTGATTCAGAAGATAGTGATGATTATTTAGAACAAATGTATCTTGTATCAATTGATAAAAAACCTAAATTTGTATTTAACTCAAAGAATAAGGCTATGAGGTTTATGGAAATTAAAGCTTTGGAAATAGCCGATAACTGTTATAATGAAGATGATTCTTTCCAATCCGTATTTGTTAATGAGAATGTACAAAATGATGGATATGTGGTATCAGTTCATTGCAAGTTTATGATTATGCAATACGAGAGAATTCTTCATACTTTAAGGGTATCCACAGTTCGAAAAGTTGAGGTGTGATTAGAATGACCAGGTTGAAATTTATATCTAAGATATAAATTTCCTTAAATAGAAACCATTATTTAATTTAAAGCAACATATTTTTTAAGTAAATGCCGAAAAAAGAAATCAAAGTAATAAAAGTTCCCGTAGAAAAGGTACATCGTGATTACCCTCAGGACTTTCCAAAGATGCCTCGGTTGTATTTAGAATTAATTGAGAACAAGTCTAAAATTAAACAGGATTTGATAAATAAAGAGTATATTCCTAATTCATCTTCACCGGTGATTTCTATTCCTAAGTCATCTGATTCTCCTCCAAACATAGAAGAAAACTACAGGTCTGATGATATTTTTAGCAGAAAAAAAACAAGGAAAGACAATAGAGATGATATTTTTGGTAAGAATATGCCGAAAAAGAAGGGAGGTGATATTGATGATGATATAAGCAGTCTTAATTCATATGATAGAGATGATGATAGAGACCGTGATAGAGATGATGATAGAGACCGTGATAGAGACCGTGATAGAGACCGTGATAGAGTCCGTGATAGAGTCCGTGATAGAGACCGTGATAGAGATGATGATAGAGACCGTGATAGAGACAGTGATGATGAAAGTCGAACAAATTACTCAGAAAAGAGTTCTGAAAACCTATCGGTTCGTCTAAAAGATTTGCTTGATGATGTATCAGATATTAATAGTCAAGATAGCTTCTCTTCCAGAAGGGAAAATTTCAGTAAAAATAATGATAAGTATACAAAGAAGAGAGATGATAGGTATACTAGGAAACCTCCTACTCTGGGTGAATTACAAAAAAGAGGCACATATACTCAATCTCGAGAATTAAGAGATATTAATAATACTTCTACTTCTGATGTAAATGAAGAGGATAGGAAGAGAGAAATGTTATTTAAATTTGATTTACTAAGGAAATCATATCCAACAGCAATTATACCTGAATATACAATTCATACTGATTATCAAATGATGATGAAATCATATGAAGATTGCGTTCGTCGTTTATCACTTGACTCTTCTGTTGACAGTTATAAGACTTATCTTGTCTATGGATTTATGGGTTGTGAATTCGTCTTTGGTAACTTTTTGAAGTTTGATATGGAAGGATTTACACAACAGCAGATTCTCAATATGAATTCATATGAGAAACTTCTCATAGAATTAGGAGAGAAATCATATGTTCCTACAGGTTCAAAATGGCCAGTTGAAGTACGGTTGTTTTTCATTGTTATTATGAACGCGGCCTTCTTTATCGTTGGAAAAATGATAATGAAGAAGACTGGTTCTAATATAATGAATATGATTAATAATATGAATAGCAGGGTATCTCAGCCTGCTACTGTTAGAAAACCTAAGATGAAAGGTCCAAGTATAGATATGAGTGATATGCCTGATTTGGATCAGCAATCTGGTTAAGGCTTCGATTATTATTTGATTACAAATAATAATTCAAACGAAAAAAATATTTCAATTAATAAATGCCAAAGAAAGTTTATGATTGCGATATCAATCGAGTAACTTGTGAAAAAACATCAAGTTTATTAAAAGCAGATATAATTGACATTGCTTTAAATTGTAGAGCTATCAATTCAGTTGAAGAAGGTCAGGGTTATTCTAGAAAGAAACTTTGTCAATTGATTGAACAATCTAATATGGGAGGAGTTATGCCACCCGCACCTGCACCCGCACCTGTAGTTCAGTCACCGTCTTGCTCTAAAATCGATATGGTAAAATGTAAAAAAATGAAGAAAGAAGATTTAGTCAAATTTGCTCTCAAATGCAATATCATTAATTCTAAAAAAGAAGGAAATGCAATGACAAAAGAAGAAATCTGTAAACTCATTAATAGACCTAAAAAACCAAGTAGTAGATTTACTGATAAGATGGTTGAAGAAATTGAACGACTATTAAACACAAACGTTACTAAAAGACAGTTGAAACTTATGGAACAAAAAGAACTTGCAAAGATAGCTAAAAATTTGGAAGTTGCTCATAAGGATAGAGATGTAATTGATATTGTAAATGATATTGTTATAGTTGTTACAGACTACATAAATTATAAGGAAGCGCAAGAGCCAGCGCCTATGCAAGCACCTATGCAAGCACCTATGCCAGCGCCTATGCCCGCTCAACAAGCACCTGGTACTTGTTATAATGGCATGACAAAAGCTCAACTCAAATCTTCCAAAACAAAGCTATCTGACCTTAAGGCTTATGCCGAAGCCTTGAATATCAAAGGAGTTGATACCAAAGCTCGTTTAGCAGAGTATATTTGCGCTGCCGGAATGAATAAACGTTGTTCTGTTAATGATAATAATTGTGGTGATGGTGATTACTGCGATATTTCAAACGGTCTATGTATTGGTGCAGACGTAGCACAAGACCAGGTTAATAAATCGAAAGTTAGTTTCGATTCATTTGAAAATAATGGAAGAAATTACATTGGTAAATCAGATGAAATAGCAATGTTAAAAAGACAAATGGCTGGTGCTGGTGCTGGTGTTGTTCAACCAGTACCCTTTCAAGTTCAAGGTGATGTTTGTTATAATGGCATGACAAAAGCTCAGCTCAATTCTTCTAAAACAAAGCTGTCTGACCTTAAGGCTTATGCTGAAGCTTTGAATATCAAAGGAGTTGATACCAAAGCTCGTTTAGCAGAGTATATTTGCGCTGCCGGAATGGATAACCGTTGTTCTGCTGATGGTAATAATTGTGGAGATGGTGAATATTGTGATATTTCAAATGGTCTATGTGTTGGCGCCAAGGTAGGTCAAGGTCAAGTTGAAAAAACAAAAGGATATGAAATGCTTGAACATGATGGCAAAGCATATATTGGTAAATCACTTGCTATTAGACAATTAAAACATAGATTAGAATCACCGTCTATGCCTGCACCTATGTCTATGCCTGCACCTATGCCTATGCCTGTAGATTCACCAATGCCTTCACCCATACCTATACCACCATCTATGTTGAAACCACAACCACCTATGCATAGAACTCCACCTATGCCACCACCTTCTGTTCCAGTCTATCAAGCTAACATGCAGCAACCTTTTATAGTACCAGATCAAGTCCCCATTTCTCAACCTTTTCTAATGCCTGTTCTTCCAGCAGATACTCGTGTATCAGAAAGAGTATGTGTTGATGATAAGACCAGGTCTGCATTGAGAGAATTGAGTACAGCAGACCTGAAATTATACGCTCAAAACATGGGAATAGACCTTAAAGAAGCAAAGAGCAGAAAGGTAATCCTTGATTATTTGTGTTCTTATCCTTGTGATAATCTTGGATGTGGTGATGGTGAATTCTGTGATATAGAAAATAATAGATGCGTTGGTCTTGATGTAAAGAATTATAGAGCTGATAATATGGGTTTTATTGAAGCTGAGATAGATGGAAAACTTGTGATTGGAAAGCAGGCTGATATTGATAACTTAATTAGAAATATGCAACAGCAACAGCAATATGTTCCACCAGAACCAGGTTCTCCTTCACCTGTTACTTCGCCTGTTGGACAAGGTCTATCTGAAGACGATATTGAAAATATACTGGATGACATTACAAATGGCAGACCACCGGTTAAACTACAAAAGTTAAGCGAAGTCGAAAGAAGCATCTTGGGATGCTTGGGTATCTTATAAGCTATTGTTATTATATTACAATAATATAATAAAATAAATATAATAACATCTTGCAATTGAATAAATGGCTGGAATTTACGATGATATAAGATGTAAAAAAAAGAGAACTAATAATTTTGAACCTACACAGTATCAAAGTGAAGTAATCAATTACTTTGTCAATGTTTCAACCTACAAAGGATTACTCCTTTATCATAAGCTTGGAGCTGGTAAAACATGCACATCGGTTATGATTGCTGATGATATGTTACGAAAAAAGAAAATCAAAAAAGTATATGTATTGACTCCTGGTTCATTGAGAGTGAACTGGATTGACGAATACTGTAAAAAATGCGGAGATAAGTTCATATCTTCTCATTTCGTTTTTATGACTTACAATTCAGATTTGAAGAGAGAATTGGATAGTTATAATTTCGATAGGAGTTTGATCATTATAGATGAAGCTCATAATATAATCAATGGTGTAAGAAATTTATCCAGCAATGCACTTGCAGTTTATAAGAAAATATATGAATCTAACTGTCGAGTATTACTTCTAACAGGAACTCCAATTATTCAGTATATTTTTGAATGGTCTTTAATGGGTAACCTTTTAAATCCGAATGGTTTTAAAAACATTCTTAAGTATGATGGTCATAAGCCCTATTTAGTTGAGGATGTATTCAATCATAACAAGATTACAAACAAAGAATATCAAGGTATCATATCTTATTATCCAGGAAATAAAGATTTATATCCAACAACAATATATCACGAACCGATAAAATGCATGATGTCCAGAGAACAAACAATAAAATATGGAGATATTATACATTTGGAAGATATTACACTTGGAATTGGACCTCCAAAATATAATGATCCTAATTATATGTTTAAATATCAGAACTATATAAAAGCTGTAAAAAGAATACCTTCGAGAAAGATATCAAATGCAAATTCTGATTTAAACCTGTTAAGAATATATAATTCTATTAATTTTATGTTGTCTTATTTGCCATTGCTTGAAGCTAAATATGTTGACGAAAAGAATAATAGACAAATGGAGGGTAAAAGCAATCAGGAAATAGATAGAGCTTATGATATCCAAATTGAACTAATTCAATCCTATATACAGGTTTATATGTTTGAGAAAGAAGCAGTTATGCTTGGATTTAATAATTTGGTGACACAATTGTATAATAACAATAATCTTGATGCAATTATGATTCCCGATGAAATAAAAGAACTTGTCGACGAATTTAAAATTACACGATTGAAGTTGAAGAATCTGAATAGAGAACTTGAATCTATTACAAATAGAATATCAACTCAGTATCATATTCATCTTGCTTTTAATGATATTATTGAAAACCACGATAAGAATATTATTGAAAAACTCTTTCCAAATAAACCGAAAATAATTCTAAATAAAAAGAAGAATGATGGTGATGATGGTGATGACGGTGATGACGGTGATGACGGTGAAAACAAATCAATGGGGCTAGGATATTCTTCCAAATGGGCTGAAGATGGACTTTTCCAAAAATATCCTAATCTCCTGTTTAATTTTTCTTCTAAATATACAGCTTTATTGATAAATATAGTTTCTAGACTGAAAACAAAGCATGTAATATTCTCTTTCTTCAAGACTGGAATAGGCCTCGAAACAATATCTAAAATACTTGGAAGATGTGGAATAACCTATGGTATATTCAGTGGAGATATAAATGATAATGAAAGGAGACGGGTTTTAGAAGTTTTTAATTCAGTTGAAAATCGAGATGGAAAACTAATGAATATATTATTTATTACAGAGGCAGGCGCAGAGGGAATTTCTCTATTGGAAGTGAATAATATGCATATACTTGAGAGTTCAACTAGAGAGCATAAGATAACACAAGCTATTGGTAGAGTAGCCCGTATTTTTTCACATGTTAATATGCCAAAGAATAGACAGTATGTTAATATATGGAGATATTGGTCGACTTGTTATCCTCTAGATCCACCTGGTTCAACAATAAGAAGTCCTCAAATGACTATTGATGAGATATTGTATAACAAAGGTCAGGTTGTAGAAGAAGGTAAAAATATATTCCTTAGCAGACTCATTCAAAATGCAATTGAAATAGCTCCACCTAACCCTGACGACATGCCTACATCAATAAACTACGCAAATAAACTTTCAGGTTTATCAAATAACTTTTATGATATTGTTGATAAAAATATAACTGAAGTCATGTTTGATAAACCTAATTCTTATGTATTACTTCCTTTTACAACTTCCAGTATAAATATTCCACAGGAAACTAAGAATTTTCTTACTAGGTTTCCTAATATAGAACGCAAATCAGGATATTATCGACTTCCATATAACAATAGTATATGGGCTACATTAGAGACTAGAAATGAGCCTGGTTCTTATATTATTGTTAATAATAATAACGTGAATGTGATTTTTGCCTTTATTCAACAAACATTGAAGGTTCCCAAGAAAATAATAGACCCGTTACATCCTGAAGACCGTCCGGAAATATATAAGGATAGATTCAATAATATCGATAAGGTATTAACTCAGTTATCTAATTCATTACCGAATGGTTCTACTGTTTCAATTCCTTCTTCAATTGGAACAAACGGAGAAACGAAATTCATGTCTATTATACATGAAATCATAAGTGATGTGGGAAAGTCAAATACCAATATAAAATTCAAACTGTATATTGGATAATGATATACGAACTAATTATTTTAAATTTGAACAATTTAAAATAAACAAACTGATAATCAATTCACTTTTTCTATGAAACGGATTAACCTATCAATATCTAACTTTTCACAGAGAGGAAGACCGTATGTATTTACATAATCGAATAAGTTATTTCGAATTGTAAAAGCAGTATCCATTAGATGTTTTTCAAATTCATCTTGAAATTCATCTTCTTTTTCATCACAATCTTCTGATTCATATAATTCGTCATCATCACAATCATTTAAATATTTGAATTCATCTACAATCTTCTTTTTTATTTCTTCCATTATAAAATTATTTTATACTTATAAAATAATTCTTAAACTTCATATTGATAATCGGTTTGATTTATTTATCAATGTACTTTGAAGAAGAATCGAAAATCATCTTGCAAAACAGGTTAAAGTATTCATCTTTAACTAAGTCTGATTCTGGAAAGTATATATTCATATTATCGATAAAGATACAATACATATCATCAAGTTCTCTTTCATAGTGAATTTTCCACTTGCTAAATGATGGAAAATCACAAGGAGTACGATGAGATATATAATTTGGTCTAGCGTTCATTTTTTTATTAGAATTGGAAAACATCGAGAAAGACTATTTCAACTTTATTATTTAGGCTTTTTTTTTTAAGCTTGTATCAATTTCGATTATATCATCGCAATCTTCATCAGATTCAGATTTATGATATTCATTTACGGGTGACATATTATTTAACTCATTCAGTTCGTTTAGTATTTGTTCGTCTAAATCTTCACCACTCGATTCTTCTTCTCTTGTAGATGGTAGAGTAGGAGGAACTTCACGTCTTTCTTCTCTTGTAGATGGAAGTTCTCGTTTTTCTTCTCTTGTGGAAGGAAGTTCTCGTTTTTCTTCTCTTGTAGAAGGAAGTTCTCGTTTTTCTTCTCTTGTGGAAGGAAGTTCACGTCTTTCTTCTCTTTTAGGAGAAACTTCATGTCTTTCTTCTCTTGTGGAAGGAACCTCTCGTCTAATAGTAGAATGTCTATTTTTCTCTAATTTTGAAACTGTTTTTTGTGGTCTTTGAGGAATGTATTGATATTCCTCTACATATTGAGATTGTTTAGGCTTTGATTTTGCAAATAGTAATGAAGATATTAACTGGTCGTGTTTATGTAGTAATTTTTCCAGTGAATTAGCCTTCGATTCAAGTTGAACAATCATTTCATCTTGTGTTTCCAATTGTTCTTTCAATTTTTCAATTGTTTCGGATAAAGAGTTTGTCTTCAGTTTAAAATATATAGCTAAACCTGAAATTACAACAACTTCAGAAGCAATATGAATTATTTGTTTTCGTTCCATTTATCTTAAAATATACTCCGTTTTAAGTTAAAAATTTAAATTGTATTTAGAGTTGTAATAGCTATCGGTATTAGAACTTAAACTGCATATCCGTTTTTGACTATTTCTAGTTTTAGGAAGTCGTATATTTTAGGGATTCTGATTGTATATGGGACTTCTATCAATGTGATTCCTGCATCTTTACATAATGTTCGTTTCATGTAGTCTCTGTATTTTTGATTCAAAAAATGTTCATTATTCTTATGGAAATAAGGGGTAAATTTATAATGTTGAATACCATTGTATTCAATTGCTAACTTTAATTCTTCGTTAAAACAGTCTAATTCTAGATTGAAATTATTACCTGTTACTTCATTTCTTAGGAAATCGGGTCTTGCTTTGTTGAAAGGTCTATTGAACATGTGTTCTAAAACCCGTCTGCATTCGACCTCTCCTTTACTATCTCCAAATGAGTTTGAATTTGGAACGAATGGAGATGCATTTGAATTCATATTGAAATATGAATTCTTTTGCTTGTTATTGCCTATATTATAGTCAAAATACTGCTTTGTAGACCAACTTCCATTTCTACCGTTTAACCAATTGTAGATTGAATAGAAGATGATAAATGCAAAAGCGCATACGACTAAACCTTCAAAGCCATAGTTTTCCCATAAGTATTCTATCTTTTTGAATAACTGTAACATACTGTCTTTTACTTATATTAAATAAGAAATTTATAAACCTATATATTATCTAATAAATGGATATACTCAATACTCTAAAAGAAGGAGAAGTTCAGCTTAAAATCGAACAAGAATCTCAAGACCAAAAGAACTTAGAAATGAAAGAAGAATCTCAAGACCAAAAGAACTTAGAAATGAAAGAAATCGAACCATCATCAATATATAAAAGACATATCATTAACTACATCACTCTAATAAACGAGATTAATAGAGATACATTTCATATTGGATGTTGATAAATTTTGAATTTATAAAAGATTTTCTTTTATAAATGGAAAAATACCAGAACTTTGATGATGCTATTTTAGGCTTACAAAACGAAGTGAACAATTATACAATCAATCAGACAAAACAATATCCAAGTTTAACCGATAGTCCAGGTCGAGATGGAGAAATGAATATTCTAACTTCAAATTCAATTCCAAAGATTGATTTTAATAAACTGATTATTGCTGTACCAATCATATTGTTTCTCCTTTTTATCTATTTCAAACCTGATTTTATAATGGTAGATGAACCTTATGATAAATTTGGTAGAAGAATCAACTACGGCAAACTTATTATTACAGTATCAATATTGTCCGCATTATTCTATTGTTTGAAATATTTAAACTAGTTTCCTCTTGATAAATAAAAATTTTTTGCAATCCAAAATAAAACCACAAATCCTAATGTTTTGATTAATAATAGGATATAAACTGAATTTTGGCTTGCTGGCACGAACTTATGTATAAGTTCGTCTACATTCTTCATAGAGAATAGTACAAACAGAATCGCAATGATAAATAGGTCTTTCAATTCATTTGTTATTTTACTTATTACCCACTTATCCTGAACTCCAAATAAAGAATCTATAATTTGCTTCTCATTTTGACTTGGAACATAAAAATTATCCAATGGTAAACTCTCGATATCATCACTATAACGGTCCATTTTTTCTATTCATAATATCGTTTTAAATCGATAAGATTTTTAATAAATGAGATTATCACTATCCAAATTAGAGAGATTTCTAGCTAGCAAGGAATTTATAGCAAAGTCTTTTTTCACTATTGATGACAACTGCACTTTTGTAGAAGTTGTCAATATCAATACAACCGATACTTTATTCATCTATATTAATGATGACTATGTCCTCGACGTATCAAAAAAACAAGATGTTTTTAAACTGAAAGCAATCGATATCAATAACGAAGAATTCGAAGATGATATCAAGGATAAATATACAAGAGAACCTGACAACGAGGATATTGAAAAGGAATATGAGGAGATTGATATATCTGAAAGTAAACGACAAAATATGGAGGAATTTCTTGAGGATAATTACAAGAAAGAATTATCGATTAGAGATATCAACAAGGATGATACTATTAGACTAAAGGAGATTAGAAGACAACTCAAAAGAATGAGATTCTGTGTTCAAACCATAAAATATAAGCTCAGTATTATGTATAAGAATTATCTATGTATAATCAATATTGAAAACGAGGTTGACTTATATAAAATCAAGAGTTACGAAGGAGAAGATACAAGAAATCTATATGTAATGATTGACCTTGAAAATCTATATGATAATATATTAACCGTAAACTCTGATATCGTCAACATCAGACAAGGCTTATATGCCATATTCGATAAGAACCAGAGAAAACATCTTAGCAACTTTGATAAAATGATAACTGAAGGACAATCTATTTTTTCATATATTGATAAACTAAATCGAAAGAAAAATCAATATGAAGAATACCTTCAAAAATTATATTCGATGATTGATACTATAAATCAGTCTGAAAAGGAAAAAATGGAAAAGATTCAAAGCTTACGCGAAGAATATGAATCGGCAGGTGGAATTCATTCTGATATTCAAAAATCACATATCATCTCTAAATATGAAGGTGAAATAGAAGAAATTAAGAGTACGAAACATAAGGTTGTAAAAAACATTTTCAATATAAGAAACAAACTGGATGATATGGTTTTGTATACCGATAAAGTATTTTTCGATAATCTAGTGATGATTGACGCTATCATCAAAAATATAAATTCTCTAAATATAATTTAATCTTGTATTAATAAATGTACTATAAATACAAAAAAGAGGAATTCCAACCAGATATGAATGATATGAATGATATGAATGATATTAATGATATGAATGATATGAATGATATGAATGATATGAATGATATAACAGAAATGAACGCTGCACGTACTTCAACTTCCGGGAGTTCATCGGGTCTCTATATAGGTATCGGCGTATCAGTAGTAGCAGTCATACTCGTAGGTTGCCTAATACTATACAATAGGAAGAAGGATAAACAAAATTTCGGTTTTAGATTTTATTAAAAAAAAAATATATATTATGTTTAATAAATGTCCACTAATGTTAATAATGGAGGTTGTGTTTACAAAAATCTGCAAAACTACAATAATAGAAATGCTCCCGGAGTAATGGTTGTTCCAGCACCTAGCGGTCCTTACTATCAGATAGTCCCAAGCTATGGAGGTTCCATCGGTTATGATGCTCTAACTCACGGAGTTAGCTCTTCTTGTTCTGGATACTTTGCTATTAAGAATGCTTACGGTTGCGACGCTGAAGCAACTTACAACAAAAGAAACTGTTAACCAGTTTATAATTTTAATGTAATAAAACATTAAAATTACAATATCATTTATTCTATAATTTATTCCTCATCGTAATCGTCAATATTAATCTCATCTTCATCTTCCAATTCACTCTCGTCTTTATCTTGTTCATCACTATCATTTCCAGTCGTCAAGTTTTCAAGAATATCTTCAATATCCTTTTGTTGCTTCTGTTGCTCAATAAGGTTAGTAATCGACTTTTTCGTATTCTTAGCCTCCTCATTAAGTGATGCTACGTTTTGGGTAGGTTTCTTGGTCACAATTACAGGTGTATCATTTACTGGCAGTTTTGCTTTTTCTATTGTTTTTACATTCAACTGTGGAACTGGAATGTTAAATTTCTTCGCAGATACCAAGATTGGTTTCTTTTTAATCTCTTGAACCTTTGTCTCTTGAGGTGCGATTACTTTCTTTTTAGTCTCTTGAGGTTTAGTAGCTTGAACAATAATCTCTTGATGTTTAGTCTCTTGATGTTTAGTCTCTTGAGGTTTAGTAGCTTGAACAATAATCTCTTGATGTTTAGTCTCTTGAGGTTTAGTAGCTTGAACAATAATCTCTTGAGGTTTAGTCTCTTGAGGTTTAGTAGCTTGAACAATAATCTCTTGAGGTTTAGTCTCCCGAGGTTTAGTAGCTTGAACAATAATCTCTTGAGGTTTAGTCTCCCGAGGTTTAGTAGCTTGAACAATAATCTCTTGCGGTTTAGTCTCTTGAAGAATATTGGTCTCTTCAATCTTAGTCTCCTGTGATTTAATTGCATCATTGATTATTGTATTGCAGATTTTCAGATTGACTGATTCTTTAGGAATAGTCTCAACGACACTCTTTATTTTAAAATTCCAAGATTTAGCAACTTTAATATCATCTTCAGTTAGTGGCAATACCTTGTTTCCATCCTTCTTACCAACAATAAATTTGGTGTTGTCGCATACTAGATTTGTCTGTTTATGATATAAGAGACCATCACCAAGCTCTTGTTTCTTGTAAAACATATGAGTAATCTGAGTATCTGTAAAGCCTGCATATATCTTCTTTTTTAGTTCAGTTCTAACAGTTTCTTCTTCAGAACTATTGTTATCTTCTGGTAATTTTTTAGCCTGTGGTAGCACTTTCTTTTGTTTTAGCTCTTTACCTTCGTATTGTTTATGACGAGAACAATGCGAACTATCTCCCTTTACTTTTGAACCACAAACTGTTCCTGCGTTTGGTCCACGAGTAAAATTATAAGGACACGTGTCCTCTTCTGCTTTCGGCTTTGTTACTATTGGTTTTTTAGCTGGTTGAACTGACACCTTAGGAGGAACGACAACATCCTCAACACGACTAACAGGTAGAGTCACATGCGAATTCTCATTCACTTGAGAATTCACTTCATTCCAAAGGGAATCCAGTTCAGAAATATCCAAGTTGTATTTTTTAGATATTTTTGAGTTGTAGTTTGAAATAAAACTCTTAATAATAGTTCCAATATGATTCAATAAATGGTCTGACATTATCACTGATTTAAGTCAATAGAAAAAATAAAAATTCAATTTAAATAGGACCTGATATTCAGTTTCACTATTCAATTGACCTCATATATACCTGTAAATAAATTAGAATATTATTATATAATAATATAATAAATGGCTGATATAAATGATTATAAACGTCTTTTCGAACATTATAAGATGAAAGACCCTATTTATTATAACATTGAACATAAAAATATATTATTGGGTATAAATACTCGAGGAGTCGGATTAAGAGAAAAGGGACCTGCAAGATGGGTCGATGATGAATGGGAACAACTTTTCATTGATGCTCAAAATTATATTAAAAAGGATGATTATAAACTTCTTTTCGAACATTATAAGATGAAAGACCCTCTATATTATGCTAATAAACATAAAACTATATTATTGGATATAAATACTCCAGGAATCGGATTAACAGAAGATGGGACTGCAAGCTGGGTCGATAATGAATGGGCACAACTTTTCATTGATGTTCAAAATTATATGGAACAGGAGGAAATTGATACTTGGGGTGTAAGTAATTATAGAGAACTTTTTGAAAAGTATAAGGCGAAAGTCCCTTCATTTTTTAACAGCAAGTATAAAAAAATACTATCAGGTATAAATACTATTGGAATTGGAAAGATGCAAACGGTCTTTGGTCCACCAGAAAAAAGAAGAACAATCTTTAGAAATAAGGAATGGGAAAAACTTTGGAATGAAGTTGACGAATGTATGGTCGCTGATAATTGGGATAAGGAATATAGAAGACTAATACCTACTTTAGAACACTATAGAGTATCAGGTGTTTCTCAACCTGATATTGATAATGCAGTTAAAAATGGTGTTAATACATTTGTAAAACGTTCATTTATGCAAACATATAGAGATGTTCAAGAGGAATTAGACATTAGGAAACGTATTACTGACGAACAAAAAAACGAACTTATACACCGTACAGTGATTTATCAGGAGCCAATAGGATATATACCACCAGAGGCAATTTTAATAAAGAGACCAATATCTAAAACAAGGTTATCAGAACCAGTTAATCCTTGGTATAATGATAATTGTCATTTCGTTGCAGCATGGGACTTAAAATATATTAATAGAGAGGATAAACTTGCTTTAGAAAAAGAGGTTAATACTGTAAAAACTGGTCGTACTATTCTAGAAAATGTTCTTATGAAAGAAAGAACTCCTGGAAGTAAACTGTATGTCGCAACAATTTCTTATCTCGACGTTCTTAGACAACTAAGAAAACATTTATTAAATGATACATGTACTCTTCTATCATATTATAGAAGATATTGGGTAGAACGCGATCCTATATCAGGAGACATAACTGCTGAAAGTCCAACTCAAACAGCAAGTTGTAATGAGGAAATTCAAAATGGACACTCTGTTGTTGCTTGTAAGGATTCAGCTGGTATTGTTTCGATAAAAGATAGAGCACTATATCCTCCTCACGGTACTTTTCCTCCTACAAATTACACTTTTGAAAACTTCTTACAAAATGAAGAATATATAAATGATTACAGACTGTATTTTGAAATTCCAAATCCTTCATATCGTGGTTTAGGCGGAGACATAAAAAAAGCATTTAGTCCCAGAAGAAGAGCTTCATCTAGAGTTAAAAAATCACCAAAAAGAAGAGCTTCATCTACCGTTAAAAAATCACCAAAAAGAAGAGTATCTTCTACCGTTAAAAAATCACCAAAAAGAAGAGTATCTTCTACCGTTAAAAAATCACCAAAAAGAAGAGTATCTTCTTCCGTTAAAAAATCACCCAGAAGAACAGCTTCTACCGTTAAAAAATAAATCTTTGAATTTAATTCATATTTTGAATTAAATTTAAACTGTATCAGTTCATTTATGAAGTTCGTTATAATACTCCATCCAATCAGATGGACATCTTTTAGTACCACCATCATATGCTACAGCCAAATGATTTTCACATAAAATATCATTGAGACAGACTCCTTCGCAGTATACTTTTGCTAGGATTCTCCCGTATTTTTCGAGCTGAACATCCTTTAATTCAACTATCTTATCTAGAGCAATGTTAGTAATGAGTTGTTTTGCTAACTTTGCGCATTCTTTTTCAGTTTCGTTATGTGTTTTCATCTCAGGACAATCAATCCCGTTAAGACGGACCTGGAAACGATATATCGGTGAACTATCATACTGGAACTTAGATGCGACAGTAATTGTATCACCATCATATACTTTAACTACTTTTCCAAACTGAATAGGAGGGATAAATGGGATTGAATTTTTATAATTAATATTATCTAAATAACTAAAATCGGTTGTCATTTCTATTATTGTCAATATGATTTTAAACTATAAATATAATGTTTACCAAGAAGCTGGATTTGATATTGAACTATCCAACTTTTTTTTCAGAAACATCATAACTAAATGGTATACAATTGTGGTTAATCCAGCTACAATTAATATAGCCATTAAAATCTTGTTTTCCTCTTTAAAACCAAGTAGAAGAATCGATATACCTATAATAATATGGGCAATGAGATTAATTTTTATGGATGTAAAAAACCATAATATCAATAGAAAAATAAGACTGATTATTATATAAATTGAAATGATGGTACTAATATGAATCATTTAGATTAAGTGAATTTAAGAAATTTTCATATATAAATTTAGATTATGCTTCAAACGATATATCAATGTTCGATGTGTAATGGTATAGGTCATACTGAAAGATGGGCTCAAAAGAGGATAAAAAACAAGTTTATGAATATGATGGTTAATCTATTTCGGATATCAAGTTGTGAATACTGTATTGGAACAGGGATAAATATGCATAAGATGTCGAATAGTATATTGCATAAACCAATATGGTGAAATTAAATGAGTTATATAAATTCTGTAATGAACTCGATTCAGAAGAAAGTGATTAATACAATTTTATATTGAACATCAATATAAAATTTTACCATTTCATCCTTACACAACTACCCCGATGTCGTAAACCATCTGGATTTTCATACATGTACTTTTCGTTTCTTGAACCACCGAATATATCTAACTTTAAAAACTCTCTATATGTCTGTATATGTGTATTACCTGCATATACGATAATATTAATGCTTTCTTCAGGTTGATTTTGAACTTGTCCTTGTTTCGGTTTATAAAACTTAAACATTCTTGATAGAGCATACATGTCCATTGATAATCCATCTAATTTACTCAGTAAAATAGGTATCTTCGATATACTGTAATCTAGTATTTGGTGTTCAACACTAGAAAGATTAGTATCAGTCATAAACTTGAGAATAATATAAAAATAGGTGATTCTTTGTATTTCTGTTGTATGATGCTGAGTTGGTGGAAATTCAGTATGAATTAAGCTTGCTATTTTGTATTTTATAAAAGCTTCAATTACATCCTTGAAATATGTTCTTTTATCAACTTCCTTCTCAATTGAAGGATTGTTTTTAAAAATCTCTATAATCGAGTCTAAAATATCCCCTTGTTTTACAAATATTTCTAATAAGTTTTGAATTGGTTTACCAATTCGTTTTAGTATATTTATCTTTTGGATTGATGTTTTATGTTCTTTTAACAATACAGTTAACAGAACATTTATGTAAAAATGTTGGTTAAATAAGATGTTGCTCCAGTTTGACCTTATATCGATATTGTGTATTCTCATCAATTGACACTTATCAGCTGTTCTAGATGAAGGTTGTATACAGTCTCTATATTTTAATAGTAGCGAATCCATTGTGTAACTGGATGAAGGAATGTTAGGGTTTTTTAATTTGGACTGTAAATCAATATGAAAATCAATACTTTCATCATTAAACATATTATCAATTGTTGAATCGACTGCAAAGTTACTTGTTTGTGTACCTAAATCAATATTATAATGAGTTAACTCACCCTCTGTATCAGGCTTAATAGGGTTCAGCATAGATAGCTCAACATACAAGTCTGTAAACGCATAGGTATTTATAGATAGTGCATCAATATAGTCTTTAAATTCCATTGGTTGTGGGAACCTTTTATCTATGGACGGACAATGACCTCTTGTGTCTATATGTACTTCTCCAAAGAGATAAAATGTCTTCATCTTGTTTTGTCCGTCAATTCCTGCTAGGGAACCAGATGCGATACGATAAAAAGTATATGGACCTTCAATGTATGGTGGAGTTACTCTTGGAGCATGAAGGAGGTTATGTACAAGTCTTTGTAAAACAACATCATCCTTTGATGCATATCGTTTCTTTTCATCAGATAAATGTTGAATGTAAACTGCATTGTAAGTGTTTTGAAATGCTTCAATATGCTGTTTTTCGTTTGTTGATAAAGTGATGAGCTCTCCAGTATCACTTTTTGATTCCATTTATTATACAGAAGATTATTTACAATATGATTTTGTTTATCTCCTACAACATTATAGAAATCAATTCATCTTGCAATGCTATCGACGATATGAACAAGTGTCCAAATACTGATAGAGGATGTTTTAATGATACAGATGTCCAATAGTATATTGGTAATTAAACTTAAATATTCTATAAATTAAGTAAAACAACTTAATAATTTAAACTCATTATCAATATGGAAACCATTAAGTCAAAGAAAAAGGAGAAGTTTTTAGCGAATGCATCATTTGAAGCATCAAAGTCACCGATGTTGTTCAGACACGGCTGTGTTGCTGTATATGATGGAAAGCAAATTGCTTCAGGTTATAATTACTACCGAACATATTCAAAGGATAAAACTATATTATCAGAATATAGTTGTTCTATGCATGCAGAAATGGATTGTATAAGAAAAATAAGGAAAGGCAGGTTTAGAAGTAAACTGAAAGATATTTGTTTGTATGTTGTTCAAATAAGTAAAGATTGTAAATTCAAGAATTCAAAGCCTTGTTCTAATTGTACTTCAGTATTAAAAGTTAATAAAATAAAGAAGGTCTATTATACGATAGGTGAAGGATTTGTATGTAGTAAGATTGATGCTATAGTCTCGAGGGACTCGTTTGGTACTACCTATTTGAAAAATATAAAAAATGTGGATTGAATATAAATTCAATTTATATATTTATTGATAATATAAACATGAATAAAACGAGTCTAGTTCATCATCCAGTTTATCTTTCATTTGAAAAGACGGTGGTATGCAGTGAATGCTTATTATATTATACCTGTAAAGATTGTATAAGAGTATGTAAAAGGGAGATACTTGACACTTCTAATTTTGTATATTTCCAGTATGATTGTAAAGAGTGTTTGAAGCGAATTAAGATTCTGTTATGCAGTGTTTGTAAAAATATCAAGTGTAAAGGGAAATGTAATAAATCAGTCTGTAAAACAATTTAATTAAATATTATTAATATTTAATTGAAAATCAAGGTTAAATTCATCATTCATAAACAGCCGTTTCTTTCCGAATCATCTCTTTGGACTTAAGGTATACTGATATTGTGCCGAGATTTCCAACATTTGACCTAAATAAGATGGGTAAATCTCTGCCTGTATAGATATGTAGTTTTGTATTCAATCCTGAAATTTTCATTATTCTTTGAAGTTGGTCAGTTGAAAAAGTAGATTCAATCACTTCACTTTCCTTCTTCTCTTCTGAATCGTCATCATCATCGTCGTTATCACCGAAAGATACACTCCTCTTAATGATGCTATCAACATCAGCAATGAATTCAATATAAAAGTTCTTGGAAACAACTTTTATATTATTGCTTCCAATACTACATATGTCCTTGCACATCTTCTGAAATTCAGAAGAATTCACGATAATAGGTCGACCATATCCTGTTGGTACTTCAATATCCAACACTTGAATATTCAATATCTTGATATAAGATGTTGTTGTCCTTGTGTTCTCTTTTGGAATCGTCTTAATTTGTAACTCGTCTGATGCATCCGTATCAATATTCATCTGTAAAGAATCCTTTTTCTTAATCGATTTCAAAATCTTATGGAAATGGTTTAAATTTAGCCCGATACATAATTTATCTTTATCGTTTGATTGGAACTTGTAAGATGTAAAATTCTCAGATGACAATGTTAAATCAATTAGTGTCAATTGTGGGTGGTCCATAATCCTGAGATTAATACCATTATTATCAATTGCGAAGTAGCCTGTTTTAATATTATTTGTTAGTAGTTCAGATAGTATCTTGATATAATAAGCTTCGCTTGTTTTGCATTTAAAAATTGGCATTTTATTTTTTTGTAGGTTTAAAACTTTAAACAATGAATTAAAATCTTTTTTAATTATAAATGAGCGAAGATAGCAACGTATTATATTATCCCGTAATGTATCTAGATGATAATGACTTTCAAGGAGATGAACTCGTCCTTCCAAACGATATGCAAAACCAAAAAGATGTTGTCGTTATGTTTCAAACCTCTTGGTGTCCCCATTGCACAACTGCAAAACCTGATTTCCAAGAGTTCGCAGAAAAGTATCAAAATGAAGTCTTTTGTGCAACAGTTCAAGCCGATGGTGATACTCAAGCAGAGAAAACTCTTGGAAAAAGAGTAAATGAAATTATTCCCGGATTCCGAGGATTTCCTGATTACTGTATATTTGTCAAAGGAAAAAGAGTTAATAAACAAATAAAGGACCGTTCCATTCAGGGACTTATTGAATTTGCAAATGTATAATCTATTTCATAATAATAAAGACATCAGATGATAAAAATAGAGAAAAGTTCTGACCGTTCTCAACTTGGAACTGCAGTTAACTTACAACAATATATCACTTCGGACAATAAGAAGATTGTTACAATTATTGCAGAGTATCATGACTATAACTTCAATTGTATAAATAACAAAGACATATCTCAGTATTGTTTTGAAGAAGTAAATAACAATAAAAATTGCCGTATACTACTTGAATATAGTAAATACGATGACCCAAAAACGATAGGTTCAAAAACGATAAATACAACCTATAAAAAACTTGTAAAACATAATAAACAAAAGCATATTATTCCAATTGATTATCGAACTCTATTTCTTAGAGCGAACGGACAATCAAATATATATGATATCGACTGGCGTAAAACCAACTACACAAAAGAGAAGGTTATAAAGAAGTTTATTCAACCTTTTTACAGTCTTGCAAAAAAGATATTTACAATAGATTCAGACCACTATACATACGATTCATATCTCAATATACAAAAGTATATTATGAATGATATTGTTCCACAGTTTGATTTTATACTCAGAAATATTGACAATCTCGATATGGGTCATTTACAAGAAGAACTCAAAATCAATTGGAATAAGGTAATGGATATTGGTATCATTATCACTATCCTAAAGAAGGGGAAATTAGATGAATTCATATTGATAGCTGGAGTAAGACATTGTAAAAATCTACAGAAGATGTTGAATACTTACTTTAAAAATGACTTCAGATTTCTTCATGAACAACACGGTGATAAAGGTAAGTGTATACAACTAGAAGAGACAAATGATAAAGTGAATCTCAAATAAGAATGAGTAAGAATGAGTAAGAATGAGTAAGTGATAAATTTAAACTTGTTATCAGTTTAAATTTATTAGTAGATTGATAATATTTCATCAAGCCAAATGCAATCTTTATCGAAGCCTAAATAACATCCTGACGTCTTACATTTATCGATTGTAAATTTGCTCAAATCGACGGTATCTAATCTGGTTCTTTTATTAATTTCATTATATTCCAGTATCCTTTCATACAGACAATCTTCGTTAATATCATGTTCTTGAAAAGCTCGTTTCAACTTTTCAAACAGTTTCCTTTTATCAATGCATGGTCTAATACACTTCTTTCCTTCTTCTACATCTTTAAAAATGAGTTTGAATCGACTCGATAATTTATCAACTATTGATAATGCACTTTTGTTGGGCATATCCTCAGGCTTTACATTTAAAACATTATTAGCTTTTTGAAATAAGCTCAACGTCTTGTTGCTCTCTAATCTATCTGTTTCATATAATTCAATAAAAATATCACAATTAAAAGTAGGTTGTATTTTCAGGATTTCCTTTATGGCAACTATACGGTGTTGACCGTCAAGTAGTCTTACCTTTCCCTCTGAACAACGAACCACTTTAAATGTTCCGATAACATGTTCTTGTTTTGTAAATTGTCTTGCTAAACACTTTATATGTTCGATATTTAACGGTCTTTGACCAGCCCAAATTTCAATGTTTTTTACAAACTTGTCGGCTTGGGTAACATAAAACTTTACATTTGCATTCTCATACAAAAGATTACCCAAAAAAACATCATTTTCTGTTTCAGATTCAGATTCAAAATCCGAATTCGTTTCTACATCTACTGACATGTCTAACGTATTCTCTTCTACTAATTTAGACTCATTTTCAGTATTAGATAATTCATAACCAAATATTTTACTAATTGAGAACATTTCCTACTATAATCAGATTCCATTCTGATATTTCAATTTAAGAAAAATAGAGATAATCAAGCTAAATTCATATCTAATTTCTAAAACAAAAGAAACAAGAAAAGAATGATTCAATATAATCAATTCTTTCTTCAATCTTAATACCCCCTGAATTATGTCCGTTTATTTCTCGTTCAAGTGCTTTCTCTAATCCCTTTTCGTATTCGAAATCGCTATACTCGTTTTGATTATCAAACTCATTACTATTGAAACACATTTATTTATTTCAAGATTGAATTAAATAGAAATTAAGCCTGATACTTTGGAATTATATGTTTTAATTTTAGAGTTGATATACAGTTCGAAATAATTACTGTAATCATCAGACTGAAAATAATCGACGCAGCCATAAAGAAGTAGATGTATATAGTTAAATTTTGGTCCATTTATTATAATTCTCTTAGATTTTAAGTTGTAAAACAATATCTTTTTCTATAATAAATATTAAATGACTAGTAAACCGATTCCGTTAAATAAAAAACTATATGAAAAAGTAAAATTAGAGACGAAAAGCAGGTTCAAAGTGTATCCTTCTGCTTATGCAAATGGATGGCTTGTTAAAGAATACAAACGAAGAGGAGGAACATATTCAGGCAAGAAACCAAAGGATACAGGACTAACGAGATGGTATCAGGAGAAATGGATAAATGTATGCGAATTACCAAGGATAGTAAGATGTGGGCGTTCTCTTAAAAATGTTCCCATTCAAATATGGATGAAACAGTATCCTTATTGTCGACCGTATTATAAGATAACAAAAGGAACACCAAAAACGGTTAAAGAGATATCAAGGGTAGAAATCAAACGGAGATGTGTTAGAAAACGGAAAGACCCAACAAAAAGAGTAGTATAATTCTATTCTGTATTTGATATATGACTCCTATTTCTTCCATTATATAACACAAAATATTATTAATTTTAAATTGAATTATCGGTTAACTTTATCGTAATTAATAAATGAATCAATTCGATAAGTTCAATCATAATTTATATTATTTATTAAATCCAACTGTATTTCAGCCTTCGAGATTTGTTAATAACAAATACGGTCGAAAATACACTCGTTCTGATTATGAGAACGATAAAACGATGGGTTGTCGAGGAACTTCATTTTATCTCTTTGCGTCGTTAACCAATGGCATGCAAGAATTAAATGAAAGCATCTCGAAGAGGGAATCTTTAGAGTCTTATATTTCAAAATATGAACTGTTATCACCATCGAAAACTGTGAATACAGAAATAGACATTCCGAATAAATCAATTGCTATCGTGAGTCTATTTGCCCGTGTATTTGAACAATATTATGTACCGTGGCATACCTTTATTCTCATTCGTTTTGATAATCCATCTGGAAACAACTTTAAAATCTTACAAAGTTGGAATGACGAAGAATTAATAATTTCTATAAATGAGTTAAGTTTGAATTGGTGTTCAAGTCCATCTGATTGTTTATTATCAATTGTTCAAAATAGAGACGTCAAATGTTGGGAACGATTATTTGGACATAAAACGGTTGTCAGTCTGAAGGAAACTGAAACAAGTGAAAATCTTAAGTTTCAGTTCAATTTCCAAGTGTTAGTTGACGATATCGATTCTTCTTGGTATTAAAGAATAGTTTAGTAAACAATATAATTTTATATTGTTTATCAATTTGTGGAGGTAATCATAGCCTGTATTGTGAGCGTGATAAGTAGTATATTTGGTAGCATAAGTAGAATCATAAGTTGGTGTTGTCGATATATAACTGCTATAGTTAACATTATTTGGATTTGAAGGATAACTTGAGGAGGGATATTGTTATAAGATGTTTTGTTAATAAAATACATTTTATTAGAGGATACGCTTAGTTTAAACTGATTCAATCTGAATCTGATTCTTTTTCGTTTTCATCAGAATATTCAAAATCTGAATCTTCATCAATGTGAGTTTTTGCCCTGCAGACAGGACAAGTATACTTCTGTACGAGTTTTTGGAAACAACACCTACAGATATAATGATTACAATCTACTGTCTTCGTCATAGTGGTCTCATAACATACACAACATTGCTCTCCGTCAACAAACTGAGTACCAAAAGGTTCGGTGTATTCTTGAAAGTTACCTGTTATTTTATCAAATTTGAGCTTGTGAACAACATCATTAATAAATGTTAACATATCCTTTATATTTTCCTCTGTAAATTCATTATTCTCTCCTCTTTCGAACGAACAAGAATAGACAAATAGATTCTTGTAAGGAGGAAATTTATCTCTCAGTTCAAAAATCATATGAGAACAACGTTTAGAACAAGGAATTTTTAAGGCTGATTTCACTTTAATGTTATCGATTTTTGAGATACTACTAAAACCCATACAGTAGTGACCACCTTCATTATTTGATTTATCGATAATATTTTTATATTTTCTATAGCAATGGTTTGCAATTAAACTGTATAAATTGTTATTTTGATTTTCCATTATATTCTAATAATTATTCATTAATTTTTAAACTGTAATCAAATTTATTCATTGTTTCATCTACATAAGAATTCCAATATGATTTTGATACTAGAATGATAGAAATCGATTCTTTTCGCAGTTATGTTATACCATCTATCAATTATTCTTGGTTCTATTACGATAAAGTCTGTTGTTGGAACTCCCCATGATGTTAAAAAGATATAGTTCTGATATAGTATAACAGCTCTGATAATTCCTCTTGTAATTTGATTGTACAATATATCGATTACTTTAACCATTTATTTTAGTCTATAATAATAAATCAAATGAAATCGATACATGTGGAAGTGGTTTGATTATTACTTTTTTAAAAGTAATAATGTAATAATGTAATAATGTAATAATGTAATAATGTAATAATGTAATAATTTTAGACTGAAAGCAATTTAGACTTGCATGAATAATTCGTTTTTACATTCTATGCAATATACATTGGGATTATTTGGATTGAACTGAATTGCAACCTGTTCACAGTTACAACATAATACTCTTGTTTCCCTAACCAATCGAGGTCTACGGATATTACTAGACTTACAAGAGTCGCATATATGAATTCCTTTCTTGATTGTATGAATCTCATATTCACAGATTGGACAATAGGTTAAATTTATCTTGGTTTCATTTGTTGAACAGTTATTGCATACAAAACCATATCTGTCCTTTTTAAAAGAGAATGTGGAATTATCACATCTATAACACATCGCCTTTACCATTGGAGATAAGCCGTTATTAAACCTTTTTTCACATTCAATACAGAATGTAACTCTGTTTTTATCATAAGTACTTGTTAGAGCTGAACATCCGCTACATATTGCCTTGTAACTTCTTCTGAGCATTACTTTGTCGATACAATTGGTGCTTTGACAAGGGAGAGGATATACCTTTTCATTCTTTACTTCTTGACTGTTTCTCATCTCTCTCTCGAATTCAACCCTTTCAAACTCTCTGATTTTCAAATTATCGATATCGATAATGAAGTCATTATTAATAATAATTTTGATGTGATTATTAGCCATTTCCTAATTTATTCTTTAAGTTCGCTTTAAATTCAATTTAAGAGATTTTTCGGGTAACTTTGAACGGTGATTGACTTCCGTTACTTTACGATAGGATTATTTAGGAGCTATATTAAATTATTTAAACAATATAAAGAGGAACTAAAAATGGTCGTTAACAATAAGAAAGTAAAGAGAACTAAAAAACCAAGTCAAGAAGGTGTTCTAGAAACGAAAGTAGAGAATTATAAACCAAAGGGAGAGGTTACTGGTAATCTGTTTACTAATCCAATGATAGAATCGGCTTTGAAGTCCTTGTCTCCTGAAGAACTGTCTAGGTATAGAGCTTTAGGTGAGGAGATGTACGGGACAGTTGATTTTGAAGAGAATAAGATTCTCAATAATACTCCTGCACCAATGTACGAGGCAGGAGCATATCTACGAGAGCAATTGAAATCAGGACTTCATCCGTCAATGATGGATGATGACGAGAAGAGATTGATGGAAGAGTTATTTGGTAAAGAATGGTATAAGGAATGGGGTTATGTAGAAGGTGATTTAACCGATATCGTTACCTTGTTTAGATAATATCGAGAGTAGTATTTTATATTGAATATCAATATAAAATTTTATAATGTAAAATATATTTATTATGATAAATGGATAAAAAGAGTAATGGCGATTCTCAACTATGGGAAGTAGCTAAAAATGTATCTATCGACCACCGTGTGGTTGTGATTATCGTATTGTTGATATTACTTCTAATCACTCTAACATTCAAGTTCTCTGGTAGTGAAAAATTTATGAGAGCAAATGATATTTTTTCAAAGGGATTTGCAGTTATAAATTTTGTACTAATTATATACGTAATCTATATCAATATCCAGTATAATGCAAATAATGATGAAAGAGCAAATAGAGAGCAGTCTTATAAAATGTCAAAATATTTATGGTCAGATACGATTGATAATATGGTAAAGTACTTTCCAGAAACGTATATATTCTATAATCAACTTGAACAGTTTGATACAAGAACAGAAGAAGAAATACTAGCAGAACTCAAACCAAATGAGTCTAAAACGAAACTGTTAAATTGTTATTTTAGTAACATAATAGTACAAAACTTGGAAGACTTCTTAACACTAAAGAAATATTTAACAACAATTGACCATCTATCATGGGTAGTCACATTTTATCAGATGTTTCAGTCTAAAATTCTACAGGAAAATTGGAAAGAAGTAAAAACAACATTTGCACCAAATACAAGTAATGTTATTCAGCAGTTTGTTGATATTGGAATTAAAGCTGAAAAAGAAAAATTATCAGAAGGACAAGTTGCTGAATTACTTAAGAAAATCGATTTCACCTCTTAATTTCAAACTGAATCGCAACAAAATATTTATTATTGATAATAAATATTGTAATATGTTTACCGTTGTTACCCGCTGTATTTCCATTTGGATTTACAAGACATGCATTGGGCGAACGTAGTCATCGGTTCATCACAACTTCTTGTTTGTTTTGAATAGGAGAATACTCGTTTGCTACCACATCTACATTCGAGTGCACCTTCTTCAATCTCTATTGGGTTCATTACAAATTCATCCTGTTCTTGAAGTGCATTTCTCACTATATCAAATGATGAATGTTCCCATCCAATTTTCTTCTTTTTTATATTGTTGAGCACTTCATTTCTATCTTTACCGGATTTGAGGTCTTGTACAATTTGAAATACATTCCTGATATATTCACAGTCAAAAGAATCGGGGGTCTTATTTTCTCGCTCTGTTATATTATAAATCCACTTCTCTATGATAGTGATGTTGTTCTCTTTCTTAATAACGATATTGATTGCTGTCTTTCCTTTCCTTCTCAATTCAACTTTGGTTTCGTCTTGCATTTTGCTGATTTATGATTTTCTAAATCATAAATTTCAATTTAAGATTGAGTATGAAATGATACCGTGATTCATCGCTATTTAAAATTATGTTGATAATAGATAAAAATGGAAAATACTGATATTCCCGGCTATGAACCTCCTTCCAAGATTAACTATTCAAACAAGAGTTCAATCTATAAGACATTTACCCCTGGTCTTAAAGCTAAAAAGAACGAGAAATTCGGCCGTACAACAGCAGAAGCGAAATACGGTCAATATGATTTTGAGGAGGAAAAGTGTCCTGAGTGTAATCTTTCTCCTAAGCAAGTGTGTTTCTGTGGATACAATGATAAGACTTGTGCTAATGGTCATACCTGGTATTATGATAGAGACGGAAAACTTAAGAATATAAATCCCCATAAAAAGTAAAATTTTAAATACAAATTGTATTTGAAATTATAATGTTTGGAACCTAAGGTTCAATATAGATTAGATTAGTCTTTTATTACTTTTTGATTATTACTTTTTTGACGACTTTACGAACGACTTTATCATCTTGAATAACTGGAGGTGGTGGCGGAGCTGAAGGTTTAACGTCATCATCACTGTCACCATTAAGGCTTCCAGTATCATCATTTTGTGTTGTTGAGAATGATTGAGTAGATGTTTGAATTGGAGTATGTGTTGCAACTCCCTCATTCAATAGTTTTGATTTGATAACTACTGGTCGAGCAAGGAGTCTCTTCATTCCAGTCTGTGTAACTTCAACTACAGCTTCATACACCTTTACTTGTAAGCAAATTCTTGCTCCAATAAAGATTGATTCAATCTTAATTGCTGCGTTCACATAACAATATTTACCAATAAGGTCAAGAGGATTAATCTCTCTATCACTTGGGTCGAAAAATTGCGATACAAACTTATCATTCTTCTTAGAAAAGATGAGCTTAGGATAAAGAGTGGGTCCGGTTCCTGGAACTACCCTCATTACTCTCTTTCCATTTTCCATTGCAGGCTCTCGTTGCCAGTATAATGGATTAAGACCTCCCTTGGTTTTCTTGAAGTCATTAATGGAAAGCTCAAATAGCTGTTCAATTTCATGAGGATTTTCAACCAGATTCCCAATGCAATGGTCTACAATCGCATCGAAAGTTGTTGTCCAGTCCTTTTGTTCTTGAGTAGCTCCATCACGATTCCAAAGGCAAAGAGGAAGAGTCCATCCATTCACCTTTTGAGTCTGAGCGTCCTTGTTCTCACTCACTCCAAAAGAGAACAAACGACTCGTAGGGAGAATCAAGTCTCCTACTGAGCCATCTTCATTTCGAGTTGAAATGTTGATTCGTTTGTACTCAATCGGAGTATCAGGAACTGCTCCTCGAATTGGTTCTGAGAAGATAATACGGTTTACATCATAGTTGGATACTTGGATTAATTGATTATTAGACATTTTACTATTTCTGTTTATCTTTTAAATTTTAAATTTAAAATCAATTTGATTTTATCATATGATAAATGGCGGAAAAAAAATACAGCATTGAGAATAAGGATACTCATTTGATAGGTAGATTTAGAGATTCTGATGGGAATTTTACCTATAGTAGTACAGGAGATGATTTTTTCGAACTCAAGGCAGACCAGATATCATATTCATCTTATCATTTTTGTTCTGATGTTATAAAAAAAATACCAAACGATGATTTTCTCGTTGGTGTTGTTTATGGAAGTAGGTCCGATACGACTGTAGATATACAATTTATGGTGACAGGAAATTCACATATCATATTGACTAATGAAATTACAGGTAGAAAACATCCTTTTGATTCGAAAATTTTAAAAGATTTTAATAAATATATGAATAGTAACATTACAGATACATTCGAAGATATAAATGACGCAAGAGAACGGGAAATAAAAGAAGAAATATCTAATAATTATGAATCAATTGGAGTTAAACAAAAACAAGCTGACCCTCAAATGAAAGGACCAACTAGTATCAAAAATCCTCCTAAAGTTGGTTCCTACCTAGTTTTAAAGAGGGATGACGTACATCGTTTTTTGGAAAATGTCGGCGATTGTTTAGACAAAACTGACAGTTCTATTTTTGCCGTATGTGTTGTTAAAGTTAGCATAGTGAAATTTACAATTGAAAAGATAATTCAACATAGAATTAATTGTGAAAGGACTGGAAGAAAAGTAATTCCTGATAAAGATATGAAAGAAAGGTCTATCAATTGTTGGAACCTATTAAATATAAATAACCGTGTTAAAAAAATATTAGATAAACAAATAGAATCGAAAGAAAAGGTCGATAGGACTAACAAGCTTATATTATGTGAAATTTTGAATATACCATCATCACATTGTGAAACATTAATTAATAAGTCTGAATCTAAAGCAGAGCCTAAAGAAGAGCGTAAATTTGTTGATAGCGCTCGTGCTGGTGCCGGTGGTTATTCGGATTTTGGTAGACGTGATGGTGCCGGTGGTTATTCGGATTTTGGTAGACGTGATGGTGTCGGTGGTTATTCGGATTTTGGTAGACGTGATGGTGCCGGTGTTGGTTCTGGAGCTAGAGCTTGTAGTCGTGACAGTGCTCGTGCTGGAGGTTATTCAGGTGCGGGTAGTCGTGACAGTGCTCGTGCAGGAGGTTATTCAGGTGCGGGTAGTCGTGATAATGATATCGATGATGGTTATTCAGAAGTAGTTAGACGTCCTCGTAATTTTCGTAAACAGAATTCTCCAAAGAGAAAACAATCTGTTTCGAATAAGAAGATAGATTCACTTTATACTTTAAAAGAACTACAAAAGTTCGCAAAACGAGGAGGATTAATAGGTTATTATAAATTAAGAAAAAATGAATTGATTACAGTTTTGAAAAAAGTATATGAGTTCTAACTATTTTATTAAACTTAAAATAAATCAGATTGGATTCTAATTTATTTATATCTTTTGATATTGAAGAACAATATTAAATATGTATACTATTTAGTGACGGACTCTGTCGCGAAGAGATATTCATAAACTCGTGATGATATTATCTTACCAATTTTCCTCTTCTTTCCAGTGGATAAATCATAAGTTAAGTTTGTCAACATATCAGCTCTCTCTCCTTCTTGTAAACTTTGATATGACATGAATAGTGATGATAGAGAAGGATAAGTCTTTGATATTACAGTTGCTATAGTATCAGAGATTTGAGGTATCATTGATAGTTGACAAATGAACCATACTTCAGGTGTCATATTATTCTTTTTCTTCTTATGTAAAGTTGAAGAATATGATATTGTTTGTGACTCACTTTTAGTTTCATTTTCTTCTCCTTGATTTTGAATTGCGAAAACATCTTTATCTCCAAGTTTAGAAAATAGTTTAATAATAAAATCGGAAGTTTCTTCTATTGAATTTGTCCTGTGAATTTTAATATTATCTCTAAACATCATATTAATGATACTGCTAATTAGAGTAGATGTATCAATTTGTTTTCTGTCTGATTTTATCAATCGTCTACCTGTTTCGTTAAATGGTCCTTCGATGATATACATTATCTTGGATGAAGGTAACCCGGATGCTTGAAGGAGTCTACATCGTTGTTCTCTAAGTCTCCCGTCACATATCGAAGCTTTGAGGTCGGCTATGGTTTTCCTCTCAATAATAAGAAATGGTTCCAGTTCCCTTTTAATCAGGATATCTCCAATATCTAGATTTTCTGTTGTATGTTGAAATTTTTGAATATTGAATTGTTCAATGAGTTTCATTTCTCTACTGTCGATGATAATTTCAAAATTTGACATATGATTTATACTTGAGTTATATTAGTATAATTTATGTTTAAATTTAAACATAAATTTGTTAGATTAAATAAATGAGTAGCATACAAGATAACGGTAACGAGATAGAAGTTCAGATTAAAGAGGAGTTTGATGATGAGTTTGCTACGTATAAAAAAGATACTGATTATAAGGATAAATATGAAATATTATGTATCAAATTCAATTCCCTATTGAACTATACAGAGTTGCTATATAATGAAAATACAAGATTGCAATCCGATAATTTAAGGTTCAAAATGCGTTTATCATCAACATCACAGAACTTGGCTGAAAAGGAGAAGATGTTTTTGATTTTAAAAAGTGTTTACAATAGTAAATGAAGGGAATACGAGAGCAAAAACCAGAAAAGATGAGGAAAGATTTGATATTTATGGAATGTGCTAGTAACAGAGCTATTAGAAACAAATCAAAAAACCAGCTTGAAATTATCCTTAAAAAATGTAGAAAAAGTAAGAATATAGATTTTAAGCATTTTTTACAGAAGAAGATTAAAGTTAATATGGGTGAGAGAAAGGAAAGAGGTTGGTCTGTTCCTCAGTCATTAGCAATATCATACGGTCAGGTAAAAAAGATGTATCCTTCTTGTGTTTTCAAAAGTGCTTCATCGCCTAAGAAATTGGTACGAATAAAGGTTCAAAAGGGTGGTCTATCTGGATATAGTTTAAAACTTAGTCTGGTAGACAGAAGAAAAGCATTGAATAGATTGGTTGATATATACGGTTGGGGAAACATAGTTAAGAAGTTGAATGTACTTTTTGTCTATAATAAAAATAATCATCCTGTGAATGCTTTAAAATTTCGAAGAGACATGGTATATATACAGAAGAGATACAAACCTAATTATACGAAATCGTAAAAATAATGTCTTTAAATCTAATTTAAAAATAAGCTTGTTTTTAAATTAAATGGAAAATACCGTAGTTAAACCTAAAAGGTGTTTATCTGCTTATCTATATTTTTGTTCAGATATAAGTTCAAAAATGAATTGTAATCCTAAAATATACTCTCAACTTTGGAATGAATTTAAGAATAACCCTGAACATGTAGATAAAATGGAAAAATATACTGAATTAGCAATGATAGACAAAGAAAGATACACTAGAGAAATGATACCATATAATATATTTTTGAAAGAAAAGAAAATAAAGGAAAAACAAGAGGAGAATGAAGCTAAAAATATGATAAAAGAAAGATATAAATTAGAATTGAAAGAATTGAAGGAATCGAAAGAATTGAAGGAAGTTAAAAAATCAAAAAAGAATTCAAAACCAATTGAACATGAAAAACATATGTATCAAAACAGAGAGCTACGGGAAGAACCACCGGTAGACCATATACGACGAGAATCAAGAGAAGAATCAATGCTAGAACACAGACAGAAAGATTCAATCGAAGAACCAAGGGTAGAAAATAGAAGACGAGAACAATTGACGGAACTTAGAAGAGAAGAACCTCGTTTAGAACATAGACGAGAATCAAGAGAAGAACCACGTATAGAACACAGAAGAGAATCAAGAGAAGAACCTCGTTTAGAACATAGACGAGAATCAAGAGAAGAACCACGTATAGAACACAGAAGAGAATCAAGAGAAGAACCTCGTTTAGAACATAGACGAGAAGCAAGAGAAGAACCACGTATAGAACATAGAAGAGAAGCAAGAGAAGAACCACGTGTAGAACACAGAAGAGAAGCAAGAGAAGAACCACGTGTAGAACATAGACGAGAAGCAAGAGAAGAACCTCGTGTAGAACACAGACGAGAAGCAAGAGAAGAACCACGTATAGAACATAGACGAGAAGCAAGAAGAGAACCATTACCAAAGGAATCTCATAAAGTTAATAAAAGAGATATATATGATACAAGTGATGATTCAGATGATAATATTATTATCAAAAAGAGTCACGAGTCAAGTAAGACACATGAAAAGAATAAAAATGTCAAATCAAAGATTGATTTACAATCTTTATTAAAAAAGGCTCAAAGTAAGGTTCAAAATCAAGTTGAAGAATCGGAAAGCGATGACGATGAGAAAATATCGAATTTTAGGTCTCGATATTGAATTATAATTTGATTATAATTATAATCAAATTACTAATAAATGAAAGAAGAGTATATTAAGAAAATATTGAAGATAATTACAATAATTATCTTTACATTTCTACTTGCAACCTATTATAAAAATCTTATATTAAATAAATACATAATTGAAGGGAAAACAAGTTTATTAATTCACCAATTTGCGTCTATCATATATTATAGCATAATAGCTTTTGGTTTTATTATTATTTTAATCCAAGTTGGAATTGAAAAATCAACTATACTAACTATATTTGTTACTATAGGATTTACGATTGGATTGTCTCTTCAAAATATCTTATCTAGAAGTGTATCTGGAATTTATATAATGTTGGGAAATTTGTATAAAATAGGAGATTACGTTGAAGCTGGTAAGAATAAAGGATATGTTAAAAAATTCAACTTTTTCAATACGACATTATATAATGAACAAAATAAAGTTGATATATTAATTCCAAATAATCTTATAGATTCAAATGTGTTAATAAATTATACAAACGCAGGTTTAAATGGACCTGTTAACCTCTAAAACCAAATCCTCCAGTCATTCTTTGACCAGAAGTTCTCTTTGGAAATTGTCTGATATAAGCCATTTCTGAATTTCTTTTTCTCATGAGTCTTTCTTGTAGGTCATTTCTAAATTCAAGAGAATTATCTAGGAAGGATTGATTAACCATTTCTCTCATGTTGTCACTGTTTGAGCTGTAATCATCTTTCATTGGTCCATATTGGTCTGCAAATTCTAGATGGTCAATCTTGCTTCTGACCAGATAATTTGGCATTCTCATAGCATCAACATCATCATAATAAAATTTTGGTTGACCTACAAACTCGTCAAAATAGGAACGATAAGATGTACCGTATCCAGTGAATCTAGGGTCATATATGTCTTCAGGACCAACATCTTTAGGAGTTATTCTTTTGAATCTAGCATCATTGTTGTATTCATTATAGTATATATCTCCGTTATCGTCTATCGTTTTAACTGGGTGAATACTCCTTTTAGTTTCTGTTATACCAATATTTGAACTAACAGGTTCCATGACTTCATTTTTGAAGTAGACACCAGGTTGAATAGTTTGTGTATTCATATTTCTATTATGAAATGAATTATCGTCATTCATGTCATTGAATTCTTTTTTGCGTGTTCTGTTGTATTGTGGTTCTCTCATATTAGATGGATGAGAAGCGTAATTCGACTGGTATGATTCGTATTGTCTTTGTTCTTTCATATCATCTATTGATATATATCCGGATTGGTATAGATCTAAGACTGGTTCACGATTGTTATTTCCTTTAAAGTCAACAGTCATATTGGTAGACCTCCAAGATGGGTCAAATACAGGAGGGACTGATACTGGTTGTATGAGAGTTTTAGGATTAGCTTTTCCTGCTAATTGTTGATTCATTGATACTCTTGAATAGAGATTAACTTGGTCATTGCAAAACATCTTTGTTTCAGGTTCTAGTTCGTATTCACAATTAGAATACATATAGTTTATTTTGGGTTTAGGAGGAGGTTGATATTTAGGATTAACTGAATTATCTTCTGGGTCTGGAGTTGAAATTGGTATGGATGGCGTAGGTTGAGTTTCAAACGGTTCTGTTTTCATTTTATCTATCATGTTCCTTTGTAGATAGTATAAAATAATAATAAATATTAATGAAACAATAAGGAACGTCATACTACATTTAGCATCAAATATGAATATGATGATAAAAATAACTAGTATCATTCTCGTTATCGCATTTATCTGGTCTTCCAAGGACATGTTGTTCATCGGTAACAAATTCTTACTACAAAACAGGTTAGAAAATCCTTGGAACCAAGTTGTATTTGGATAGCAGGTTAACATTATTTATTAAACAAAAATAAAATTAAAATGAATTGTAATTTAAATTTGAGTTCTGTATCAAAATGGCTACTAAAACCAAGAAGTTCATATTCACATTGACATCGATTAATATCGCTAAAATCAATGATAAGTATAATATGACTATCAGTTTCGATGATGAAGTCCAAAAATTGAAGACAACTAAACTCACTGACCTGGATAAGAATACTGTCAACAAGAATACAGAAATCTTTTCTTTTCTAGATGAGTCTAAAAAGACCCACAAATGTTTGATATCGATGATTGACTTTAAAATGAGAGTAAATGTAAAGGAATTGAATTACAGTTGTTTTTGGGACAGAAATCCTATCGATGGTGAACCTATCGGTTGTCCAATCAATTACATTCCAAAACAGATTCAAAAGACCTTCTTTTCACAGATAAGCAAAGATACCTACTTTATACGAGAAAATGTTGTTAGTAATTCAAATATTGAAGATGATAGTATAGTCACTCTACACGATGATTACTATGAAACAGACGGAGCATTTTGTTCATTCGAATGTTGCCTTGCTTTCATATTGGATAATAAGCATAATCGGATGTACGATATGTCTCAAATGTTATTGACAAAGATATTTAACAAGCTTAATAATACAAAAGCAATGACAATCTCACCTGCTTCCAGTTGGAGAGTATTAAAGGAGTATGGTGGTCATATGTCTGTTGAAAAGCTAAGGAGTAACTTTGG